GCTGTGTCCCATTTTTTACCGTCAACAATAGTTGTGTCGTTGCAAAAAACGTTTATCTCACGTTCCCAGTTAATCTTGGTTGATGAGGTTGTTACGATTAGAATCTTTTCAGCACCACTTTCCAATGCAGCAATAATTGATTGCATCGATTTACCTAAACCCATATCGTCAGCCAATATACAGCCATTCCTAGATAATAAAAATTTAATACCTTCTTCTTGGTGTTTGTATAAGCTTTTACCATATTTACTTAAAATTTCATTGTATTTATCAAAATTAACATTTACGTTAATTTTTTCAAAATATGGGTCATCGGTTACTTGTGTTTTTGGTATCCAATACATTTTAGATTCTTTTTGGTTCTGTTTTAGTTTACCGTAAACATGAAAAGTTTTTTCGGTGTCAGCCAAAATAAATTCGATTAGTATTTTTTCTGGAACAAAAGATAATTCATCTATTTTCTTTAATTCTTCTCCTAAATAAGGTGTTATGCCGATTACTCTGTTTATGTATTGTGGTTCTCGGTTGTGGTTGTCTAATATGTATTTTGATTGGTTGTCTGTAAGAGCCAATTTCTTGTTTTTCAAGTATTCACCTTTCAATTTTCTTAGATATGGGTTTATACCCTCGTAGTTTTCTAAGAGCGAAATAGCTGAGTGTCCTTTTATATCGTTAATATTTATCAATTCAATTCTTTTTAATCCAGGATAATTATATTCAAATATAATAAAATAATAGATAAAAATCAAGTCTTATCCAATTATTATGCAAAAGATAAATATTTATATTAAAAGCCATGAATAATAACAAAATAACACCGATAACAAGAATAAACAAGTTTTTTTCTGAAGAAGATTTTAACTTGGAGATTTCTATGGGTAGAGAGGCGATAGAAGGTGATGGTAATTTTACAATTATTTTATATCGTGTTGATAGAGAGGCATCTGCGTCAGACAATTTATATGGTGAGGCACCAAAGGACGGGATTAAATATTTTGCACCAGTTGAATTAAAGGTTGTTCCGATAATGGATGAAGCTGAAAACAAAGCTTACAACGGAAATGGTACTTTAAGATATTTGCAAGACGGTAGATTTACTTTTGGTATTTATGATGCTCAATTGATAGAGGCCGAAGCGCAAATTAGTTACGGTGACTACATTGGATATCCAGTTACAGAAACTGAAATAAGGTATTTTAGTGTTGTAAATGATGGTGTTAAAAATTACGATAACAAACACACAATAATGGGGTATAAAGGTGCATTCAGAACAGTAGTTTGCGCACCAATAGACGCTAGTGAATTTAGAGGTGTATAAAATAAAAAAAGTATAGAGTATGGCAATGCCAAAAGGATATATGACCAACATTAACATAAAACCAGGTAAAATTGGTTTTCCTAGAAGACAAGAAATATTGGATGATATTTCTGATAGGGGGACTTTTTTGCCTAGAGGTGTGTTAGAAGAAGATATGGACCAAACTTTTTTGGAGTTTTTAACTTCAGATGAAAGAATGTCCTTATCTATCGATGGTCAAAAGGTTCCAGTTTTGTTTTTGACTATTCAGAGATGGACTGAGTTCAGTAAAACTTGGCAGTTTTCTGATAAATTTAAAAACGTAGAAATACCTTTTATTACAGTGGTTAGAAAACCAGATATCCAACAAGGTCAAAACCAAGCTGGGCTTTGGAATATACCAGTAAGTAGAACATACACGTACATGAAGGTTCCTACATGGGATGGTGTTAGAAGAGGTGTTGATTTATACAAGATTCCACAACCGACATCTGTTGATTTGACGTATGAAGTTAGGTTGTTTACAAATAGAATGAAAGATTTGAATAAGTTTAACAGATTAATTCAAAGAGCTTTTCAATCTAGACAATGTTACATTAACGTAAACGGTCACCCAATGCCTTTACATTTAGAATCTATCGGTGACGAGAGTAATATCGATGATTTCGAAAACAGAAGATTTTATGTTCAACTTTTTGAGATGAAATTGTTAGGTTACATTTTAGATGAAGATGATTTTGAAATAGTACCAACTATTAACAGAAACGTAATTGCTATTGAGTTAGACGAAGAAAGAATTTACAATAACATTGTGTTTGAACCATTGACTGTTGGTAATACGGCCACTTTTAGTTTTATATTTAAAGCTGGTGCTGATACCACATTTTCTTTTCGTTCAGCTTATGACGTTACGTTTACACAAATTGCTGAAATTGTTGGTACAACTAGAGTAGTTATAAGTATAAACGGTGTCGGTGTTTTTGATGGTACGATATTAACATCACCATTGATTATCCATGCTAACGACAACGTTACAATAAGAGTATATAAAAACCCTTTGGTTATTGGGTCGTTTAAATTAATAGGTAGTGTATAATGAATCAAGAAAATCAATATAGACCTCTTTATCATTCAGACATAAACGAAACGTTTATCATTGAACCTTTATTAACAACTGGTGAAACATTGACAGCTTGTACTCATGTTGTTACAAACGAGGTTATTAGTTGTAGTGGTGATTCAAGGATACAATTGTCTAGTGGACAAACAATTTTTAACACTAGTATTGTTCCAGATGTTGACACAACAATAGATGTTGGTAAACCACTGAAAAGATTTAGAAACATAAACACAGTTAGTGGAACATCAAGTGTTTGGACTTCAACCGTAAAAGTTACAACACCCATGTTGGATTTAGGAGTAGATTCTTTGGGTAATGGTAGACAGATAACAGCTAATAACTCAGTAATACAAAATGACACACTTTTAGGTGGTGTTTATTAACAATTAGAAAAACTAACATATTTATATAAAAAGAAAAAAATGGCAAATAGATTTACAACATACGTATTAAAAAATAGCGATATTGTTAACAGACCTTTACCGTCTGGGTTATTAAAAGGTGAACCAATTGTAAATACTGCTGAAGGTATCATGTATTTTTCTGGTGTTACAACTTCAACACCAGAATGGGTTACTGGTTCAACGGCTGGGGTTTTTGAGGTTGGTTCCAATCTTTACAATTTAAAAATTAGAAACCAAATAACATCGTATAGCGGTGTTACAAACTTGGCTGGGAAATTCCTTTCTGGTACTACTAGTGGGTTTGTTTTGGCTGATGTTACAAGTATACAAGGTGTTGATTCTTATGTTACTGGTGGTACATTCAGTAATAATACTTTAACACTTAGACTTAATGAAGGTAAACCAAACGTACCAGTTACTGGTTTTACAGATTATTACACAACTGGTGCTACTCTTATTGGTAGTGTAGCTTATTTTAAGAGAAATGATGATTTGAGTGGGTATACTTTAGATTTATCAAGTTTTTCCCCTTCTGGTGATACATATGTAACTGGATTTACATATACATCAGCAACAAACACAATTTATTTACGTCAAAATCAAGGACAAGCAGAAAGAAGTATATACATTGATAGTCTTAGTGGTTTATCGTTAACTAACTTAACTTCTGGTAGAGTTGTTTATGTTGGTTCTGGTGGTGCTTTGACTGATGAAGCTGGATTTACTTACGATGCTGGAACAAATACGTTATCAGTTCCTTCAGATGGTGCTGTAAGTGTTGGTACTGGTGGTTTGAATGTTGCTGGTAGTGCGGTTATTCAAGGTGATTTAACTGTATTTGGTTCAGCAATTTCCGCTTTTACTAGCCAACTATATGTTGAAGACCCTAACATTACGCTTAACTATAACCCAACTGGAAATACAACAGCAACTTCTTTGGGTGCTGGTTGGACGATTCAAGACGGAAATGGTGTAAACGGTGGTAATGTTAATTTAGACATCAGAAGTATGGATACTCTTACTGGGTTGACTGCTAGTCAAGTTCCAAGTATTGCAGAATATACAGCATCTACTGGTTATGCAAACAGAGGTTTTGTAACTCAATTGAATGACATCGTAATTAGAAGCACAAACATAACAACGCCAAATGGTGTTAGAGTGTTAGCAGAATTCGATATTTTAGATGGTGGCACATACTAAAGATTTACTTTAAAAATACAATAATTATAATATGCACAATTCAACGATTGTGCATATTTATTTTATATCGGTTACATAATCGATTTGGATAAAATAACTCTATATAGAGCTTTGAAATAAACCATAGATATGGCAAATAGAAAAAATACGTTATTACTTAAACGTTCAAATGTTGCTGGGAAAATTCCAGCATCTGGCGACCTTTTGTTGGGAGAGCTAGCAATAAACACAGCGGATGCTATTTTATACGCATCTGGTACAACATCAAATACAATTTTACCGATAGGTTGGGACCGAGTGTCTAGAACTGGTGATACCATGACTGGTACGTTAAATGTACCAACAATATCTGCAACAACTTATCTGAATCTACCAACAACAACATTTACTGGTGGTACAGTAAGTGGTGGTACTGTTTTCTTAAACGGTGTTACTGCAAATACTATATCAAATGTTGATTACATAAATTTTAAAACATCACCATCTGTTCCAAATCCAACTGGTGGTACATTATATTTTGACTCAAATGAAAACGCATTGTCATATAAACCTTTGACTAATCAAAATGACGTTACAGTAAATTTAGGACAAGAAAGTTTAATTAGAATTTATAATAATTTAGGTTATCAAATCAATAATGGACAAGTTTTACACATAACTGGTTCAACTGGTGGTATTCCAACAGTTGCTTTGGCAAATGCTTCAAAATTAGGTGTAACGTTTACTGATAGTTTAGCTCAAACTTCTGGTGTCGCAACGCATGACATACCAAGTGGTCAATATGGTTTTATGACTAATTTTGGTGTGGTAAGGGATTTGAACACGACAGCTTTTACGACTGGACAAGAAGTGTTTTTATCTGATACTGTTGATGGTGGGTTAACTAACGACCCAAACAATATAGCATTCACATCAAGAATCTCAACAGTAGGTTATTGTTTGGAATCAAACGCAACCACTGGTAAAATACTTGTAGTAATCACAAACGAAAACCCACTCCAAAGTTTAACACAGCAAGAGATTAACGTACTTTTAGGTAACACAGTATCAACTGGTGCTTATTTTTATACTGGTGCAACAACCGCATCAACAACAACCATAAATGTATCACCAATGAGAGGTTGGATTGTTTATAATACAGGTCCAACATATGCAACAAACCCATTGGTTTTAAATATCTATTATAGTGGTGGTACAAATTTACCAGTTACGGGTTTAACTAGTTCATTTGATACTTATTTATTGGTTAATAGTGGTGGTACACTATATCAAACAAATACATACCCAACACCACAAGAAAGAAGACAAAATATATTTTTAGGTAGAGTTGTTCACCCAAATAAAACAACAATACTTAATATTGAACAAAGTGTTGATTATGACGTTTCACCGTTATCATCACTTCGTGATTTATGGGTCCCTATAAAAATTATTAATGAAGGTGTGGTGCCAAGTCCTAATGGTGCTACTTTAACATTTAAAACCTCATCTGGTACTTTTTGGGGTAATGGTATAGGTTTTCCAACGGATGAATTAAATCCTAATGCAATTACAGTTCCAGGATATCTTCCAGCTTCTTTTTATTATACAACACAAACTGGTGGAACATTTACAGCGACAACCACAACTGTTGATACATTAAATTATGATGTTAATGGTGTGATAACAAATGTACCTGGAGCTGGTAACTATACGACACAAAGAATTTATATGTCTCAAAGTGGTGTCATTAGATTACAATACGGACAAAATTTTTATTCAACATTGGCAAAGGCAATTGCCGCAATACCAAGCGAAACTTTTGTAGTTAACCCAGATAACTCAATTGATTGTATATTGATTGGTTTATTAACTGTAAAAGATGGTATTAGTGATTTAAGTAATGTCGATGATGCTGTATTTACCTTTGTTTCAAAATTTGGTGAGGTGTTAGGTGGTACCGCTGGTATATCAACAACAACATTACAACAAGCATATGATAATTCAGTAAACCCAGAAATTGTTACTAATTCTACATTAAACGGTGTACAATTTAAAGGTGGTACTGGTAATGATAATGATAAAAATATCATAATAGAAACTAATAGTGGGACAGAAACTGGTTATTGGTTGGCTAATGGTGGTTTGTTAGCCAGTAATCTTACAGCAACAACAATATCCGCAACAACATTAACAACACCATCATTTACCGCAAACACAAATGGACTGGTTGCAAGTACTGTTAAAGGTGTTTATGTTTCACCATATGTTACAGTAGGAGCAGCATATACAGCAACAACAGCAAATTCAACAATCGAAATAAGTGGTGGTACATTTACATTGACATTATATACAGCTGTTGGTAATAGTGGTAGAACTATTTATATCAAAAATTCTGGTAGTGGGATTGTTACAGTAGATGCTAACGCTTCAGAAACAATCGATGGGCAATTAATAAGACCGTTAGGTACATTTGAAGATTTACTGTTGCAATCAAATGGTGCTAACTGGGTTATTTTAAATAGAAAACCAGTTGTTATGCAATTTTCACATGATTCCCAATCGGTAATAACACCAGCAGATGCGACTACATATTATATTGGTAATTTCACTGTGGCTGACCCAGCAACTACTTCTGGTGCTACTAGACAAGTTATTGCTTTGTCATCTGGTTGGGTGAGAAGTGCTACTTTGATGATTTCAGTTGCTGGTACGTTAGCTTCCGCTCAAAATAGCACATTTTCTTTGAAAAATGTTACAACTGGTGCTGATTCCATCATTTCTTCAACAGTTGCACATACATCAGCGGCTCAATTACTGTCATTTACATTAGCAACACCTATGTTAGTCACAAAAGGTGATTTGTTACAAATAAATTGGAGAACGCCAACTTGGGGAACGAACCCAAGTTCTGTTAGACAATATTTAACCGCATTAATCGAATAAAAATATTTATCATGATTTTAGGAAAATACAAAATAGAAGATTACATCGTTACAATAAATGGTGTTGATGAAACCAGACAAAAGGTTACGTATTACAATATTGAAGGTGAGGAAGTTTCAGTTACTAGGTTTAATGGTAATTACGATGAGATTGATTCAAATTATTTAAGTTTTGACGATGTACCTTTAAAAGTAACTAGGTGGCAATTTAGAACACAGTTGGCTTTCATGCCTTCTACAGACCCTAATTTTGATAACCTAAGAGATTTGGTTTCATATATGATAACTCAAATGAGTGGTAATGAAAAAGTAAAAGCAGAAGAGGCTTGGACTAGTGCTAACTATATTAGCAAATATTCACCGTTGGTTTTATCTATGGCGCAAGCTTTAGGTTTAAGTGGTTCAGATGTTGACCAGATTTTCATTGAAGCGTACAAGATAGAAATTTAATTTATCTCATCACCATAGATATCTTTTTTGGGTGTACATTTTTCTTTGATTAATTTTTCAACAAAAGAAAACATTTTCAAACCGTTACTTTCACAATATTTCTTTAAAAGCTCATGTGTTGCTGGTGTTATTTTTATGTTTTTATCCCTTTTCATTCATTGATTTTACTATAAGTATGACAAAAGTATGATAAAATTCATACTAAATTAAATATATCTTTTTAAATGCGACTACTTTTGAAAAAAACACAATATTTATAATAAAGAAAACCATAAAGTAAATAACATAAAACAAAAAAGAACATTATGTCAACAAAAGTATTCGTAAGTCCTGGGGTGTATACATCTGAAAAAGACTTAACATTTATAACACGTCAAGTAGGTGTTACAACACTAGGTTTAGTTGGTGAGACAACAATCGGTCCAGCTTTCCAACCTATTTTTGTAAGCAACTATGGAGAGTTTCAATCTTTCTTTGGTGGACAAAACGCTACAAAAATAAAAGATACTGGAGCACCTAAATATGAATTACCATATATTGCTAAATCATACTTATCACAATCTAACCAATTATTCGTTACCAGAGTATTAGGATTTTCTGGTTATGATGCTGGTTTATCTTGGGGTATCACGTTGGATGCAGCTATAGATTTATCTACAACTGCAACAACATCAACAACATCATATGACCCTTTGCTTACGTATACGGCTACATCAGCTAATACAAACGTAACTTTGGTTAGTGCTGACCCATTGCTTCAAGCACTTATCGATAATGGTGACCTAGATAGTACTTTAGCAAGTCTTTCTAATTTATCAGTTTCTGGTACTTTAGATATTATAGACGCTACTCAAAAAACTGGTACAGTATTTAGTGGTCTTAATACGACTTTAGTGGTTACCGCTAAAGGTACTACTGGTGCTGGTGCTTTCATTACTGGTACGACATCTGGTGTTAGTGTACATTTTTCTGGTACTGGTTATTCTGATGTTGAAAACCAATTAGTAGCGTTGTTACGTTCTAGAGGTGGTATCAATTTAGATACTCAATTACCAGCGTTTGAGGTTACTGGTGCAACTGGTGTTGTATTTGACCCTACGCAAACTGGCGCAACTGAAGATTCTTTAGGTGATTTTGCATTGACTGGTGTATCTACTATTCAAGGTGCGTTTAACTACGTTATGTCTTTAGATAGAACTAAGAAAAATTACTTACCAAGAGTTTTAGGTAGAACAGTATCTGATGGTAACACAGCTTTGTTCGCTGAAGAATTCTTTAACGTTATGTTTGAAAACTTAAACGATGCTAGCAAAATTAGAGGTATCAGACAATCGGTTGTTAATTATGGTCAACAATATAGTGATTATTTACAAGAATTCAAACCAGCTGTAACTCCTTACGTTGTATCTGAGTTACGTGGTACTAAATTATTAAGATTGTTTAGATTGTGGACTATCTCTGATGGTAACGCAGCTAACGAACAATTTAAAATTTCAATTAGAAACATTAAATTAGATACAAAAGAATTTGACGTGGTTGTTAGAGCTTATTTCGATACAGATGCTCAGCCAACAGTATTAGAAACATTCGCTAAATGTACGATGGACCCAACATCTAACAACTATGTTGCTAGAAGAATTGGTACGTTAGATGGTATATATCCTTCTAAATCTTCATATGTACTTATTGAAATGGATGATTCTTCTGATACATCAGATGCTTTCCCATCTGGTTTCATTGGATTCCCAGTTAGAAATTATCAATTAAATTCAAACGCTACGGTTGTTGAACCTAAATTGACTTATAAAACAGAATATGGTGCGTTTGAAAACAAACGTAAATATTACTTAGGTCTTTCTGAGACAGTAGGTATTGATTCAGACTTCTTTGATTACAAAGGTGTTCCTCAAACTACTACCCCAGATATGTGGACTGGTTTAACTAAAGGTTTCCACATGGATATCGATGCTACTGGTGCAACTATCGACAATGTATCAGTTGTTATTAACTCTTCTGGTGGTACTTATAACCCTACATTCTTGTTTGACACGGGTGACTGGCAATTTAGAACTGAGTCTGGTTTGCTTAATGGACCATACGAAAAAGTATACGCTCGTAAATTTACATTTGTACCTTACGGTGGTTATGATGGTTGGGATATCTACAGAACTAGAAGAACTAATTTAGATAGTTTCTTAATCAACGGTACTTTAGGTTCTAAAGGTTTATTGAGTGGTGCTTTCCAAAACAGAACACTTACAAATGGTGATAACGGTATCAATTCAGATTACTACGCATATTTGGAAGCTATCTGGACATTTAGAAATCCAGAAGCTGTAAACATTAACGTGTTTGCTACACCTGGTATTGATAACTTTGATAACAGTAACTTGATTGAAGCTACAATCGATATGGTTGAGCAAGATAGAGCTGACTCTTTATACATTATGACAACTCCAGATACTGATGGTGGTGGAGATGTGTTAGGTGTTGAGGACGTAACTGATTTCTTAGATGGTATGTACGATAGTAACTATTCTTGTACTTACTGGCCTTGGATTCAAGTTAATGATACTGAAAACAATGTCTATATCTTCATGCCGCCAACAAGAGACGTGGTAAGAAACATTGCATTGACAGATAACATTGCATTCCCATGGTTCGCAGTTGCTGGTATCCAAAGAGGTGATGTGGATGCGATTCAAGCTCGTAAAAAACTTACACTTTCAGAAAGAGATGTGTTATACGAAAACAGAATCAACCCAATCGCTACTTTCACAACTGATGGTATCAAAATCTGGGGTAACAAAACTCTTCAAGTTAAAGACTCTGCACTTAACAGAATCAACGTTAGAAGATTACTATTACAAGCAAGAAAACTTATTTCTGCTGTTGCTATCAGATTGTTATTTGAACAAAATGATAACGTGGTAAGAAATCAATTCTTAGCCCTTGTTAACCCAATCTTGGATAACATTAGAGCTCAAAGAGGTTTAACTGATTTCCGTGTGGTTCTATCAAACGACCCAGAAGAAATCGACAGAAACCAATTGACTGGTCAAATATTCTTGAAACCAACAAGAGCATTAGAGTTCATCCAATTAGAATTCGTGATTATGAACACTGGTGCGTCATTCGACAACATCTAATAAACGAATAAATATTAAGCAGAAAGGCCCTCATATGAGGGCTTTTTTGTTTATTGTAGATATTTATGATTAAAAGTATTATGAAAAAACTTAAAATAACCAAAGAACAATACGATAGATTAGTCCTTACCGAACAAAAGGTTAGAACTAACGTTTATGTTGACGGTATTTTGACTGAAGATATAAATAATAAAGCAGAACTTTTAGATGAAGGTTTAAAAGACATCCTTTTGGGTGTTTCCATGCTTATAGGTTTGAATTTAAGTGGTCAGAACAAAGACATTGGTGACAAAGCTTTGAATAATGCTAATATATTGAAACAAATAGAGGCAACGTTAGAAGATAAGAGTAAAACGCAAGAATTGATTGATGCAATGAAAGCTAAAGGTATAAAAGACCCTTCGGCTATGTTGGCTACAAACGCTGAAAAAATAATCGATAGATACAACGAAATATCTGACGATAAAGATATAAACATCAAACTAGGTGTTGTTGCTGTAAATAATTTAAAATCGTTAGAGAGTAAATTAAAACAAGGTTACGCTGTTAAGTCAGCTGAAATGTCAACAGATACAATAAAAGGTGTTCAAGAAACTAAAATAGTTGTTGTTAAAGATACGCTAAGTATTGATTTGGATAACATGCAGAATATGTTTGTAACTGGTGGGTACCAACTATCAGAAGATGGTAAAAAAGCTATAAAAGACGCTATTGAATCAGTTACTTCACAAGGTGGTAAAATCATAAGTGTTGAGATTGAGTCTTCTACTGATGCTGAAAAAATGGCTAGTCTAAGCACAAAAGAAGACCCTACTGGAAATATAGAATTAGCTAATTTGAGAAGTCAAAGTGTTAATGATATTGTTGGTGGTTTGGTTTCTGGTGCTGAAGTTACAACTAGAGAGATTCCTAACAATGGTTCTGAAGTTGTTAGTCCAGAAATGTTTAAAAAAGCAGCTAATAATAAAGAGGAATTGTTAAAACTTAGAAACAAAACATCTGAATTCCGTTATGTTAAATTAAACATTGTGGCTGAGTTTACAACTGAATCAACAGACCCAGAACCTAAACCAGATGTGATAATCAAAAAATATAGATTTGAAGTAGTGAAGATGTACGAGACATCTTCAACTGGTAAAAAACTTGGTGGTGATGGGCTTAAATTTAAACATAAAAAGTTTAAATGTAAAAAACAAAAAGACAAGTCTATTGTTGCTAAATGTTTTACTTTTTAATCAAAGTTAATCACACAATAAAAATCAACTAAATAATGACTTTTGATGTTTTTAAAGGTCACTGTTTTCCCATTTATTACAACCTCGTTTGATTTAAACGTTATGTTTTTAATTACCGTTTCAAAACCAACATTTTTGTAATCACCTAACAATATTTTTTTATGTTTTGGTGATTTATCAAACATGTACAAGCAGTATAACTTAACGTATTTAACGACTTCTGTTTCTGTTTTAGGTTCTTCGTATTCCATACCCATAACCGACTCAACAAAAACAAAAAACTCTAATTTGCTATCAACAGTGGATGGTAAATGTTCACCCATGGTTGCAATTTCAGATGTTTTGTGTGAGTGACTTAAACTATCGTCAGTGATTATTTTATTTGTTTGTTCAACAGATATTTTTGTTAAATCACTAGACAACACCAAAGATGTTTTGCCAAGTTGTTTTCTGTACTGGTTGATATAACCAAGCATTTCGGTATCTTGTCCAAAAACGTTAGACAAGTTTAAAAAACAAATTATATATAATAATACTTTCATGAAACAAAGGTAATAATAAAAAATTACATTACCAAATAATTTCGTATTTTTTTTCTAATAAATCGTAAATTAAATGTATAATTTCTGGTATACCGTAGTTACTTCTCCATTCTGCATCAGTTTTAGAAACCTCGTCAACTCTATCTGAATACATTTTATAGAAATCTTGAACACAAATTTTTGGTTTGATATCGTTTTTTGTTAGAATACCAAAAACAATACCACATACTTCTTCACCAGTAAAATATGTTTTCCATTCACATTCATCAGCTATTTCGTTAACTATTTTGGTGTATTGCCTTAATAATTTTTTTTCTGTTATTTTAATTTTACCCATAGTTAAAACTTCTTTTATGCAAAAGTACTAAAATTTTTTGTGAAAAACAAATTTATTCTCGTGAACCATATATTTATAGGAAAGCGGAAAATAATATTTTTTTTTGAAAAAAATAAATTTTCCAATATTTATAATTAAATAAGAACAAATTTTTAAAACAAATACGACATGGCTGATTTATTAATGAAAATGCCCCTACCTTACGAGCCTAAGAAAAAGAATCGTTGGTTAATCACTTTCCCAGCAGATTTAGGTATCCAACAATGGTGGTTATCTTCTGCTTCTAGACCTTCAATCACACAAAACGAAGTTGAGATTCCTTTCCTTAACACATCTACTTGGGTAATAGGTAGATTTACTTGGGAAGCAATTGACGTAACTTTCCGTGACCCGATTGGTCCTTCTGCTGCACAAGCAATTATGGAGTGGGTTCGTCTACACTCAGAATCTATTACTGGTCGTCAAGGTTACGCAGCTGGTTACAAACGTCCAGTTGAACTTGAGATGCTTGACCCAACTGGTGTTGTTATCGAGAAATGGTTACTTGATGGTACCATGTTAACAAACGTTGGATTTGGTGACTTATCAATGGATGATGATGGTATCGCTGAAATCACTGCTACATTACGTTTTGACAGAGCAATCTTATTATTCTAATTAATAATGGCAAAGGCTAAAAAAGAAGGTAAACCTAAAAAAAATAGGGGTAACTTAGTTAAGCGTTTGAAACTTATTAGTAAGAATCGTGAACTACTAAAGAAATACGAAAATAATTAACATTAAAACCTAGGGAACTAGGTTTTTTTGTTTTATTTAATATTTATAAATAAAGATTATGAGAAAATTAGATAAATTTAAAAACCTTAAAAAAGCTAATTCATTAGTTGAACAAAGATATTTGAAAACAAAAGGGTTGTTATCTGAAAACATTAACGAAGACCCTATTGGTGGTGGATATCTTGGTGATATTGGTTTTGTTCCTGGTAAAAAAGAGTTACAAATGGTTAAGGGTGAAGTTGAGGATTTAAAACCTAATTTCACAATTAATTACAACGCATTAAAAGTTATGGATTTAGATTTAGAGATAACTTATGATTTAGAAGATAAAACATACGATGTTAGAAATTCTATAAATGGTAAGTATTACGCCAACAATATAACATACACTCAGTGTGTTGATTGTGAATTTAGAACGCCAGAAGAAGTTGTTAAGTTTATCAGACGTAAAGCTGAACGTGGAGATGTTAGATTCATGCCTCAACAAAATGAAAACGTTAAGGAAGCTGATTTAAACACATATAGAGCTAGTTTACAAAATACTGGTAACTATCCATGGACGATTTATTTAGGTAACAAAGAAAAAGGTGAGGTTGACAAAGCACAAAACGCTAAAGATTCTGAAGAATTTAAAAACGAATTCAAACAAGGTTACGCTGGACAAACAATCGAAACAACTAACGGAACATATACTTTTTCTGATATAAAATATAAAAATAATTATGGTAATTATGATTTATTATTCACAAAACCTAAAGGTGAAAATGATTGGTCTGATAAAACTCTTTGGATAACATATGACCCAACAAATGGTTATTATGTTGATAATTACTATGGTGTCGAATTATCGGATGCTGATTCGGAAGAAAAAGTAATAGAAATGCTAAGCTACAATAAATAACAAAAAGCCACTCGAAAGGGTGGTTTTTTTATTTTATTACATTCTATTTACAAAAAAAATTGTTTTTCTATATTTATCTTAAAGTTATAATATTAAAAACAAATTAGTTTTAACATGGAGAAAAAACCTAATGTTTTCCCTAAAAGGGAAACAACAAACACCCCAGTAATGACCGAAGAACAAAGACTTGCAGCTTTTGAAGCTGAAAAGGCTATGGCTACAAACGAAATATACAATACAGCTGTGGCACCAGAAGATACACCTCAAGGTCATATGAGTGCTGTTGAGATGATGAGATATAGAACTCAACAACAATTACAACAAAGAGAAGAAATGGGTATTGTTCAAGACGCTGCTTTAGCTGAAAAAACAACTACTAGAGTTTATCAAGACCAAAACCAAACGAAAAACGAAGAACAAATGAGGCTTCGTGACGAACAACTAAGAAAAAATATGGAACAAACCCAAAGGTTTCAGCAATTAACTGAAGAAGCTAATAACAGAGTTAATACATATACAAACACTCAAAACAATATGCAACAAGAAACTTATCAAAACAATCACCAAAACAATCAACCACCAGTAACACCACCGTCAAAACCACCAGTAAATAATGGTTATGGTGATAGTTACGGTAAAAATCCTTCTAACATCGACCCATATATTTTGGAGTTGAGTCAGCCTAACTATAACGCACCTTTTGACGTTATTCCCTTACCTTCTCAAGGTAAACTATACAAAAACAAAAAGAAGAACATTAGATTGGCTTATATGACAACAGCTGATGAGAATATCCTTACAAGCCCTAACCTTTTGGAGAGCGGTCAGTTTTTAGAGATTCTTATCAATAGAAAGATTTTGGAACCAGATTTGAGATATAAAGACCTTACTGTTGGGGATAGAAACGCTATTATGATATGGCTAAGAGCAACTGGTTATGGTGAAATGTATCCAGTGACTCTATTAGATGGTAGCCAAGAAGCGTTTGACACTGAAGTTAATTTGAACGACCTTAAAACAAAATATTTAGGTGCTGAACCAGATGAAGATGGTTTATTTAGCTTTACGTTACCAATTAGTAAGACTGAATTAAAATTTAGATTATTAACATGTGGTGATTTAGATGATATTGACAACATGATTGAACAAGATAATGAAAGAAAAATCCCAGTAAACAACTCAACAACTTATAGATTTGAGAAGATGATAGTTGAAGTGAACGGAAATAGAGATAGAACTTATTTAAGAGATTTTGCAAGTTTCATGAGGATTGCAGACGCAAAAGCTTTGGATAATTACATTGAACAGATAGAAAGTGGTATCGACTTAAACATAGAGGTAACGACCCCTGGAGGTGGGTCTATTGCCACCTTTCTTCCGCTTAACGTCAGCTTTTTTTGGCCTAACTTCAGAGTATAAGGCTCCGTTATTAGAAGAAATCTATATTTGTACTCAATATTTAAAAGGTGTAACCTATAATGATGTGTTATCAATGCCTACTTATGAACGAAGATTCTTTTTAGGTATGTTAACCAAAGATGCTAGAGAAAAACAAGAAGAAGCCGAAAAATTTAAAGAAGAAGCTAAAGCTAGGTCAAACGGTTCAAAGGGAACTAGAACAACTAGGGTATCTGGTGACGCATTGAAAAACAAAATGAAAACGGGTGAAATACCAACAACATAATAAAATACCCACTTAAATTGTGGGTATTTTTGTTTTAAATGATATTTATTAACAAACATCGAAATAATGAATAAAAAATTAATCATATCTGAAACTCAATACGAAAAGCTAAGATTCTTTATTCTTGAAACGTCATTTGATAAATTGGCAAAAAATGTCATCAAGGATGGTGACACTATCAAGATAAACGCTAACAATGAAGTTTTAAGTTTTAAAGTTATTGATAGTATAACTGGACAAGTTTATATGGAAAATATAGACAAGGGTACACCATACTTTGGAAAATTAGTATTCATTAGTTTTACATCATTTAATGATAGTAAATTAGATTTAAGAGTTGCTAATGATACACAAAAAACAGAAAAACCAATCAATTCTTCAAATTGGGCTAAATTAACATTAAAAAACATTGAAAAAATAGATGTCTATAGAGGTGATAATTTGATAGACTCAACATCTGATACTAAAACACAAGAACCAGAAGAGAAAAAAGATGATGCTGAACAAAACCTATCTGATGAAGCAATCGACAATATTAACGATTTAATGAGATTGATGTTGGATGGACTTGATGATGGTAAAGGGTTAACACTCGTAATGTCAAACAACGAACAAGTAAAATTATGTTGTCAATCAGCATCAAATGGTACTTTTATTTTAGAACCTATTGGTGAATCATCGATAGAATTATTATCAAAATTTGATAGTATAACTATCAAAATAATACCAGTTGATGATGAAGATGTTGATACTGATTTGCTAACAGCAAACAAAGAACTTTGGTCAACAACAGATAATGGTCAAACTGTTAATATAGTTGTGGAAGGGCGTTCTGGTGATAAAACAGAAACTTTTAAAATAACTGGTGTTTCAGATTTAAAAATTACCCAAACATGTTCTTCTGAGCTAGATAATGATGATGAAGAGGGTGAAGATTATGACGCTGAAAAAGTTTTAAAAATGGTCTTATCGGACCCAGACTTAAAAGCGGCTTTTTATAAACAACCAACATTTTGGCAAGCATTTAAAGCTGAGTTAACTGGAAAAGAAGCGACTGGTAAGGGTATTATACCAACATTAGATTTAATCGCTAGATATATGGATAAAAAATTAACCGATAAATTAGGTGATGGTTTTAAGAAAAAAGGTAGTGTATCATTTATACCTTTAGAGTCTGTATCGATTCCATATACAAATAAAAAAGGTGGTAGAGAATACTTTGAACTTAAAAAAGACATTAAGTATGAAGGTGAATTTGCGGTAATAGTTAAAGGGTTTTCTTATGAAGATGTTGAAAACCGTGATTACCAAGTTTTAGAAAATTTATCAAAAGGTTTTAGAATAATTGTTAAAGAAAAAACAGAAACACCTAACGTGTTTATCTGTGATGTTGAAAAGCTTTATAGTGTTAAAAATGAACCTAAACGTGCCAAAGAAGAAGACGTTCAAATACGTTTGATGGATTCTAACGGTTATAAATCAGACAAACAAGAAAAAAAGTAACATAGTATGGCAAAAAGTAAAAAAGACGAAGCTGAAGAAGCGTTAAGGTTATTAAAAGAACAAGCTAGACTTCAAAAAGAGATTAGTACTAGTTATGATGCTTATATCGAAGGTGTTAAGAAGTACAAGGCTATTCAAGAAACTGTCAATAATAACATTGAAATAGAAAAAAAATTACAAGACAATTTAGATAAGAATAGGTCTAAAATGTCAGCTGAAGAAATTAAGGCTGAAGAACTTAAACTTAAAATCTTAAAAGAACAAACTGAAGAGATGAAAAAACAAGGGCAGACTATGGAATCTGCTCTTAAATCAGTTAATGTTAAAAGTTTGGCTGGTGCTAAATTGTTGGCAAAATCAGCAAAAGGTTTAAGTGATGCACTAGCTAGTTTACCAAACGTTGTTGAAAGGGCTTATGGTAAACTTAAAGGATTAGGGTTATTTGATTTGGATAAAGCGATGAAACAATCAGCTTTATCTATGGGTGTTTTAAGCAAGGAAAGTGTTGGTTTTAGAAACAACATTAAAACTGTTGCTAAAGAAACTCAAATGATTGGTGTTGGTATTGAAAAACTATCTCAGTTATCATCAGCATATAGTGATAATCTTGGTAGAAACGTAATGCTAAGCAAAGAGGGTCTTAAAGCCATGGGTGAAATGGTTGCGGCTACTCAATTGGGTGTTGAAGGTACTGCTCAAATGGCTGCCGATATGGAGCTTCAAGGTGTTTCAGCTGAAAAAACTGGTAAATTCATAGAGCAAACCATGAATGACTCCCATAGAATGGGGTTAAACGCTAGTAAGGTTCTAAAGAATATTACTGGTAACATGAAAATGTTAAACCGTTACAATTTTAAAGATGGTACAAAAGGTTTAGAAAAAATGGCTATGTTGGTTACAAAATTAGGTGTTGATATGGAGTTTGCGTCTGGTTTTGCTGATAAGCTTTGGGATGTTGAAGGTGCGGTTGATTTGTCAGCACAATTACAAGTTATGGGTGGCGCATGGGCAAACATGGCCGACCCATTCCATTTGATGTATATGGCACGTAACGATATGGAAGGGTTGACCGAGGAAATTGGAAACGCAGCTGCTCAGTCTGTTAAATTTAATGAAAGGACTGGTGAATTTGATATGGCGGCAAAAGAAATGCACAAATTAAAAATTATTGCAGAACAAACTGGTATGTCTTATGATGATTTGGTTACCGCTGGTAAAAATGCCAAAAAATTTAGTATGATTAAATCACAAATAAGATTTGATGTTGGTGGTGGTGAAGAAGGTAAGGCTTTGCAAGATTACTTGACAAACAAAGCTCTTTTCCAAGATGGTAAAGCGTATATTCAAGTAAAAGGTGAGAAAAAACTTATTAGTACATTGACTGACCAAGATAAGAAAATCTTAAAAGCCGAAATGGAAGAAAAGAAAAGCATGAAAGAAAGAGCTGAAGAAGCTAGAACTTTTGATGAGGCACTTACTAATTTGATTAACCAATTAAAAATTTATTTATTACCATTAATAGAAAAATTAAGCGACCCTAAAGATGGTTTAATTAAAAAGCTAGACACGTTAGCTGCTGATTTTAATAAACCTGGTGGTTGGGGTGATAAGATAGAATATTTTGCTGGTAAAATTGGTGAGTTTATAACAGCTGTTGGTGGTTGGATTATCGAACACCCTAAATTAACCGCTGGATTATTATTGTTTAGTAAAGCCGTTCCTTTGGTTAGTGCAGCCTTTAAATTATTTGGTGGGGTTTGGGACACAATTAAATGGTTTAAAAACGGTGTTGCATTAGGTGAAGGGTTTAACACGGTTGCGTCTGCTGGTGGTGGCGGTGGCGGTGGCGGTGGTGACATAATGGATGAATTATCTGGTGGTAGAGGTAAAAGTAGAGGTTTTAATTTAAAAAGAACATTTCAAGCTTTTAAGAAAGGCGGTTTTAAAGGTGGTTTTAAGTCATTAGGTAGACAAGCAATGAGTTATTTTAAACCAGCTGGTAAGACAGCTAGTGCTGCTGGTAAAACAGCTAAAGTTGCTGGTAAAACAGCTAGTTGGGGTAGTAAAGCAATGAATGTTGCTGGTAAAGGTTTGAATTTGGGTGGTAAAGTTGTTTCTAAATTTGCTAAGGTCTTAGCACCTTTAGAAGTTTTAAAAGACCAATTTGATTTCTTTAGTAGTAAAAGTATGAGAAAAACTGGTGCTGCTGGTTGGTTCGAATCGTTGGGTGGGTCTGGTATGAGTTTGATTGATTGGATTCCTGGTGTTAATCAGTTGACGGAAGCCGTTGGTATTGGTGTTAATAATATGAACACCGATAACTTGGCAAATGCAAGAGCTGTTTACAGAAGCAAATACCCAAGCGCACCAACAATATTACCAAACAAAGTGTTATTTAAAGACATTAGAAAAAATCCAAAAGATTACCCAGATGATGTTGTTGAAGATGCTGAAGACGTAACCGCTGAAGATTTGGAAGATGGTATTATTAGACCTGGACGTGGAAGACATGTTATTAAGAATGAATACGGTAAAACATGGATTACAAAAAGCGGTGACGGCCTTGCTGTATCACCAAACATAAGTCAAACTGGTGGTGGTGGAACAATGAGACATGAATTCGGTTCATTGAATATTTCTGGAAACATAACCGTTAATATTCCAGGAGCGTCATCACTAACTGTTGAATTAACAAAAGATGAGACATTCCGTAGACACATTACAAGAATGGTACAAGAAGAAGCGGTAAAACAGTTGAATCAAGGTAAACCTAAACCATAATATTAAGTTGATAATCAGATAATTAAAACTTTTTTAAAAAAAATTTGTTTAAAAACTTGTTTTTGTGGTAAAAAAACTGTACATTTGCATTATTATAAAATAATATAAATAATTATTAATAAATAAATTAAATACAAATATACTATGTTTTTAGGAAATATTGTATAAATATTAAAAATATTTTTTTCTTAAAAACATTAATTAAAATTTAAAGGCACTATCTGTGCCTTTTTTTATTTATTGAAGTCGGTAATAACATTTATTTTATCAAAATTTATAGTACAATAGTATTTATATATAAATCAATGTTATTATGCCTATTTTTTATAATACAGCAGCACCAACACCGACAACTAAAAACACAATAAATAGTGTTACAGTTGGATATGGTATTCGTGACTTTTTATTAAACTTAAATTTACTACCAACGTCAATGGTACCAGCTGGGTACTCAACAAATACGGCAATAAACGGTAGTCCAAGAGTTGGTGAACCAGTTTTAAACCTTATGGTTAACTCTGGTGCTAATGTTGTTCCAAATGGTTTACCTTTAGAGACTGAAGGTATTCTTTGGAAGGAATTAATTATTGTTACAAATAAATTCAAGAATACTGACTCAACAGCAAATAATTTAAAAAGTGTTGATTATGTTCAAGATATATCCAACACTGATTTTGGAAACGCTGAATGGCCACAAGGTATTCAACCATACCCAACTTTTGAAAATGCAGATGTTGAAGCGTATGGTATCAAAGGAAAAACAGCAGTTGCTGAATATAGAAAAAAGAATACTATAAAAAATTTATATTTAGATGCTTCAAAGCAAATAGATATGGCTTCTTTTATTGATTTACAACCTTTAGACATATCTCAACAAATAAAAGGTTATTTAGACACATATGGTGGTTTAAATTTAGGTGGTAGTGGTGGTGTTCAAGCTGCAAATGTTATTGGTAGTATAGTAAACGGACAAGGGTTAGGTTTAGCAAAAGGTGGTGTGGTAACAAACTTTGATGTTAGGTCTTCATTGGCTGGTAGAGTGTTGGGAGCAACTGGTTTAATCAATGATACAAAATTAGGTTTGATTGGTGGTCAACAATTAGCGTTGGCTTTAGCCAACAACGCAGCGTTTAATTTACAACAAGACATTTTAGGTGCGCTTAACATTCAAGATAACATATTAAGTTTAGTTAAAGGAGATGGTTTTGCTGCCTTTCCTAGACCTAACTATACTATTACAATACCAGAAGGTAAAACTGGTAGAATTTTAGATTATACGTCTAAAGTTTTAGGTTTTACAATACCTAGAAGTTATGTTACAGATGACGGTTCCTTATTTCAATCAGAAAGCGGTGCAGATACATCTAACGTTGATAGAGCAAACGCTTTAATTTTAACAACTGGTAAAGGTCAAATACAAGCGTTATTAACAAATGTAAAAGCAAACCAAATAGGTACAAGCGCAGAAGGATACGATAGTCCAAAAAATTCACCATTTAGAGTTGGTTATGCACCAGCATACGCTAATAACAAAGGTGAAGTTCAAATAACTGATGGTATTATTTATGCTTTTTATAAAGATGGTAAAACATTAAACTTATTCAACAAAGAAGATGGTGTTATTTCTGATTTAACTTATTTGAGAGAAGATAAGGTTGATGGATATGGTTTTCAAAGTCCAGATGATTTTTTCCTTGAAACTTATCAAGGCAACGGGGTTTCGGATGAGAATAATATAAAAACACCAACATTTTCATGGTCAACAACAAAAGAAGGGTTAACAAATACTGAGTATGGGGCTACGTTTACCGCAAAAGTTATCCCACAAAGTGAAGAAACCAAGAAAAGTTTATTGGTTAAAACACAAAAACTTTTCAACAGTAAAGGTATGAAAAATATCGTATCTAGAAAAGGTGAAATGTCTAAATTCTCAACACAAATACAAACAGCAAATGGATATGGTTTTTCAAAAGGTAATGCTGTTTTAAGCAAAGCTAGTTTTAATTTAGGGACTGGTAGAGTTGAGAGTTCTTTTAAAGAACCAGAAGATGCATATTGTAGAGCATGGACAACATATTCTAGATATGATACTATTGCTGGTGGACCAAATGAAGATAGAGCTGGTTTAGTTAGAAATGATGCGTTGTATTTAGGTACTGGTGAAAATTCTGTACCGTTTAGAAATATTGTACAAAATTCGGTGTTGGAAGACACTGGTTTTGTTAAAATAGTTCCATATAGAACTGATTTTGATAAAGCTAAAGATGCTATTAGTGTTGATTCTAAAAGATATATGTTATCTATTGAAAATTTAGCGTGGCATGATAAAAGAGATATGTTACCTAAAGGAGAATTGGGTCCAGGTGATTTAATAACTGGTAAAAAAGGTAGAATCATGTGGTTTCCACCTTATGATATTCAATTTAGCGAATCAACCAGTGTTGAATGGGAAACTAATAAATTTATTGGTAGAGGTGAACCAATATACACATACAATAATACTGAAAGAACTGGTAACTTATCATTTAAGATAATTGTTGACCATTCAACATATACAAACACATTTAGAGACCCAAATGGTCCAGATGACCATTATGTTGCTTCTTTTATGGCTGGTTGTATTGAACCAAGCAGTATTTGGACTGATAAATTTACTAGTTCTCAAAGTAGTCAAATTGTTAGTAAAGAAAACAGAATACCACAAAAGAAACAAGACCCAAAAGAGCCGCCAATGCCAGAAGTTATGTTTGTTTATTTTGCAAACGATAACACTATTTTAATTAAAGGTTATGAAAATGGTTTAAGCGGTTCAACTAGTGCAGACACAATAAACTATGAGGTTAACCCTAGTGGTGACGGTTTTGGTATTGGGGCGTACCCAGCTGGTCTTACAAAAGAATATTACGATAAAAAAATACCAAATTCAGCAACATCAACTTGGCCAGATACCAACAACTATGGATTAAACTATAGTAAAAATAGTAAATTAACTAAAGAATCAAAAGTTGGTGACGCTGTTTTTAGGGGTATTTACTCTCCAGGTTATTTTGATTCTTTAGCTCAATACCTTAAAACTGAGTGTAAGTTTTGTAACGCTACTGTTTCTGGTTACGCCAGTGGTCAAGGAACTGCTGAGGTCAATGAAAAATTATCTAAATTGAGGGCTGATGCTATTATTGAATTTTATATTAAAGAGTTAGTTGCTAGAGGTGTAGATTCAGAAGCTAACTTAACAAAAAGATTTAAAGTTGGTAAATTTATGGAGCTAGGTGCTGTAGGGTCCGCATACAATGTAGTATACGAAGGTAAAAAATATCCAGTTAAGAAAGCTGATAGTGGGTGTATTATTTGTGTAAATAAAGACAAAAAAACTGTAAAAGTTAGGAATATTATCTGTCCAGTTGACCAATTAGGATGTAAGCAAGATAGAAAAGCTGAAATTGTTTGGGCGTTTGATAAAGATGCTGCATTGGCCGCTGTTGAACAACCAGCGGATAAAATTGAGATAACAAATGAAACAATAACAACAACAATAAAACAAAAATTCTATAATGAAACAATGTTTTTTGATAAGTTGTTAAAAACCGATTCATTTATTTTTGATAAATTTAGAGAAAAGATAAAATATTTTCACCCAGCTTTTCACTCAACAACACCAGAAGGTTTAAACTCTAGATTGACATTTTTACAACAATGTACTAGACAAGGTTCTACCGATAATAAGAACACTAATAATTTAGCATTTGGTAGACCGCCAGTTTGTATTTTAAGAATCGGGGATTTTTACCACACTAAAATTGTTATGGATAGTGTTAGTTTTGAGTACGAACCATTGGTTTGGGATTTAAACCCAGAAGGTATTGGTGTACAACCTATGATTGCTAATGTATCTATATCATTCAAATTTTTAGGTGGTGAATCGATGTATGGTCCTTTGAACAAACTTCAAAATGCGTTATCATTTAACTATTTCGCAAACACGCAAGTTTATGAAGCTAGAGCTGATTATATTTCACAAGAAAGACAAACTAATACAACTGTTTCAGTTACAGACACACCAGGAAAAAAAGCAGAAGATGGCAGTAGTGAAAGATATGATGTAACGGTTACAGCTCAAAGAATAAGTCCAACTGGTTTTTATTATAATAATGGTCGTGAAAGTATTGACCCAGAAATTAGCACTGTATCAACAACAGTAGCACCAGTGGCAAGCCCAGATAACCAAATAAAAGGAAATGAAAACGCAAACAGTGGAACAGCAAATCAGACTGAACCAGCAACAACTGGAACAACTGAACCTAAACTAACTGGTATTAAATTTATTTCGGTTAACGAATCACAAACGCTTTTAAACAGTACTGGCATTAAAAATTCAATATTATTAAAAATGAATAGTGAAAACATTATAACTGGTGGTTTTATAGTAGAAAATATAGTAAAACCTTATGTTGAAAAAGGTATTAAAATAACTTTAAAGGGTATTGATTTACCTTCTTTAACTACTGGGTTAATTAAAAATGATTTTTATTATGAAGAAATTGTAAAATTTGAAGATGATGGTGACACATATAAAGGTATATCAGCATTGGTTAGTAATGGTTACAAAATAGGTAAGTCTGATACTGATGATACACTATTGGATATACCAAATGGTTACTACACATTAAGCGTGTTAGAACAAACTAATATTGTAGCAAAAGCAGTAATAATAGTAGGTAAAACAGATGGGTATATATACCCACTTCCAACTCCTCTTTCAATATAAATAAATTATGGCAAATTACGTAGATAGATATTCAAGCTTTAGAGTTAATTCTGGAATGAAACCACTTCCAGGAATTGTAATACCACAAGCTGACAGCGATTTAACTTATGTTTACAAACAAGGTGTCACTAGACTTGACAAATTAAGCAACATGTATTATAATAATGCATGGAGTGGATGGATGATTATGGCTGCAAATCCACAATTTGGTGGGTTAGAGTTTAACATACCAGACATGACATTAATTATAATACCGTACCCTTTTGATAGTGCGGTTAATAGATACACAACAGAAGTGAGAAACAACAAATTATTATATGGCGAGTAATGACGGAAAAATAGGATGTACAACTGGTAGGGCAAAAATAATCGACCCAAACGATTTTAATGGTTTTAACTCAGACTCAAATGTCCCAGTACAACTTGAAGATTTGAATATTTCGGTTATTTTAACAACATATAAAAAACCTAGAACAAATCTAACAACAACATCTGATGGTAGTACCTTTGAAAGCTCTAGAGAGTTTCGAGTTAACTTCATAGAGGGAACAAATTTGGGTGGTAAAAAGGTTTTAACAACAAAATATACTGATTTAACAACTAGCTTTGAAAAAGGGGCTGTTAACGAAGAAACTTTAGGTATAACAAATATCGACATAGAGTTTAACTCTTCTATGGCACCTATGGTTGCCATAAGTTTTATAGATGTTAGAGGTAGTTCAATTTTTCAGAACGAAGAAAATATTTTAAATGGTTACAACAAATACAGCGTATTCTTCCAGCTGCCTTATCCTTTATTTGAATTAGAAATAAAAGGTTATTATGGTAAACCAGTAAAATACTGTCTACACATGTTGAAGTTCAATTCAAAATTCAACTCACAAACTGGTAATTTTGAGATTACGTGTAATTTTATTGGTTATAGTTACGCTCTGTTATCAGATACGTTATTGGGTTATTTAAAAGCAATACCATATACAAAAATAGGTGAAGAAAGATATACTGCTTATAATTCAACTAGAAACACACCAATTCTGAACTTAAACGAATTGATGAAAAAAATTGACGACATTAATAAGAATTTACCAAAAATTGCTGACTCAGCTCCAGAATCTGTTGAATTTAATTCAACTACAACTGCTTTAGATAGGTTAACGTATATAAAAGATACCATGGACACATTTGCCGAATCCATGCCAGAATTAAATACAGATAAAGAAAACCACGACTATATTGTTTTTAAAACAATAGATTTAAAAACAAAAGAAAATGAAATAAAAATATACAAAGATGATGTAACAAAATACATTGAATCTGATGAAGATAGTTTTAATAAATTAAGTGAAACTGATAAACTAGATGTTAAAACTTTTACATCATTAGAATCAAACAATGTTGCTTTAGGTGCTAAAGTATATAAGAGAGTTACAAAAAAAATGTTTACATCAAATACAGATGCAACGTTGACAACCGCTTTAGGTACACAAAATAATTTAGAAGAAAAAAAACAAAAAATATCTGAGTATCTAAAAAAAAATTATAGCACAGTTGGTGAAGATGAAAAATTAGATATAATTGATTTTAGTTTACAATATGAAGAACTAAACAAGAAAAAAAACACGACTGAAAAAGCTAATGAAAGTGCAAAGAAGGCTTTAGCTAAAAAATTTGAAGAGTCCGTTAGAGACACACTAGGTTTTGACCCAACTGTTAGAGAAATAGTTGAAATTTTTACAGCAGCAATAGAAGTTTTTATTGAAACGATATATGTAGTGTCAACAACAGCTGAAGGTAATTCAGAAAGAACAGAAGAATTGGCTAAAAAATTTACAGCTACTGGTTCACAAGGTTTAGAAACCGACATTTATAATGCAAACATAGAATTAAAAAAATTCTTTCCATGGCCAGATTATAGAGAAAAAGATGATGAGAAAAACACCTATGTTGAAAAATATTTAGGTGCGTCTGGTGTATTGGAATCACCAGAAAAAGTCGATGAACTTGTTTTTATCGAAGATTTATTAAATGCATTTAGAAAAGCTAAAAAAATAGAAGATGCGATAGTTGAAAATCAAGACACTGAAACAACAGCTTGGCTAGCATCAAACCCATTGGACAGTATTGTTTTTAGTGATAAAGAACCATATTCTAGATATGGTGAAGGTGGTGAATTCAAAACTAGAGAAGATTTTGTTAGACTTCTACTTATTAGAGGTATGACATTTTTAGGGTACTCAAACGACCCAGCCGTTCTCCAACCAGAAGAAATAAAAGCAATGGGTGAGGTTGAAGCAGCAGCGATATTAAGAGGTGTTAAAACGGTTGATACGTCTAGTGGTACGTTAAAACAATCATTAACAAAAATAACTTTAGATTTTATAAAAGATGTTGAAGGTACTATAAATGGTAATTCTAGAAAAGTAATAGAAAAAGCTGGGTCTGATTATAAATATACTTACATTTATAACGGAAATGAGTTTAAATTAATACCAGTAAACAAAGGGTTCAATAATGAAAATTGGGGTGACCCAAACAAAGAATATTTGCAAGTGTTAACTGATTTGATTACAAAAAGAGATGTTGATGAATATTTGTTTTTGACAAATTATAGTGATGATTATACACCAGTTACAGCGGCTTCTAAACCAGTAGAAGAATCAAAACAAAGAAAAAATGATGATGGTGGAACATACGTTAAATTTTTTAAAGGAACTGAATTTCCAGCTGCTAATGCAACAGTTACACTACCAGAAGGTGTTACTTCAGATAACGTTATGATATTAGAAAATTTAAAAAAAGATGCCGTAACGTTTGATGCTGGTTTTAATTCATTTGCTGGTGGTTATGGTGCTCAAGATTTTAGTGTTATGGATTGGGGTAATGAAGATTTAACAGATTTAGCACTTATGTATGTTTTTTATAACGACTACCAAGTTGATAATAAATTAACTAATATGGGGAGTGGTTTAGCGTATACTAGGAAAAAAAGTGGTGAATTAAAAGGTAAAGACTTAACAACTAGTAAGTTTGATTTAAAAACTAGTGGTAATATAACAGTACCAAAAATAGGTGACACTCTAAGGTCATTATACTTAAAAAAAGTAGATAATGAAGACGTTAGATTACATGCAGACTGGGGTAAAAATAGAATTTTATTTAATAATATCAAAGATGACTCTGTTAGCTACCCTTATGTGGTATTAAAATATGACGAAAATAAACAATTTTCTCTTTTTGGTAGTGAACTGTATTATAACCAATCATTTAGAGGTAGGTTTAAAAATTATAACAGAGCTTTATTGTTTTTACATTCATTACCTTTTAATAAAATTAAAGAAGATACAGTATTTACCGACAACCCTTTCGGACCAAACGAGATAACACATTTATTTGATTCGAAAGCTGGGTTTGTACACGCACCTAGGTTGTGGTGTGCATATATTGGTGGTATATTATGGAGACAGTCTGGAGATAAGCCAAAGTATGATGATAGTGGAACAAAAATAATAGGTGGCGGTAGCGGTTCTGATGACCCAATAGCATGGAATGTTAATTATGCTGATAACAACAAAGTTAATGTTACCGATACACCAGCTGGTTCTTATTCTTATTTATTTGAAGTACCTAATAAAAACACACAATATTTACCATCGAATATAGAATTCATCGGTGATTTTGACAACCTTAATGATTATGTGAAAATTAATAAACAATTCGATATATGGCCAAACTTACCTAGACAAATAAAAAATGCTTTTAAAAAAACATTTTTTGATTTTGTTAACGGTGAAGATGGAATGACTAGTTTTGATGAAATAAGAAATGAATTAGAAATATATAACGGAACTGGTGACCAATTCCATAACTATTTAGGTATCATACGCTCTAAAATAAAAGATAAAGACACCAACAACCCATATATTAGTGCCTCTGACCTTTTAAATTCACAATATCTAAATATAGATGTTATTAAAAATAATTACGAAAGAATGGTTCCGTTATCTGATAAAGATAAAAAATTCTTTATGTTTTTGGAAATAAAAGATGGTTCAGAAGCTGCAAGTAAATTAAAAACAGCGTTGACTGAAGAATATGTAATTGCGAATAATAGCTATGCTGCATGGGTTGGCTCTGATGCTGGTCAAGGTCAAATTACAAGAAAACCTATAAAAGTTAGTAGCACAAATTTTGATTTATATTTTAAAAGTCTTGTTGATGCGTTGAAAAAAGAAGGTGACGATTTTTCACCAACAAAAGAAAAAGAAAATTTAGATATTTCAATATTTGGAACAGCAAACAAAGATTTAATTAGGTTAAATTTATATAGAACGTGTAAAAACATATATGACAAATGGTTAGGCGGTGCCAATGATGTAAACAAAGTAATGTATCAATGTGGTGGTAGAAGTTCAGTAGACGCTAAACTAGCTTCAAAATACGAAAATAAAGCTACTAAATTTATTGATAGCTTTAGATTTGTAAGTAGGTCGTTTAGAGATATTGGTGATAAGCTATACATAAACCCTTTACCAATTAATGATTGGTTAATTGGTAACCCTAATACTAGTTCCTACGATGCAATAAGCTCGTTGTTAGCGGCTAACAATTTTGAGTTTCAAGCTTTGCCTAATTTTATAAACTTTAACAATGACGAAACATTAAAAGCAATCTTTAAACCATACAGTTATTACGATAAGCCGATTGAAGAAGGTATATGTGGACCATCATTTGTCTGTGTATATGTTGGTCAAACATCTAAACATTTAGATTTTAGAGGTGGTGAATACCCTAACGATGGTTTTGATTTGAGGTGTATAAATGGTAGCCCTAGCACTGAAATACCACCAGATTTTAATGAAGCGTCAAACGATTACGAAGATGCGGTTGGTGCTTTTACAGTAAGGTATAGCCAACAAAACCAAAACATTTTTAAAGACATAAATTTGGACCAAAGTGAATTTAGTGAAACTGATGAATCATTGCAGATTCAAGACGATATATCACAAAAAGGTGCTGAAAACAATAGAAGTTTTGTTGGTCAAAACATATACAACGTATATGCTGTTAGAAGTTATTCAGCTGAAATAGAAATGATGGGTAATGCCATGATACAACCAATGATGTATTTTCAATTAGATAACATACCTATGTTTCATGGTGCTTATATGGTTACCAGAGTTAAACACTCTATTAAACCAAATAGCATGTCAACAAATTTTAAAGGTGTTAGGATTAGATATCCAGAAACACCTTTGATTACAGCTTACGATATTTATATGGATTTAATTTCAACATTAGATACTAGTGGTGCTGGAACTGGAACATTCGGTAGTGGCGGTAGCGGTGGCGGTGTGAAAGGTACATTTGCACCAATTGTTGTTACATTAATCGAAAATGGTGCCATTAATGGTAAAGTAGAAGCTGGTAATAACAAATTGAAACCATTACCTAAAATTGAAGGTGTTGATAACGCAAAATTAAACAATAAAGCGGAAAATCTATTAATACAAGAAGCCGTTGACCCATTTGTCAAGATGGTTAAAGATTGGATTGGTTGGATGAAACAAAACGGGTTTAAAGGTAATAATGGTTATTATGTTGATATTACTAGTATATTTAGAGATTATGAAAAACAAGTTCAAATCAAAAAAGAATATGGTTCGGCAGCTGCTGCACCTGGTTCATCTAACCATGGTTGGGCAATTGCGTTAGATTTTCAATTTTATAATAAAAAAGGTACTAAAATACCTAACACAAAAAACCAATCCCAATATTTTAAATTTGATTCAAACCCAGCAATAAAATGGATTTATGATAATTCATGGAAATACGGATGGGTTATGCCGTCTAGTTTGAGAGACGGTAGTGGGTTAGAAGAACACTGGCATATTGAGTATCATGGAACAGCTGCAAAATGTATCATAGAAAAGAACCCTACTATCTATGGTTATACTGTTAATATTGATAAAAACGCTAAAATAGATGCATCTGTTAAAAACCCAAAAACAAAAGATGGTAAAGAAGCTGTTTACAATAGTTGTGATTATAAATTCATTGAAAAAGCTGGGGATGGAACCGAGGGTGGTGGCGGTGGTAAAGCGGCTTTTGGTTGTAAATCACCTAACTATAGCTTCCCGTTCCAAGACCCATTACCACCATCAAATAGTTTAACTATTAAAGAAGCTGTAACGATATTGAAAAAATTACCTAGTGGTACTGGAAAAGCTGTTTTTGCTATTTTGTGGGCAGAAGCGTCAAAAAATCCAGATAGAACAGCTTTCAAATCAGCTGGTGGGTATAACTATGCTGGTGTACAAACAGATGGTGGTAAATGGGGTGCTCCAGGAATTATCGGACAATATTGTAGAGTTGATAGTGGTGGTAATAAAAGAGCGTTTGCTATTTTTGAAAATAATGAAACATTCTTAAAATTTATGGCTGATAGGGTTGAAAAGAAAGGGTTTAACGGTAATAATGGTGATGATTGGACAACAACATACATCAATAGTTGGTGGTCACCAGCAGCAAAAGCAAGCTACACAAAAGGAACCGAAAAATATAATTCTAAACTATCAATTTATAATACGGCAATGAAAAAATGGAATGCTAATTGATATTTTTAAAATTTATTAGTATATTTGCAACATGATAGTTGCGAACATAGTTTCAAAGAATAAAATAAACGTTTCAGAAGATTTTAACGTAGTTCAATCCATGGATGAAATAATCCATGGATTGCCTACATTAATTGTGGGTTTTGACTACATGGATAAACACTACCCAGATTTTAATATTTTGGATAGAAAGATTTCAGAAAACCTATATTGGACTTTTAAGAAAACAGAACGAAGAGATAAACATGACGAGGATTTAACTTGGTTTATGGTTAATTCTTACAACGACTTGATAAAAGATATTTCATATGTTTTTATCGACCCATTACAATACAAGACTAAAGTGCTATGGAAAATTTTAAGAAAAATAAATGAAATTAAAAACATAGTCACTTACGTAAATGGCGATATGGCTTACATATATGGCGAAAAATACATATTTGGGGTTGATTTAAGATTGCTAGAATATGTTGGGTTTAAAAAAGATAAGGTAAAACGCATGATTAAATCAAAAAGCTCAGTCTTTTTGGACCAAAACGAGATACTTATAGAATATAAAAAATACGTTGAAGACTTAGGGTTAAAAGTTAGATACTTACCATATTTATTTTCTATAAAAAATGAACAAAACAATATTACTAGCAACATTCATCTTCCCAGAGAGAGTTGATTGGTTTCTAAGTTATTTAGAAGCCAAATTTGCTATTACCAAAAATAAAGTGTTTTGTTATAAGAATCTTGATGACGAATCTAAAGTCATTATGACATTTAAAATAAATGTCCAAAAAGACAAGCCATTAAATCTTAAAAATTTATTCCCAAGTGCTGTACCAGTACATAAAAAAGGTGATGCTATTTATACAATAAATGCGTTAAATAAATTAATCGAAAAAAACTACCCAGAGTCAGTTGGAAACATAGATTACAAAACTGTGAAAATCAATTGGGAAGAATATCAAAACAAGATGATTTTAATAAATGGTGAAGAACTTACCATTTTTAATATAACTAGGGTTTTTTAGTGTTTTACTGATATTTATATAAAAACATAATACAAATTTAAAAATATAGTTATGGAAAACAACACTTCAAATAAAAATGTTCCTAACCAAAAAGATTTAGACAAAGCTTTAGAAGGATATTTGAACACAGAAAACCAAGACCCGAACTTAGATTGTAGTTCTGGTGTTTGTGTTATCAAAGGTGATAAAAGCCTTATTGAAAGAATAAACAAAAAAATAATCACCGAAGACGGTAGACAATTATTATTCTAATTAAATGAAAAAAAATAAACTTAATCCAGAATTATTGAAAGAAGAACTTAAAAAGTTTAGGTTGCTTTCTGAATATGATTTTTATGGTAAAACAACTGAAGATTCAGAATATGAAAAACCATTAGTTTTAGGTGCTGAACTAGAAGAAGCTGACGAAGAAGAAGCTACTGATGCAATCGCTGCCGACTTAGGTTTAGATGCTGAACAACCAGCTAACGATGCTGAACAACCAGCTAACGATGCTGAACAACCAGCAACTGACGAAACTGGTGATGACGAACAAACTGGTGAAATACCTAACGAAGAACCAGCGACTGGTGAAGTTCCAGCGGAAGAACCAGTAGAGGAACCAGTAGAAGATACATCAGATGATGTTGAAATCGATGTTACATCGTTGGTGAAGGGTTCAGAAGATGCTAAAGCTGCTGCTGACAAAGCTACTGCAAACACAGAAGTTCTTTTACAGAAACTTTCAGACTTAGAATCACGTGTTGCTAGCATGGACAACATAACAAACAAAATCGAAGGTTTAGAACAAGAAATAATCAAAAGAAACCCAACACCAGTTGAGAAACTAGAAATGCGTTCATTAAGTTCTTTCCCATACAGTCAAAAATTAACAGATTATTGGGCCGACAAAGAAGGTGCTTATGACGTTATGGGTAATAAAGACAAAAAAGAAGAATACGTTTTAACACAAGATGATGTTGATTATGGTTATAGTGAACCAGAAGTAAAAAGAAGTTTTGGTGTCAACCCAGACGATTACGAAGAAGAAGAAATTTAACAAATAACTAAAAGCCTCAGAAATGGGGCTTTTTTATTTTTATGAAAAATAAATTGGTTTTTTGTTGTATCATGAGAAATTTGTTAGTATATTTGTAGAAATTATGTGGCTAAAATTAATAAAAATACTTTAAAAAAGTTGTCTAAAATACTTGACTTTTCAGAGTTTTTTAGTATATTTGTAGTATCAAAAGTTAGTAAATAAATAACATAAATATATAAAACAAAAAGTAAAATGAGTAATGAAAAAAGTGCATTGGATGCAATGCTAGCACAGTACGAGAAGAACAACGCTCCTAAGTACGAAAAAAAATCTGAGAAGGTTTATGATTTAAAAAACTACTTTAACACTTACATTAAAGAAGGTGTTAAAGCGGCAACTAAAGAAATCAGAATTCTTCCATCTGAAAACGGTTCTCCGTTTGTAGAAGTTCACGGACATAAAGTTCAAGTTGATGGTGAGTGGAAAACATTTGCATGTTTAAAACATGAAAAAGGTGAACCATGCCCATTCTGCGAGGCTCGTGAAGCTTTGTTGGCTACTGGTAATGAGTCAGACAAAGAATTGGCTAAAAAATACAACGCACGTAAAATGTATGTTGTTAAAGTAATTGACAGAGCTGCTGAAGAAGAAGGTGTTAAGTTCTGGAGATTTAACCATGACTACCGTAAAGAAGGAATTTTCGACAAAATCCACGGTGTGTTGACGGCTCTTAAAACAAATAGAGATGTTACTAACCCAGAAACTGGTCGTGACTTAGCTATCACAATCCAAAGAAACCAAAACAACATTCCAGTTGTATCAGCTGTTGTTGCATTGGATTCTACACCATTATCTGAAGATGTTGAAAAATCACAAGAGTGGTTGGCTGATGCTAGAACATGGGAAGATGTTTATTCTGTTCGTACTTATGACTACTTGGAAATCATTGTTAAAGGTGGTGTTCCAGTGTGGGATAAAGAAGAGAAAAAATTTGTTGACAAAGAATCTTTGAAAGCTGACGATAACTCAACTTTGGAAGCTGAATTGACAATGGGAGTTGAAAATGTTAAATCTAACGTACAAGCTGCGTCTGAAACAACAAAAACAACAACTACTACACAATCGGTTGAGTCTGATGACGAAGAAGACGACCTACCGTTTTAATTAGGTTTAAACTAAACAAAAAGAGGTGAGGAATTGCCTCTTTTTTGTTCTAAAATAACAATTAAGAAAAACAAATTAAAATGGCTAAAAAACCGACAAAGACACCAATCGATAAAAAAGAATTTAACCTAGAAGATTTTAAAAAAGAACAAGGGTTAGACTTTCAAGTTAAAGAAAAAGATTTAGCATGGATTCCATTATCAGAAGCATTTCATGATGCTGTTAAGGTACCTGGAATCCCTATTGGATATTTTACAAGTTTTAGAGGTTATTCAAACACTGGTAAATCAACCGCTATGTATGAAGGTGTTGCTGGTTGTCAAAAATTAGGTATTTTACCTATTATTTATGAAACAGAAGGTAACTGGAATTGGGAACACGCTAGAAATATTGGTGTGGAATTCGAGGAAAGAGTAAACGAAGAAACTGGTGAGATTAATTACGTTGGGGATTTCCTTTTTATGCAAGGTGCTGATTTAGTAAAAATGTACTCTTGTTACGACCACCAACATAGCAAAATGGGTACGAAACCATTAAGATATGAACCAGTTGTAGAGGATATTTCATTCCACATGCATTCAATGTTAGATGCGCAACAAGAAGGTAAACTACCAAGAGATGTTGCTTTTTACTGGGATTCAGTAGGTTCAATAAATTGTTTCAAAGGTTCTATTTCAAAAACAACGAACAATCAATGGACAGCTGGTGCGTTAGCAACATGTTTCAAATCACTTATCAATTACAGAATACCAGCTTCTAGACGTGAAGATTCACCATACACAGCTACATTTGCTGTTGTTCAACAAATTTGGTTAGATAACGAAAACAAAGTTATCAAACATAAAGGTGGTGAAGCGTTCTTTTACTCTCCAAGACTTATTTTCCATTTCGGTGGTATCTTAACACACAGTACCGAGAAATTAAAAGCAACAATGAATGGTAACGAATATGAGTTTGGTGTTGAAACAAGAATCAGATGCGAAAAGAACCAAGTTAATGGCGTGGTTCAAAAAGGTAAGTTATGTTCAACACCACATGGTTATGTAAACCCAGATAAAATAACTGAGTATACAAAAGAAAACAAGGAATTTTTCAAATTGCACTTGGACACTGAATACGATGATTTTGTCGTAGAAAAAGAAGAAATCGGTTTAAGCAGAGAAGACATGCACGCTTAACCTAGTACTAACTATTAACTTATAAAATGTGAATAAAAGACCACCAAGAAACGGTGATACTGTTCAAAAAATTCAAAATACACTACTGGTAGATGGCAATGCCCTTTTTAAAAGGGCATTTGCTGGTGCCAAAGATGAGTATAATTCAAAAGGTGAACACATAGGTGGTGTTTACCAATTTCTCACACTATTGCGTAAATTGTTAACTGAAGACCTATACCATAGAGTTTATGTTTTTTGGGATGGTAATTTCAGTGGAAAACTACGTTATGACATTTACGAACCGTATAAAAGTGGTAGAGGTAAAGATTACAAAAACGGAACTCACCCTATAGATGAAGAAGAGATAAAACAGCGTAAGCTTATCTGGGAATACTTAAATGAGTTATACGTAAGACAATTAAAACATGAAGTTATTGAAGGTGATGATTTTATTGCCTATTATTGTCTAACAAAAAAACAAAACGAAAAAGTCACTATCTGCACTAACGATAGGGATATGGCGCAACTAATAAGCGAAGATGTAAGGATTTATTTCTTGGACTTAAAAAATTATGTTGATAATTCTAATTTTATTTCGTACTTTTGCTATAAATTAGAAAACGCAGCCCTTATAAAGACTATGATTGGCGATAACAGCGATACTATAAAAGGAATCAAAGGTTTAGGGGTGAAAACGTTATTAACACTGTTTCCAGAATTAACTGAAAGAGAATTAAATATTAACGAAATTATAAGTATTGCAAAAGAAAAACAAGAAGAAAGATTAAAAAACAAACAAAAACCTCTAGCCGTTTTGGATAACATTATAAATTCGGTAACTGAAGGTGTACAAGGTAAAAGAGTTTATGAGATAAACGACATGCTTGTCAACCTTAAAAGACCGATGTTAACTGAAGATGGTATTAGAGAGTTAGAACAATTGATTGATGGTACTTTAGACTCATCGGGTAGAGATATCAAAAAAGTTCTTATATACATGGAAAGAGATGGGTTAGATAAATCAATAGGTGAGGTTAGATATCCAGAATATCTAATACCATTTAAAAAACTTATTGACAGAGAGAAATTAATTTTTTAACAAAACAAAAAAAAAACAAAAAATGAGTACCGAAACTGAAAAAACAGCTAAAAAAATTGAAGAACAAAGATTTGAATTTATTCTTTACATTAATGACCATATCATTTGTCAGAGATATTTCAATATTAGAGATTTCAATGAGGATTCTCTTAATTCACTTGAATTAAAAGAATTGATGGACAACATTGTTGGGATGAACAATGGGCAATATGGTTCTTTGGGTATTATACCTAGATACCTACAAAACAAGTCTAAAGACTATCTTTGGGATAACTACAACCCATATTTCACGCAAAAAGAAGAAACAACAAAAAACATTTTTGAAAAATTAGACAATTTTCAATTTGAAATTAAAGTTGATAAAAATTCAGTTGCAAAAAGTGAGTTCTGTGGTAACTATTTTCCACCAAAGGTTAGATACGCTGTGGACGTTAGAGAAATTATCCCGTCAATAATGTCTGAAATCAGACATTCATTGAGTCAAAAAAATTATAACTTGGTTGGTGCATAATCGACCAAGTTATTATATTTATTATAACAAACAGTTTTTAAAAACAGAAAGAAAAGAATGGCAAAAATAGACAAAAATAGTTTAGGGTATCTAGGGTACGATTATCAATTAAGATTAATAGCGCAAATATTAACAGACAGAAAATTCGCCAGCTCAATTATAGACATTGTTGACCCTAATTATTTTGAAGACCCATATTTAAGGGTTGTTGCTGCCACAATTAAAGACGCTGCCAAAAAGGATGATATTATACCAGATGTTGGCAGTTTAGAGTTTAGATTATTAGAAGATGTAACCGATGATATACAAAGAAAGTATGTCATCGGTCAACTTCGTAAGATAAAGGAAGCTGATTTGAACGATACGCTTAAAGTACAAGATATCGCAATGAAGTTTTGCAAGCAACAAGAATTAAAAAAATCGGTAAATGAAATTACCAAAATCATAAATAAAGGAAACATCGATGATTATGAACAATGTGAGGCTATATTAAGAAAAGCTTTAGAACATGGTGATAACAAAGATGATGGGATTAGTGTTTTCGACAACATTGATAGCGTATTGGAAGATGACTTTAGAAAACCAATACGAACTGGTATAAAGGGTTTAGATGATGTTATGGATGGTGGGTTATCCAAAACAGAATTAGCTGTTATATTGGCACCTTTTGGTGTTGGTAAAACAACTATGATGACAAAAATTGCCAACACCGCAATCAGTGATGGTAAAAAAGTTTTACAAATATTTTTCGAAGATAACCCAAAAGTTATCCAAAGAAAACATTTATCTTGTTGGTCTGGTTACGATTTGAATAGTTTATCTCTACATAAAGACGAACTTATTCAAATGACAAAAGAGTGGGAGGAAGGCATGAAAGGTAAAGGTCAATTAATACTTAAAAAGTTTTCTAGTGACGGAACCACTATCCCAGTAATTAGACAATATATTAGAAAGTTGATTGCTCAAGGTTTCAGACCAGATATTGTTTTGCTAGATTATATTGATTGTGTTGAACCATCTAGAAAATTTGATGATGTTAATGTTGGTGAAGGTAGCGTTATGCGACAGTTCGAAACCATGTTATCAGAATTAGATATTGCTGGTTGGACAGCCATTCAAGGAAACAGAAGTTCAATTAAAGCAGATGTGGTTGAGGCCGACCAAATGGGTGGTTCAATCAAGAAAGCTCAAATTGCGCATTTTGTTGTATCAATAGCAAAAACACTCGACCAAAAAGAGGCTGGAACAGCTACTATGGCTATTCTTAAATCTCGTTTTGGTAAATCTGGATTAATATTCGAAGATATTAGATTTGATAATGCAACAATTCAAATCGATATGGGCCAAAACAATGGCGCAAGAACGCATAGTGAGCACAAGCAAGGAAAAGAAGTTGCTGGACAGCAAAGAGTCAACACTGTTTTAGAAGCAGCGAAACAAAGAAACGCTGTATTGAATGCGTTAACAACGCCAAAAATAGACGAATAAAAATTAAAATTAAGATTTAAGAGAGATGTATTTAAAAGATAAGACATTAAAAAAAAGGTATTCTATTTTCCCAATCGTTCATAACGATTTGTGGCAGATGTACAAAAAAGCCGAAGCTCAAACATGGGTTGCCGAAGAACCAGATTTATCAAAAGATAGATTTGACGAATTAAAAGATAACGAAAAAACTTACTTGAAAAACATTTTAGCGTTTTTCGCTATTTCTGATGGTTTAGTTATTGATAACCTAGCTACAAACTTTTTAAATGAAGTTGAAATTCTAGAAGCTCAATATTTTTACGGTCACCAAACGTTTATTGAACAAGTACATGCAAATGGTTATTCTTTGTTAATCGAAACGTATATAAAAAATCTATTGGAAAGAGAAGAGTTATTCAATTCTATGGAAACAAACCCAGCTGTTGGTAAAAAAGCAGCATGGGCTGAAAATTGGATTCAACACCCTTCATTTGGTCATAGATTAGTTGCGTTTGCATGTGTTGAAGGTATTTCATTTGCTAGTGTATTCTCTGGTGTGTTTTGGTTTAGAAGTAGAAACAAGATGCCTGGATTGGGTGCTATGAATGAACTTATTTTGAGAGACGAAACATTCCATTATGAATTTGCACTTAACCTTTATAAAAATTATTTGAAAGATGACTACAAACTTTCAAAAGAAGAATTGCGAAACATTATATTAGGGTGTTATGAGGCTGAAAAAGTTTTTGTTGAGGAAAGTATGCCAGATGGGTTACAAGGGTTAACAAAAGAAGATATGGTTAAATACGTACAATATGTTACAGATGTTGTGTTGAACGATTTTGGTTGTGAAACAGAATTCAAAGTAAGTAATCCATTAGAATACATGTCTAGAATTGGTTTATCATCTAAAAATAATTTCTTTGAAAAAAGAGAGGGTGAATACACTAGAGTTGAAATACCAACAACTATGGATGGTATTTTTGATGAAGAATTTTAATAATTAAAATAAACAGATAAAAATGAGAATACTTAAAAGAGATAAATCAACACAAGCTTTCACACCTAACAAAATATTAACAAGAATAAAAACACAAGCCAAAGGCTTGAAAGTGGATTCGGATATTTTGTTTCAAGAAGTGATTCCTTTGATTAGTGATAATATAACGACAACAGAGATTGATGAAATAATTGCGTTTAAGGCCGCTGATAAAATCATTCAACATCCAGATTATTCATTATTGGGTGGTAGAATTTTATTAAGTCGACAATCTAAATTAATAAACAAAGAATTACAACCAGTAGATTTAACCTATGACTTCTTTGCTGCGACAACTTTCTTGTCAAAATACTCAATGAAAGACGATAAAAAAACACCTATCGAATTACCATCATGTATGTATGAAAGAGTTGCGAAACATTTGCATGGTGAAAATGAATCTGACAAATTAGAATTGTTAGAAGAACTTAAATCTAAAAGAGGTAACTTTGCAACACCAACATACACAAACGCTGGTATTGAAAAAAGAGGTGGTATGATTAGTTGTAATCTAACACACTTGGAAGAAGACTCGTTTGACGGTATTGAAAATACTCTTTCTAAGATATCTTCAGCGTCAAAAGAAGGTTCTGGTATCGGATTACTGATTGACCCATTAAGAAGCAAGGAAAGTGTTGTTGAATCGTTTCAAGGAAACGCTGGTGGTGTTGTTAGATTGGCTGACATGGTTCAATCAAAAATGAGGTTCTATAAACAAGGTTCACGTTCTGGTAGCTGCGCATTATATTTGTCATTGTGGCATAAAGATATTATTGATTTCTTAGATTTAACATTACCTATTGGTGACGAACAATTAAGAACTCGTGATTTGTTTACATCTGTAATCGTGAACGACTTGTTTATGCAAAAATTAGAGAAGGGTGAAGATTGGTATTTGTTCTGTCCTAATGACATTAAAAAAGCTGGGTTAAAACCACTTTACAATCTACATGGTGCGCAATTTAATGCTGAGTATGAAAAAGCCGTTTCTTTAGGTATTGGTAAAAAGGTTAACCCTAAAGACATTTTTGACTCGATAATTAAATCACAAGTTGAAAGCGGTAGACCTTATGTGATGTTTAAAGACAACGCAAACAAAAGAAACATGCAGAGCAATATCGGACCAATTAAACAATCTAATTTGTGTATAGAGGTAATGCAAGCTTCAAAACCTAAATATACACCACAATGTACTTTAGCCTCAGTTAACTTAGCAGAACACGATAATCTAGAAACAATAGCTAAAACAACAAAAGTTTTGGTTAAAGCACTGAACAGAGTAATCGAAACGAACAAATGGAGTGATGATTGGAGTAAAAAAGCTGGTGTTGACCAAAGAGCTTTGGCTATTGGTGTTGCTGGATTGGCTGATTTTTTCGCTAAGAAAAAAATATCTTTTGAAAGCGAAGAAGCTAAAAAATGGAATAAAGACATTTTTGAAACAATGTATAAAGCTGCTGTTACCGAATCAATGGAATTGGCTATTGAACAAGGTATCAATTATCCAGCTTGGGAAGGTAGTCCATATTCTAAAGGTGAAACATATATCGAAGGATGGTCACCACTACCAGAGGGGCAACCAATCCCAATGCTTAATAGCTTATTGTTAGGTCTTATGCCAACAGCGTCTTCAGCTATTTTATTAGGTGTTTTTGAATCGTTTGAACCAGTTACATCTAATTTATTTACTAGAAGAGTTGGTCAAGGTGAATTTTTGATTGTAAACAAATACTTGGTAAATGAATTGATTGATAACGATTTATGGGATTCTGAAATGGTTGATAAAATCATAAAAAATAAAGGTAGTGTTCAAAATATTGTTGAAATACCAGAAGACATTAGATACAGATATAAAGACGTTTGGGAAATATCGCAAAAAGTATTGTTAGATTTATCTATAATCAGAAATAAATTTGTAGACCAATCACAATCATTGAATGTTTACCATTCAGATGCTAAATACGGTAAAATAGCTAGTGCGCTCATGTATGCTTGGAAAGGTGGTTTAAAAACTGGTGTTTACTACACTAGAACCAAATCAAAATTGGATGCAAACGCTAAATTAGCTAGCACACAGTTAGTCACAACGGTTGAAAAACCAAAAGACAGTCAATTTGAATGTTTTGGGTGTTCAGCTTAAAAGATAAGTAAAAAAAATAAAGGGGTCATATGACCCCTTTTTTTATTTACCATATTTACTTATAAAAATAATTTATTATCATATTTATCTAATAAACGATTTTATGGCAAACGGAAAATATATTAACATAAACTATCCTTTCAAAGATAGTAAAAAGGGTTTTTTCTTAGATTTAACAGAACAAGACAATCAAGCGATAAAAGCTGACCTTTTACACTTAATTTTAACTAGAAGAGGGCAAAGACTTTACAACCCAGATTTTGGTACTGACTTGCTTAGATTTATCTTTGAACCAAACGATGCTTTGACCCTTCAAGGTGTTAAAGACGAGATAACAACTGTTGTAAAAAAATTTTTACCTAAATTACAATTAAACGAAATTATAATAGAGCAATCACCAGAAAGTGAATATGCGGCTGTTGTAACAATAAGCTATGTAATAACTGATGACGTTTTTACAACATCAGATGTAGTAGTTATTAAAATATAAAACAAAAATATGGCACAAGAAGTTAATTATTCATCACGAAATTTTGCGGATATAAGAACAGACTTAGTTAATTACGTAAGACAATATTATCCAGATATCTTTAATGATTTCAATGACGCATCGGTTGGTATGATGCTTTTAGAATTAAATGCTGCGGTTGGTGATATGTTATCATACAACACAGATAGAATGTTTGCTGAAACTCAAATTGATTACGCAAAAGAAAGGAAATCATTGTTATCTATGGCTAGAACATTCGGTTTAAAAATACCAGGAAAAAGAGCCAGCGCAACCATTGTTGATTTAAGTATTACATTACCAGTTTTTGGTGACACATTTGACGTTTCATATGCACCAATTATTAAAGCTGGGTCACAAGTTTCTGGTGCTGGAAAAGTTTTTGAACTTGTTAGTGATGTAGATTTTTCTAGTCCGTTTACAATTGGCGGTATACCTAATAGGTTAATATTACCAAATTTTAACGCAAATGGGACATTGATAAATTATACACTAATCAAAAGAGAAATGGTTACAAACGGTTTTTCAAAAATTCTTAAAAGGGTTATAACAACATCTGACGTAAGACCATTTTTAGAGGTTATATTACCAGATGATAACGTATTATCTGTCGATTCAATCATAACATTACCAGGAACATCATACATTGGTGAACCTAGTTTAGATGAATTTTTAAATATAGACAATAGATGGTTTGAAGTTGATGCTTTGGCCGAAGATAAAGTTTTCATTGAGGATAACACAAGAACTAGTGATAACTCTGGTATAAAACCAGGAAAATGGATTTCAGTAAGTAAAAAATTCATAAGGGAATACACAGATTTAGGTTTTACAAAAATAACATTTGGTGCTGGTACTCAAGACATAAGCAGCTTATGTGATTTCGACACCAACAAAGCATTGGTCAACCAAATAGGTAATTTTATAAACAATATGTCGTTGGGTGTTATACCAACAGCCAACACAACTATGTTTATCAAATATAGAGTAGGTGGTGGTGCTGATAGTAATTTAGGACCCAACACGATTAAAGGACTTGGTATTATAAACATGAGTGTAAATGGTCCAGATAGCACTGTAAATCAAAATGTAAAAAAATCTCTAAAGGTTAATAATCTATTCCCAGCTATCGGTGGTAAAGATTCACCAAGCGTTGAAGAAGTTAGAAACATGGTTAGATACAATTTTTCATCTCAAAATAGAGCTGTAACAATCAAAGATTATCAAACAAAAATTGCGCAAATACCTGGAAAATTTGGAGCACCATTTAGAAATGGTATTTTTGAGGAACAAAATAAAATAAAAATGTATGTTTTAAGTTTGGACCAAAACGGTTCGTTAACAAACCAAACGACAACAACATTAAAAGAAAATATAAGCAACTATTTGGCCGACTTTAGAATGCTTAATGATTATGTTCAAATAACTGATGGAAGAATCATTAACATATCTTTTGAAATTGATTTATATATTGATAAAAAAGCACCGCAATCACAAGTAATTTCACAAGTTATAAATGAGGTTAAAAATTATTTTGATGTTAACAAATTTGAAATGGGTCAAGATATATACATTTCAAATTTAATTGAAACAATAAATAATATTGGCGGTGTCTTGAATTTAGTTGGATTGAGGGTTTATAATAAAGTTGGTGGTGGTTATAGTTTAAATGAAACATCACAACCATATTTTGATATAACAACTGGACAAATAGACATCTCCGAAGATAACACATTATTCGGTGAACCAACTTCTATGTATGAGATAAAATACCCAACAAAAGATATTCTAGTTAGGGTTAGACAATAACATTTATTTATTTCTAAATAATCGTTATACTTGTAGAAATAAAAAGTTATTAAAAACAAAGAAAAATGGGATGCAATTGTAAAACTGGTGGGACACCTAATCCAAACTTTAAATCAAACAATAATGATTCTGGGGTGAATCCTAGACATAAGAATTTATCTTCTTTTTTAGGTTATACAGCTAAACTAATTGGTTTTTTTGTTGGCCTTTTATTATTACCGTTAATAAACGTAGCCATTGTTTGGTTTATGTTTAACACATTGGTTTTAACGAAAGAAGTAGATGTAAGAGGGTTATTTTCCAGATTAACAAAAACAAAAAAGTTTAAATCATTAGTGAAAGACGAAGATGATGAGGACGAAGATGACGATGACGATTATGAAAATTTAACTGAGGATGATTTGATAATGGTTGATGTCGAAGATATAACACCTAAGAGCAAATAAATTTTATGTCAGAAACAGTAAGAATAAGGACAAAACCAAATGGTTCAGACAAATACCTTAAAGTAAAATTAGACCAAGAATTTGATTTCATTGAAGTTCTTTCAATGAAAATAACACAAGAAGAGGCGTATAGAAACTTCTGTTCTGATTATGGTGTAATTGTAGGTAGAGTAATCATCAACAGTGGCTTTGGTTTACCAAACGCCAGAGTTAGTGTATTTATACCAATTGATGATGTTGATAAAAATGACCCACAAATAAAAGGGTTATATCCTTATTCTATTGTTTCTGATAAAGATAGTGATGGTATTAGATACAATCTATTACCTAAATCAAGTGAAACCAATAACGAATGTTTTACACCAATAGGTACATTTCCAAACAAAAGAGAAATATTGGATAATGATGAATTATTAGGTGTTTATTGCAAATATTACAAGTTCACAACAACAACAAATAATGCTGGTGATTTTATGATATTTGGTGTGCCACTAGGCACATATACCGTACACGTGGATGCTGATATATCAGATATCGGTATTGTATCTCAAAGACCATACGATTTAATTAGCCAAGGAACACCACTTAAATTTTTTGATAGTCCTACCAAATATAAAGGTGGTACAAATTTAGACAAATTAGTTCAAATCAAATCAACAAATTATGGTGTAAACGTACAACCTTTCTGGGGTAGTACTGATAATTGCGAAATAGGCATTACCAGAGCTGATATTGATATGAATTACAATATCAGACCATGTGCTATGTTCATGGGTAGTATTTTTGGTGACCAAGAAAAAAATAGTATAAACAAAAGATGTAGACCCAGAAAAAAACTAGGTCAGTTATGTGAACAAATAGCTGGCGAAGGTTCTATTGAGATGCTTAGAGAAACTATTGATGGTGGGGTTGAACAGTTTGATGTTGATGGTGGTCGATTAATAGACGAAGATGGAACATGGGCGTATCAAATACCTATGAACCTAGATTACGTTGTTACTGATGAGTTCGGTAACCTAATACCATCTGATGATGAAACAAAAGGAATACCAACTAGAGCAAGTGTAAGGTTTAAAATAGGGATGGACAATACTGGTGGTGAAGGTAGGCTTAGAACAAGAGCCAAATATTTAGTACCTAATAATCCTAATTCTGTTTCTGAAATAGATTACACATTCAATGAAACAACAAAGAAAACTAGTTTTAGAAGTTTATATTGGAACAAAATATACAGCGTTACCAACTTTATACCTAGATATCAAACATCTGACAATAAAAAAACAAGAGCGTTTACAGCTATAAAAGATGTCGATGGTTGTGCTGGTGATAAGACAACGTTTCCTTTTAATAAAGTTAATACTGATTTTAGCCCTATATTTTTCATCATTTGTTTAATCATAAAAATAATTGCATTTTTAATTTATATTATGAATGCGTTTTTAATTAAATTAGTAAACATAATCATAGGTGTTTTGAATGCTATTCTAAAAGTGATATGTAACATAATTTTTAGCATAGGTAAATTCATTAATAAGATACCATTTGTCAGTGTAAATGTATGTAATTGGTGTATTGGTAATGGTTGTTGTAATTGTAGTGATATCTTAGGTTATATACCTTGTATTTGGGTACAATGTCCCTTTGACGCTGATGCTGGGACTGGCTTGTATGCACCTGGTTGTAAGGAAACTGATAAAGGGTTTGAAGCGGTTAAAACAAACACTGGGTATTACCCAACTTTTTACCCTGGTGATGATTTTGACCATCCAGATAAATTTGGTGATGCAGCTGGTTTAGATAAATGTGTCGCTGCTGTACTTGCTGAGAGCTTAGGTATATTCCAATTTGATTTTTACAATGATTGGGTAAATGGTACCTTATATGGTTATTTATTAAAATATAAAAGAAAGAGAAGAAAATCTGAGAGATTCTGTGAATATGATTGTGATGATTTCTTCAGCCAAGGTGGTGTAGATGGAAACAAAAATAATAACCCAGATAACAATTGTAGAACAAATTATTTGTTTGATAGTTGTTATAACGGTGGTGATGACTCACAAGATGAATTAAAATCTAGAGGTGGTGTTAGGGAAGGTTTGATAAAAAAGATTGACACTTTCCAAAATGGTAAAAAAATAAATGAAGAGTTTTTCTATGCCGCATCCCTTCATGATGCATCAGCAAAATTATTTGCAACTGATATTATTTGCATGGGTTCGGTTTTTGATTGTGATTGGCAAGGAATACCAAAGGTTCAATCATTATTGATACCTACAACATATAAAATACCACCAATTGTAGTTGAATTGACAGACGATAACCAAACTGTTGAAACAACTGGTATGATTGGTACTGGTGGTAGTTTACAAGGCTTGTTTTTTGAAGTTGATTGTATTGGTTTACATTCAGATTACAGTCAATGCTTAAATATTAGACATTTATCTGAGTTTGGTGTTGATTTAGACCAATTACAGTTTGGCGCACCCTCAGCTTCATACCCTAATGGGGCACCGATTTATGCTGATAATAACATAGGTATAAAAGATATTGACGAAAACGGTGGTATTTGGTTTAGAGATGTGTATTACGAATTAAACAAAATCCCTAATCAAAATTCGTTTACGTTAGTGCCTTTTACAACCAGCTTTAACCTTAACGATGCCGCAACTTATTCGTTCTCAAACAATACTGATAACGGTGTTAACTATTCTAGTTTTAGAGGTTACCCTAGCGGTTCTGAGTCACAATTTACACAACCTAAACACTCGTATTTTTTCTACTTTGGTATTCTACCAGGAAAAGGTGCTTTAGAAAAATTAAACCAAAGATTTTTTACAAGATGTTTACCAGTAACTGAAAAAGAATTTAACGTTCTTGCTACATCACAATCAGCAACGGGGTCAAACCCTACTGGTTCGATAACGTTTAGTGTGGTTTCTGGTACAGCACCTTTCACATACACGATTAGTGGACCAAATGGATACAATAGTACTGGAACAATAGCTGCTCCACCAGCACCACAAACAGTTACTATAACTAATTTACCAGTTGGTACTTATACAATACAAGTTGTAGATGCAAATGGAAATGTTGTAACCCAAAACACAACAATAGATGGACCACCAGCCTTATATGCAACGGCTTCTGTTACTAAATTATGTAGTTCAGCTAGTGTTCAAGACGGTGAAATTACAATAACTAGTATAGGCGGTGGAACTGGCGTTTGGACTTATCAATTGTTAAGAAGCAACGGTTCCGTAGCAAAACCAGTAACATCGATTTCTACCTCACCATTGATAATAACTGGTCTAGGTGCTGACACTGGTTCTGATGGTTTAACACCACCGAATTTTGGTTATAAATTATTGGTTAGTGATGGTATAACAACAGTCACAATTACTGATTTGGTTTTAAACGGACCAACACCAGTTGTTTTAAGTGTTTTAACTCAGACACCTACAACATGTTGGGAATCAGCAGATGGCACATTCAACATAGGTCTTACTGGTGGTCAAGGTCCTTACACAAATACAATAACTGGTCCAGCTGGTTTCCCATCTACAAATGGTTTATCAGTAAACGATGCGATTAGAGGTACATATACGATTACAACAGTTGATAATTACGGAACAACAGATACACTATCTGTAATAGTACCTAGTTTAAATGTACAGATGATTGCATCAATGGCACCAACTGCTCAATTAAATAAACAATGTGACCCTAACAATTATATTGTACCGTTTTACGTTACTGCTGGTGCAACTGCTGGACCAATAAAAATACAATACAATGTTGATGACAACACTGGTAGTGGTTTAGATTTAATTTGGAATGATGTTATATTAACATATGTTAATGCTTCAACACCTATGTTTGTTACAATACCAAACCCTAGCGGTGGGTTAAATAGCGGTATTAAAATAAGGATGAAATCACCAGATGGTTTATGTTTTAGTAATATTTTATCAATTAATAAAGCTAGTATTGAATTACCTATCAACACATTATCGATAAATACAACTGGAATAAACAACGCTCAACAATGTAATCCAAACCTTGTATCGTTTAAATTTAATGTTAGTCATTTACAAGCTGGCTCAACAGCACGTCTACCTTATACGTTTGTTTATCAAGTAAATGGTGGTCCAACAAACACTGTATCGATAACAACTAACCAACAATTGATAAACGCAACAATGCCGTCTATATCATCTAGTGCGGTTATAACTTATACAATAACTGATAATAAAGGTTGTGTGGCTAGTGGAACATTACCAACAATAACAATGCCTACACAAGCATTAACTGCTTATTGGACATATAATACTAGTGTAACACCTAACACAAAATCACTAGTGATTAACGGTGGTTTAGCACCATATTCAACAGCACCAGCTGTAAACTCACTTAAATCAGCGATTCAAACAGTTAGTGTTAGTGATAACGTTGGTTGTACATTCATCACACCTTCTAGTACTTAATTAATAACATGGAAAGAACACAACAAAGATTAAATAAAGAAAAATCTGCATTATCAGTAAACACTGACACTACTTTAAAAATCAACATTGAAAATAGTCAAAGACTATTACCAACAAATGAAATTAATAAAATAGTTAATGTTGCTGAAAGATTTAATATTGAAAGACAAAGATGTAAATATTATCGTATTATTGGTACGATGAACACAACAATGTCAAACGTTTTATTTAATCTAAAAAATTCTGCCATGTCTGACAAGTATACATGGTCTTGGTTTAATTCTTTAGACTTTCTAGACACTTCATACCCAAAAGACAACGATATCATTGATGATACCGATTTGACATACCCAGCGTCCTTAAAAACAAACTTAAAAGAAAAAGATGGTTGGTTTGGTTGCTATGACCCAGATATTGCAAAAGCTGCTTTATGTAATTATTTTGACATGGAGCCAAAGAGAGAAAGATTTTATTTTACACCAGACATCATGCCATATATGGGTAACGCAAATTCCCAACCAGTGAAAAATTGGGAATTAACCATTACGTACCCAAAAGAAATGGATAAAGCACATAATTTTGTAAACGGTGGTCTATTAATAACTGAAGCGGTTAGTGCGACAATAGCAACAAGACCAATGACAGCTATTGGTATGTCATGCATGCATAATTTAAAAATAGGTGATGTTGTTAGGGTAACTGGAACAACTGGTTATGATGGTGACCATGTTGTTGTTAGAACTGGATTAGATAATGGTGATTTTAAAGAATATTACTTTGTTATAGATAAACCAAATACTGGTGTCTTAGGTGCAAATTCTAGGATGAAAAGACTTGTAAACAACATTGAATCAGAGTATTATTTTAGAATATTTAGAAAAATAAAAACTAGAGTGGCACCACTAATTGAAACGGATGATTACGAAGCTTACCGTGTTGGTTTTAGTGAAAACTTCTTTAACGATTCAATAATTCAGTTTGTTTTTAATGAAGATATAGATGTTACTGAATTAACAGATAACCTAGGCAGACCATTAAGTGAACTTTACTTAACTATTATCAAAACAAATAGCAACAATTTATTTACAAATGTTTCATCTGGTTTTGAAACACCATATGCATCTAGACTAAATAATAGTAACACTATAAGTTATTTAAGAAATATTCCTACGATACATAAAATACATAATGGTGGTTCATTACCATTTCCAACACACACACCATTGGAAAACGATATTAACATAAACAACAATAATAATATCACAAACAATAATGATTTTTATGGTGATTTGGTAGAGTACAATATTAATGAATTAACTGAAGTAGTATTGGCTAACATCCAACACAGATTTAACACAGTAAATAGAGAAACAAACCCATCTTTAACATATGTTTCAGATAGAGGGACACCGCTTAACCCATCGTTTATAACAAAAACGATTACAATGGGCCCAAGACAAGAAGGTTATTATTATCAACCACATCATTTAATTAAAATAAGAGAATTTTCTACTTATATCGAACAAGGTGATGAATTTACGGAAGGTATACCTAGCTACGCAACAGATTTAGGTGATGGTAGAATAATATGGAGAGATTTACTAGACATAGGTTTCAACGAAAGTGATGAAAAACCATTGGATTATCCATTTTTAAATGGCTCTCATTACATGTATCAAAACTATTGTTTTACGGTTAGAAGACAAGACCCATTCGGTGTTTGGAATTTATATTACAGCAAATTCCCAGAAGACCCAGTTGGTGATAGAATAACAGATAAATTTAAAACCAATACAGAAGAAGATGTTTGCTAATAAAGTTAAAATCAACATGTCAACAATACCTTCTGGCGCAACTGGTACAACGATTACAGTTCCAATTAACATGACGTTTCAGAATGTTGATAATGCGGAATTGATAGACAGAGTATTTGTTGAAACAGAAGTGGAGAATGCTATTAACCCAATCATAGATTATGAAAAAGTTAGGTTCCTACCTTTGGATTTACAAGGCACATATATTGATAAAATCATTTACGATGTTTACTTGTTAAACCCTACACAAAATTATGTAGGGTTTTATGGTAATATTGGGTTTACTGATGATGATATAAAATTTAGAAAAGAATCTTTTAAACAAACATTTTTAAGGTTGAGTTTTTATGATACCGATAATCCATTAACACAATCATTGGTTAGTTTTTTAACATTGTATTCTGAACTAAATTCTTCTGATTTACAACAACCAGGTCCAGGTATAATACCAGGCACCCCAAAACCAGCAAATCAAATACCCGTTAACTTTGTTGTTGAAAGTCCTTTGTTGAACCCTATGGGTTCTGCTGAAGGATATCACTTATATGATTACAAAAGTGAGTTAAATATAGGTGAGTCAAAGTATTTATATATGAGAGCAACGCTAGCAAATGCTAAAACGGGTAAAATTGTTAATTTAATGGTTAAAAATGTGGCACAGCCAATTGATAAACTAGTGCATGAACTTTACACTAGATACAAAATGGTTAGAACGGCTACTGGTTATTATTATGAAATAGACAATACCTACCAAGGAAATGGCATTTCTGGTCAAAATAACGTAACATACAACACAAACACGTCTGTTGTAAAACTTTATGAAATAAATGCCACATAATGGAAGTCATTAAAAGAAAAATATTACTAGAAAACAGTATTGATAGAAGCAGTGAAAATAAAAATTGGGGTACGTTAACAGCGACAACTTTTTATTTAAAAGTTTTGATAACTCAAAACGTTGATGATATGGGTTTGTTTACAGATTCTGAATTTATCGTAAAAGATAAAGTTTCAACACCAGCTGACTATACAATATTAAAGGATAAATTAACAACACTAGGTCTTTTATTCCCATTTATGACTGGTGCAACTGGCCCTACATTTACAACAAACAATACACCAGAAACATTATGGAAAGTTTTAAGGTATCCGATAAATACGGTGTCAAATTACTACAATTTTAGTAATATTGTTATTACTGGTGCCACAGATAGTAGAATTGAAGATGTTAGGTCATATGCTGCAATCAACCCTTTTAGAACAAATTTTAACGTTAACACTGAAACATATACAAACTACAACAACGTAACAGTAAACGGTGTTGATAGAATCAAATCAATGTCCGACCCTAAAATCTATGTTTTTGATACACCAAATGACACTAATTTAGGGACAAATAACCAAGTTTATGGGTTACAATTCATGGACTATAGCGGTGTCACAAGACAAATATTGGTTGAGGATGAAATCACTGTAGTACCTTTAACAACTTACCGATACATAGGCGAAGGATTTAATGAAACAAATATTTCATTATCGGGATTGACCAAAGAAGAATATTTATTTGGTATAATTTCTCCACCAGAAGTTCAAAACGATGTATTTATAGATAGAGGTATAACAACTGTTATGGATAGGCATTTAAAGCTCTCTGAAATAAGAAATATAAAAGAGTTAGAAAACTACGGAAACGGATATTATAAACTAAATAAACAATAATGACAGAAAAAGAAAAAGAATATAATAAGAAGTGGTTACTTTCATACCATTTGTTATTACCTTTAGATGAAATAAATAAATTAAATGACCATGAAATTAACATCATGGTCAATTTTATAAATAATAAGTTAAAAAGTTAAGATATGGCAACAGGAACATACGGAATAGTAAGACCAGCAGATATTTCCCCAGATGATGTGGAGATTTTTTATCATTTTACACCATCTAGAGATAAAGCTGGTGATGCTGGACTAACAAAATTAGACCCAAATATAGTTTTAAAGAAAATCGATAACCCTAACAAAGTTCAATCGAATGTAACTGGATTTGAAGTTTTTGGTGGGATGTATACACTTACATTACCAGTTGCCAATTTTAGTACAAAAGGTTTTTATACAATTATTATAAAACCAGTTGAAATTAGAACCAAAATAGTTGATGTTGGTGTGTTATCATCATATCCAGATATCAAAGGTTTATTGTTTGATATAGCTAGCGTTCCTACAAATTTTTCAAATAGATTTGAAAACAACGGATTGGTTGGTTATAGAATTGAATATTTGGACACAACAACATCTAGACCAGACGCAAAAGTTAATAACTTTTTCAGAGTCATCACATCAAATAACAGAGCTGAGCCAGTAAACCAAAATTTAACGAACACAAATCAAAAAGCTATCAGATATAGGTTCAACGATAATTCAAGTTTAACTTTTTGTACTGTTTCACCAGCATCTGCACCAAATGTCAAACCAAATGCGTTGCCGTTTATCGGACAACCTAACCAAGAAATAATTATCACAAATACTTTCTTCAACCCTATAATGATAGAAGTTGAAATGGTTGAACATGATGTTGAAACACTTGCATTTGCAATCTTTGGTAATCAGACTAAGAGTCTTGAAGATGGTATTTACACAATATACAACTTTAATAATGATATTTATAAACAATACAATTTATACGAAATAAAAGACCAGTTTACTGGTAAATCATTGTTTGAGGTTAGAGAACAAAGAACAGCGATTGATTTTAGTAAAACTTTTAATAATATAACAACAATCTAATTTTTAAATGGCAAAAAAGATAAAAGTAGCTGGGTATTCACAGAAAATTTCATACGATGGAAACATTGAATACAGAGATTTTAGTCCAGATTTAGTAGGGTTACAACTGGCAAGTGATGGTGGTACCCCATTGTTTACAATGGGTAATTTTGCTATTACGACCAACTTAGACCCAAAATTAGATAAAAATTATATTACTGGTAAATTTTCTGATTTTTTCACACTAGATAAATTAGACTTAACAGTTGAGCAATCAGTAAAACTTTTAGAAAATAACGCAAGTGTGTTTTTAAATTTAGATGAATCTAAATTAAAAAACTATGCGTTATTTGGTTCTATGGTTGAATACTTTAGGGTTACGCTAGAAGAAATAATATCTAAATGGCCAGCCGCTTTATATATTACACCTACAACTTTTTTTGATAATCAGTTTATTAACGGTTTTACATTTGAAGATTACACTTACGATTTTATAACCAATGAATCTAGTTTTAAGTTAAACACTACGTTCATCAACAATAAATTTAAGATAAATTATTTAGCCAACGGAACGATTTCAGATTCCTTCAATCAAGAAAATGATTTAAGGAATTTAACGGTAAACTATAAATCATACGCTATCTTGGTAAATAGCACAGAATATGACCTTATTGGTTTCACTGGTTCTACATATGAACAAGCTGATTATGTTTATTTTAAAGTAAAAGGTGATGTTTTTTCTGGTGCAACAACTGGAGCTTACTTATACTACCATATTAAACCTAACAAAACTATTGAAAATACATTTTTCAATAGTTTAAATGGATTACATGAATATTTGTTGAATAGGTACACACTACCATTATACACAGCTACATTTAACTTCCCAGTTAGAACACAAAGCGGTATTTTATTGTATTCATCCAAATCTGTTAAATGGCCAGTAACTGACGGTTATAATATAGATTTTGACACTACAGAATATATAAATTACGCAACAGAACTATTCGATTTATCAACAAACTATGATTTAAACGAAACAGATTTGATGACTAGATTTTTGGTTTCTGAGTCGATATCAGCTTTTGATACAACACCAGTACGTTTGGCTGAAGTTCATCAAGACACAACAACTGGTCAAAAAGTTAATAAAACACTTAAAATATATGGTAGGTCTTTTGATGATATAAATCAGTTTATACAAGGTATTTCTTTTGCACATGTCGTAACATACAATAGACAAGACAACGTTCCAGATGCATATTTAAAAGATTTGGCAAGAGTTTTAGGTTGGGACTTGGTTTCTTCTGTTATTGAGAATAATCTTTTGGCTAATTATGTTGAAACTGATAGTTCAAATTACGCTGGTCAACCAGTTGGTTTAACAGCAGCACAAGCAGATATTGAACTATGGAGAAGAATAATTTTGAACTCACCATGGATTTGGAAATCTAAAGGTGCTAGAAAATCAATAGAGTTCCTTTTAAACTTTATTGGAACACCAATGGGGTTGGTTACTTTTAATGAATACATCTATAGAGCCAAAGCACCTATAGATATTGATTTATTTTTAGATGTGTTAGACTTAAATAGTCTAGATGCTGATTTATCATTATACGCTGTTGACAATGATGGTTACCCAAAAACATTACCAGAAACTCCAGATATGTATTTCCAAAACTATGGTCTTTGGTATAGAGAAACTGGTGGTACTGGTGCAACAATAGATATAACTAGTGGTAACAACCCACACGTTGGACCTTACGATGGGGGTTCTAAATATATAAATCAATTTAGAACACTTATACCTAATTTCACACCAGTAACTGTAACAGCGTCAACAGCTGTTACATCTGAAAGAAACTTATTCTTGAATTATTCGCTAGGTGAAATAACAAACTATACTGGTGATACATATGTTGAAGTTGTTAATGAAGATGGTTCTGATTTAGGTGATTGTATTGTTTACGAGACAGAAATAATCAAAGACCCAATGCCAGAGGATATTTTAACACCATGTGGGTGCCCATGTGAAGGTGAAGATGAGTCTTTGAGTATTTGTGTTAAAAAAACAGACCCAAAACCAGTAAAACCATGTGAAACATTGGCAAACCCACCAAAAAACGATACAACTTTGGGTTTATATGTGTTTAATGTTAATAAATACGATATCAACGGTAATCTAATCAATGGTATCACTAATAAAACTGCTTTTATTGATAAAGAATGTTGTAGTTATTTAGGTGGAAAATCTACATATGCCGATTCAATTTATCAAGGTGCAATACCTTCAAATCCAAAATTAGTAACTAGTGGTTTTGTTTGTTGTACAACAGAAAGATGTGGTTGTAACGTTACTTGTAATTGGGTCATAACTAAAGACCCAATATATTTACCACAAGGCTCACCAACAGCTACACCTTACTTAAACTTTGTAACCCTATATGGTTCTGGTATAAATAAGGTTGTTGTTTCAGATGCATCGGCTTGTCCACAAAAAACGGTTGCGGTTCCAAATATAACAGACCCTTATACTGGTGAAGTTGGTATTGGTTGTAAGTTAACACAAGAATTGATAGATGACTCAAATTCATATGATGAATTATACAACTATTATCAATTTAAAGCAAATAATTTCAACGGGGTCGAGATAGTTGTTGGTGATTTTAAAATTGGTTGTTGTGAATTAACATTTGAGACATATTTGAAGTATGCTGAAGCAATTGGGTTAACACAATCTGGCCCAACAGCTTTAGCATAAACAACTACATATAAAGTAATAAAATAGAAAATAATAATATAAAAATAAAAAAATGGCAGATTCTAAGACTACAACATTTGGTGATGAAATATGTACAGTATTGTTAAGAAATATTGCTAATTCAATCAAAAAAGATGACGCAACTAATAGTTCTGCGTATTACCAACAATATGGTACACTAAATGGTTATACACCGTCACAACAAACTGTGGTGTTAAATCAAAATGGTGATATCAACGTTTTTTTGGTATACAACGGACAAAACCAACCTATAGAATTGGGTAGTTATTGTTGTAAAACAATGATTCCAAAACTAATAACATCAGCTAGCCAATACTTTCCAAATGTAACTAGTGGTGATATATATTGGGATGATAACACACAAAAATGTAGATGGAAAACTTCATCTAACGGTAACGATTGCGTTATAGATACCTTTAAAATAGTCTTAAACCCAGTTGGTAATGATGGAAGCCTTTTCAATACTGAAAGTGGTGAAAAAGAATGTAGTTTGACTGTTGATTTTAATTATCTTTTTAAATTAGAATGTGAAAATCTTGCTGATATATTAAACCCAACGATACCAGTAAATGTTGACCAACAAACACTGGATGAAATAAAAAAATTAGAAGCGGAACTTTCAAATTTAGAAGCGGAGTGTGAATCAATAACGAGCAAACTTGAATTAACTATTTCAGAATATGAGAAAAGTTATTATTCAATGGTTTGTGATAATGTTTCTGTTGAAGATTTTTTAAAATACGCAGAAGCGGTTGGTTACGAAGGAAAAGCTGAACCAGTAAGACAAATTGTGTCTACAAAGAGTATTGCCACAGCAAAAACTGCGTTTGGAAAGACTGGTTTTGGCGGTACACCATTCGCTTTTCCAGCTTTAAGTAATAGCTCAATTATAATAAACGCAAATACTAGTGTAACAATTTGTATTAACGAAGAAAACGGTGGGTTAACTGTGTTACAGAACTTACTAGGTTTAGATAAATACCAAAGGTTTTTAGACGGTGACCCAACATCTTATACGTGTTCTAACGTAATAGAAATGGTTGTTTTAAGTTACGAATCTATTCAAAATGGTGATTTAGAATTGGTGTTTGAATGTACAACACCTTTTGGTTTTAAAACACGATTAAAAAAAGAGATTGAAATTTTAACCAAATTATCAAAAGAATGTGATGATAAAGTAACCGCATTAGAAACACAAATAAATACATTAAAAAGCGATAATGAGTTAAACACCGCTATTTGTTCTACACCATCTCAAGTATTAGAAACGCTTGATGTATCTATGACCATTGATGTTATAGAATCAAATGGTACTTTAAGTACAGTATATGAATTTAATTTATTCCCTTCTATTGGTAGTGGTAACTTGTACACATACTTAAAAAATCACCCAACAGATAGTGGTTTTTATATTTGTGGTGAACCTAAACAAACAGAAACATTTGCTAGTGGTTGTACAGTAATTAAATACCAAAAAACTGAGCTAAGCGGCTCAATCGAACCAGTTCTTAGCAATTGTGCACCACAAGACCCAAGCGATTTTTACTGTAACGTTCAATCTTGTATGCCAGTTAAAGATAATATATTGGAATCGTTGTTCACCCAATCTAGTTTTACAAATAGTGTGGATGATTTAAAATCTTTTAGAGATTCTTTATCTCAAACTATTTTAGCTTCTAAATGGTTAAATTACACAACTGAAATAACAGACCCAGATATTATATCAAAAATAGAAGATAAAAAAATAACTTTATCGATAAAAATAAACAACACATGTTCAAATATATGTGTTTTAGTTGATAATTTAAAATTAAATAAGATTTGTATTGACGGTGAAGCAAAAACTATTAAGGTTGATAAATCACCTGGTTTTGAATTGGAAAGAATTATTGATAATAAAAAATCATGGATTAAAAATACAACACCAGTTAGTAGAACTTTTGACATAAAAAATAATCTAGGTGACAATAGAATTAGACAAACAGAGTACAACGTAAATGACGAAAGATTAGTCATAAACACAAAAGAAATTGATTTAGATATCAATTTGGCTAGTGCTGTTGAACACGATGTTTGGTGCTATGTTGTTGACAATCCATGTTTATTGACTGGGGTAACATGTGAAGATGTATTCACAATAGACTCACCATGTTGCCAAACTGGAACAACGTGTGGGGATAATCAAATTGATTTTGATTATTTGTTAACTAGTTCGTTATCAACTGTTGATACTGTTGAAGAATTTGAAAATTTAATTTTATCTGAATTGATAGACGCTAAAGATAGAAAAACATTATCTGGATATCCAACTCTTAGAGCATTATATGATAGGTATTTGAATAGTACAAAATATTGTGGAACCGAAAGTTCAAAATACACATACGCAACAATGGAACAATTTGCTGCTTTGGTTGGTGATTATTGGACAGACATTATTGAACAAGTTGTACCAGCAACAACAATATGGGGTAGTGTAAAAATTTATAGCAACACAATATTTGACCAACAAAAGTTTAAATACAAAAATGGTAGTTTGTTTATATGTGATGATTATGCTGCTGAAAGTATTGCTTTTGATTTAACCGTTGGCGTTGATAAAACAACAATAAGTAGTGGGGGTACATTACAACCAAACACAAAGGTTCAGAAATGTACTGGTGTTTATTTAAAACAAATAAATGCTTCTTCAGAATTTATTGGAACAGTAACAATTACTGAAGGTTCTGTAAAATCAGATAGTGATGGTGAAATTAGATTGAAGTAATTAAAAGAGAAATATATTTATAGATATGCCACAATTATTAAAAAAAGTAGAAGGAGAAATATTGACACATGTAATAGGTGATGTTCGATTCGTCACTAGTGTTTCTGGTCAAATACAACAAGAAGATTTCATTAATCTTAATGGGTTTGTCGCATATCTTCAAAATTTATCCAGAACAGAATTTACCGCTGCTTTACTTAAACCAATGGAGTTTGGTTTAAAAAATGAAAATAACATTGAAACAATAACGTTAGATATAAGCTACTAATGAGATACCAAGATAGAATATACATACAAAACCAGAATTCAGCCGTTAGGAATAGAACATATACCAACGTAAATATGAGTTCTGATTTTTGTGTTTTTAACAGCCCATTATTTAACGTTAGTGGTGCGACTAAAATAGATTGTACTGGTACAACAACTGGTGGGACATACGTTATATCTGCATCCACACAAACAATTCCGTTAACTTTTCAATTCACGGCAAACACTAGTTCATTTGTAGATACAAACGCAAACTTTAACTTTCAAATATACAAGTATGACCAAAGTTTAAATGGGTTTGCCACGATACCAGTTTATAAGTCTGAAATATTAAGTTATTCAGCATTTAGTGCTACAAACGAAACAACACAATATGTTCCAACAAGTGGGTTGACAATGGATGGTGACTATCTAATTAAAGGTTATTATCAATTTAGTGCGTGTACAGACTTCATGAAAAGATTGGGTAAAGGTATTGATACCGTGAACTATATAAGCGGTTCTGAATATGGTATTTATGATAAAAGTTTGGATTATTACTTTGTTTCAATAAGACAAGCAGAAAAACCTACATTTACAAACAACACTAGCAACTCTACATTAACAAACAGACTAATTCAAACAACATTACTACCACCAGCTGGTATAAAGGAAGTTGTAATTCCTAGTAATGTTCTTGGTGACTTTGTTATGACTTTAAATGGGTTGGTTTTAGCTAATAACCTAGATTATACATTTAGTGGCAGTATTGTAAGTTTAAGTGGTGAAACATATACTGATGATATAATAACATTTATTTATACGTCAGATGGTGGTAACAATTTAATTGGTGACAATATTGATATATCAGCACCGATTATCAGTGGGGTGACAGACGCAGAAGGTTCTAATCTGGTCTACTTCAACACCTCAACACAAAAATACGAAATATACACGTCAGTACCACCATCACAAGGCAACGTTGTTGTGGTGATGTTAAACGGTATAACATTGGCAAATGGTATAGATTATTACCAATCTATATCAAATAGTAAAAGAATAATATTAGAAGGTTCGTTACTTGTTGGAGATATTATAACTATGGTTTATTTCCCAGCGATAAATACAGTAAATGGGTTAAATACTAGCACACCAGTTGTTACATGGACAGTAACAACACCGCCAGACAAGGTTAATGGTTTCTTTTCACTAGAAGTTAGTACTGGTAATACATTTACAAGCTTCTATTATAGTGGTAAAACAGACTATTTTGTCGGTTCGACATATTATGCTGATAATTTTACAGCTAGTGGTACTGTTGGTACAAAATTATATTATAGAGTAAAAAATGAAAAGAATTATGAGACATTATGTGGTAATTATATCACTACAATAGCATATAGCGAAGTTATTCCTATTGTTATTCAAACTAATTCCATAAATTCGTACTAATATTATTTACTATTGTATATTTATAACTAAAATAAAGAAAAAGATATTTATAAAATATGAGTTACATAATTAAAAGCACAAGTCCGTTTGTCAACATAAAATTGACAGAAAAAGGTAGAGAACAATTAGCACAAGGTAAACTTAACTTTTCCTTCTGGGCTATTGGGGATTCTGAAATAAATTACACCAGAGAAGCCATTGTTGATAACGCAACATCAGTTGGCGACCCAACATTGACAGCTACAACGGTTGTTTTTAAACCGTTTGACAAGCAGCCAAACTTGAAATCATTCATTTATCCTTTAACATCAAACGAAATTTATCAACCAGTAAACGCTTCAGTTATCAATGTTGTTAAAGCTGTTGTTAATAACGAAGCTCAAGAAAGAGGTTTTTTCAGCGGCACAAGTTATAACACATTAACTGGTTTGACATATTGTGCTTATAATGAATATGTTTCTGACACAACACCAGGCGCATCTAGATATGACGGTTCAAACATTATTTCAGTTAGTAGTAGTGCTTTTACAATTGGAGATTTTGTATTGATTAAAATTGGTGATTATTCAACTGGTGCTTTAACTCAAAACGACAACACAGTAGCTTTGCCAAATCTTTGGTATAAAATACAAGCGTTGACAGCTGGTACAACATCAATCATAGAATTAGATAGAAATTTACCTAATTTGAACGGTACTTGGACTGGTTATTCTCAGATTTTCATCTACAAAGGCGGTGAAGTTTATAACTCTTTTGGTTATGATAACTCTACAGCGTATTGGGATAGTGGAACATTATCTTTTGATTCTTCTAGCAATATCACATGTAACGATGTTCCAGTTTGGAATATGAACAATGTTTGGTGTGAGAGTTTGGCTGGTATTACTGGTCTAACAACAACAAATCTGTATGAAGGATATACTAAGTTTGGTTCATTCCCTTATTTAGGTACTAAAAACCCATACTTAGAATTTGTATGTAAAACAACTGCTGATACCGAAACTTCTTTGGCGTTTAGCTGTACTGGTCCAGGTCAAAGTTACCTAGACGATGTATCAAAATCTATCTCTATTTTACATTACACAAACAATACTATCTCTAATCTTTACGGTGAGTTCTTCTATACTGATGCCGCAAACAACAAATATTTATCGTTGTTTATTCCAGATTTAATGTACCACAGAAGAAACGGTAGTACTGGTAGTGGAACAACAATGGGTATGAGATTTATCGCTACGGGTTCAACATTCACAACTAATCAAGACATCGAATACATTGAATTGATTGAAGACCCAGCAATGGTTGCTTCAGCATCAACTTCTGTAGCTGTTGGTAGAGTCTACCCACAACTAAAAACAGTTGTATTCTATAATGACGAAATAGTTTCTGCTTTATCATATAAATCTAACAGAAACTGGACATTACCAGAACTATCAGCAACATTGGCAGCACCAAGCGGTGGTACATCTACTGGTATTCTAAATACACAACAAACAATGTATTTAACATATGTGTTAGACAACGTTGGTCAAAGCGGTTATACTTCTTCTTTACCTTGTCAAACATACATTAAAATAACAAACAACACTTCATCAGCTAAAGACGTTTCGTTTAAAATAACTGAAACAGACATGCTTCCATACATGAGAAAGATTGAAAGTGCTGGTTATGATGGATTAGGTTTTTATGCGTATAACTTTAAATTGTTATATCAAATTGTAACCGACTCTATGGACCGTCCAGACCCAGGTGCTTGGAAAGAGTATGACTTTACATCAACAGCTATTACAACAAATGCTGGTGAAACAATCGACCCTAAATTGCTAGAAAACCAAAATCCAGCTATTAATGGGTTTGTTTTAGACGTGTTAAAAGATGTGAGTGCGACAACATTTAATTTAATTTCACTATTAAACTTACCACCAACAGTTTCACCAGAGAAATTACAATTTGGTGATGAAAGATTCTTCTACGGAAACCTTTCAACATATATTGGTGCAACAATATACAAAACAATCTTCGACATTAGAGTTAATAGTAGTCAATTTAACGCTACAACTAACCCAACTAGAAGTTCAGATACAACAGTAAATCCACCAAACATAAAAATAAGTGAGGTTGGTATTTATGACACAGACAAAAACTTAGTCTGCATTGGTAAACTTAGCACACCAGTTGCTTTAACCAATGGGAACACAATAATGCTTGAATTATCAATGGATTTCTAAAATGGGATATAATAGTACTGCAACGACACTTACACTTACAGCTAAATTAACACCAATAGGTAGACAAAAGCTTGTATCAACAAATAACGCATTAATCAAAACTTTTAGTTTAGGTGATTCGGATGCGAACTACTTTATTGACTTAACATTGGGAACTGGACAAGTTCCTGGTGAGGGTGGTAATATTGGGTTCAACAACACTGTTAGTAATAGCACAGCTAGAAACCTAAATTTAGCAACGTATCTTATCGTAAATTCAAGTGGTTCGATTAGAAAAAGTGTATCACAACAATCAACAACTGTTTTAACTGAAACACAGCCATTAGGTTTTAAAACCATTTCTGGTTCTAGTTTAACAATAAATGGGGTTGATAGAAACAACGCAACAACAGACCCGTTGGTTAATTTATTCTTTTCATTTGGTTTACCACTTAATAGCACTGACGATAACAGATTTAGTGGTATAACATACGCTAATGGTGGTTTTTCAGACACAGCATTTAGTGGGTTCGCTGGTAGTAAAATAGTTGTTATTGGTATAGATAATTCACAATATGGTGAGGCGTTGGATGGTAAAACTGTTAAACTTGAATTACCAACGACTGCTGGTACATATACTCTTTATAGTACATATTTAGGTGGTTTATCTCAATTGAATGAATTAGACGCTAGATATAACGATACAGCAATTGCAACTGGTTCATTTGGTTATAACGTTGCAACTTTATTCTCTGATAACATTCTAACACCTAATGGTGGTGATTTAAGTTTAAGCTGGTCAACTGGTTATGGTACACAAAAACCGTTCTCTATAAATGGTAAGAAAACATACAACCTACAAACGAACACCAATTTAGGTGCTACTGCTGATACAGCTGTTGGTATGTCTTATTTGGATAAAGGGTTTATAGTAATCACAGACCCTACAATCGTAAACGCTGTCGGTGATGTTACAACAACTGGTGTAACAACTGGTATGACAGTAACTTTTGACAGCATTTCAACAAATGTGACACAACAAATCACATGTATTGCCGACAGAGGTGAATTCGGTGGAACAACAAACCCAACATTTGGTGATGGCGATGTTCCTAGAATTAGCGAAGTGGGACTTTATGACGATGCTGGTAATCTTATTGCATATGCCAAAACAGATAGACAAGTAACAAAGAATGTTAACCAATTTTTGGCCCTTTCTATAAATATTACACTTTAACCCTTTATTTTTTACAAGTTAAGGTTAGATTAGTGTTAAAAATTGATTTATGGCAAAAGAACCAGAATTTTTATTAGCACTAGACGTGTCGACATCAACAATTGGTATCGCACTATTTGAAGACTTAGGTGAAAAAGGTGAGTTGAAATTACTACACCATGTTTCACCTAAAGTTAAACCTAAACCAGAAAATAAAATGGAAGAATTGTTCAGAAAAGTTGAAATTTTTGAACAAGAATTTCTATCACATTATAGTGATTTTGGTATCAATAGAGTAGTCATCGAAGAACCATTGCTTCAATCTAACAATGTTTACACAATAGCAACCTTATTACGTTTTAACGGTATGATATCAAAATCCGTTTATGACACTATTGGTGTTGTGCCAGAATTCATTTCTTCTTATGATGCTCGTAAATTTGCTTTCCCAGAATTAATGGCTGTCAGAAAATTCAAAAAAGACGGTACACCTTTAAACGAAAAACAAATAGCCAAAAATACTCCAGTATTGTTTGGTGGGTATGATTTCGATGTTGACAAGAAGTACGTTCTTTGGGAAAAAGTTGCCGAATTAGAGCCACAAGTTACTTGGTTTTACGACAAAAACAACAAGTTAAAAAAAGAAACTTTTGACACCTCAGATGCTTATGTTGCTGGTATTGGTTACATGTATAAACACGAAATCTGGAAAAAATAGTAAAATTTATTTGTAAAAACCATTAGTATTTCGTACCTTTGTAGTATGAATCTTTTATTGGTTGATATACTTGAGAGCTTTTTAGGTGATACTAGAAAGCATAATGAAGATACTGGGCAAATCGCTTTTGACTGTCCAGCATGTTCTGCTGAAAAGGGTATGGTCGATGGTGATGGTAAAGGAAACCTAGAAATCAATTATAATAGAGGTATGTTTAAATGCTGGGCTTGTCAAGAGACAAACAACATGCATGGACCAGTAATTAAACTACTAAAAAAATACGCAACACCCAAAAACATACGTGATTATCTGTTGGTTAAACCAGATGCTGATTTGGTTAGCGAAAAACAGAAGAAAGAAATAGTATTAACTTTGCCAGAGGGGTATAAAAAACTATCTGAATGCACAGAAAAAGACTACAAATCACAACAAGCACTATCTTATTTGCGTGAACGTGGTATAACCGATGATATTATAAAATATTATGAAATAGGTTACACGTTTAGAGGTAAATTCTTCAATAGAGTTATCATACCATCTTATGATTCAGAGGGTAAATTAAACTATTTCATAGCTAGATGGTTTGCCAAAGAATACACAAAACTAAAATATCTAAACCCAGATGTTGAAAAACAAGAAATAATCTTCAACGAAGGAAAAATAAACTGGGATTCAACAATTTACATAGTAGAAGGAGCAACAGACCATATTGTTGTACCAAATTCAATACCATTATTGGGTAAATTCTTATCACCGCAACTCCTAGAACTATTACACGATAACGCACAAGCTTTTATTGTGATTGTATTGGATGATGATGCGTATGAAGACGCTAAAAGGTTATACAGAGAATTAAACTTTGGTGATTTAAGGGGTAGAATAAAACTGGTTAAATGTCCAGAAGGTTATGACCCATCAAAAATATTTGAAAAATTAGGTAATAAGGGTATTGTTAAATTGCTTAGGGGTGCTTATAAATTAGAAGATTCTGAAATTTATTGATATTTATACATAAAAGGTAAATATGGAAATAAAAAGTCGTTTAAGACAATTATTAAAAGAATCTATAGAAGGCAACTACGGCTACCATGTTGGTAATCTAACAACAAAGTCTGAATTTATTGGTGAAAAGGCGTTTGGTGGTAGAAGTTTAGCTTTGCAAGGTCTTGGTGGTGCTAGTAAGACTGGCCAGTTTGGTGCTGGTCATTTTTTGTTTGGTACAAAAGAAAAAGCAGAAGATTTTAGAAAAACAAAAGACAGACCAATTTATAAGGTTGATTTTGGTCAATATAGAATGTATAGACCTAGCGATGCCAAAGAATTTGTAGAAGGCGTAATCAACCTTACGAATCAACTTATTATGGTTCCAGAAAGGTTTGCCGAAACTCAAGAGTTCAACGATGTTATCGATGACTTGGCACAAGATTTACCTAGTTTTGGTATTACTCTTTCAAGAGATAAAATATTCCAAATAACGAAAGGATTTGTCGAAGACGTAACCGAAATGAAGAACCCAAAAAGTGATTACCTTATCACTAGATACCTTAAATCAATGGGTTATGAGGGGTTAGATTTAAGAAACACACCATACGATTCCTACTATATTGGCTCTGTAATATACGATTTAAAAGCAAATACTGTTTCAGAAGCTTAATTTTACTTAAAATTAGTTGTTATTTAAGATATTATTGTGTATCTTTGTAATAAATTATTAGACATGAGTAAAGCAAAATTATGGGTTGGGCCAGTATATTTAGAGCCGATAGAACATAAGTATCATCATAGAGAAACTGGAAAAATTTATAAGTCGGTAACTACGACACTTTCATCTATTGAACCTCATTTTGATTCTGAAGCTGTTTCTTTGGCGATAACCAAACAGCTAGATACTGTTAAACAAGAACGTTATATTGGGCTAACGCAGCAACAAATTTTAGATTATTGGCAAATGCTTAATGATGAAGCTAACATTTATGGAACAAAAGTCCATGATATTGTTGAGCGTTATTTGCTGGCTAACAAATGGTATTTCCCACCAGAAAATGAAGAAGGTGAGTTTGAACAAAAAGTCATTGATGGGTATAACGGGTTAAATATTGATGAGGGTGTTGCAATGTGGCCAGAAAGAATTTTGTTTGCGGAACAATACGAATTGGCTGGTATGTCTGACCTTATAATCGATATTGATGATGTGTTTTTTGATGTATGGGACTGGAAAACCAATAGAGAGTTTAACTTCTTCAACCCATATGGTTTTGAAACGCTTTATAAACCTTTTGACCACTTACAATCGTGTCAATGGTCTATATATACGCTGCAACTTTCAGTTTATGCTTATATGTATGAATTGGAATTCCCTGGTCGTAAGTGTAGACAAATAAGAATTGGGTATTGGGATAAAGAAAAAATGACGTTTGAAAAAATTCAAATTATGTATTTGAAACATGAAGCCAAAAAACTTATTGAGATGCACCACTATAACATAATGAAAAACGCATAATCAATGGATAAGCCTAGATACTTTAAATGTTCTAAGTGTGGGGAATCAATTAGAAAGATTCTTCACCCTTCATTAAGTGATTTAGACAATATGCCAGTATGTATTTTTCCAATGGTAGAAAGAACATCTGGTATTTGTGGTGGTAGTTTTAGTGTTGAAATAACAGAAGAAGAATATAATGAAACCCTTAAAGAGTGGGAAAATAAAAACGCAAAATAAATGGTAAAGAAAATAGTACACTTAGCTGATATTCACATCAGAACTTTTAGAATGCATGATGAATACAAAGATGTTTTTAGGAATTTACTTAAAGACGTTAAAGAACTTACTGAAGATTTTGAACGTGAAGAAATACGAATAGTTATTGCTGGTGATTTGGTTCATCAAAAAATCGTGATTTCAAACGAGCAGTTAATTTTAGGTACGTGGTTTTTGAGAAAATTAGAAGAAATCGCACCAGTAATTATAATTGCTGGAAACCATGATTTATTAGAGAACAACAAAGACAGAATGGATAGTATTAGCCCTATGGTACAATTCTTAGGTGATAAAGAAATAAACTATTTCAAGGAATCTAAATGCTATATGGATGACAATATTGTTTGGTGTGTTTATTCTATCTTTGAAGAAAACGCTAGACCAGACATTGAGTCGGCTAGAGTTGAATTTGGTAATGATAAAACATATGTTGGGTTATTCCACGCACCGTTGATAAACGCAAAAACCGACATAGGTTATGAAATTGACCATGGTGCTGAATTAGATACTTTTGAAGGTTGTGATGTTGTTATGTTGGGTGATATCCACAAGCGTCAAGCGTTTAACCATAAAGGGATAATTGTTGCTTATCCCTCATCATTGATACAACAAAACTTTGGTGAAAATGTGACAAAACACGGTTTCTTATTCTGGGATGTTGAAACAAAAACATATACAGAACATGACGTAGAAAATAAATCTCCTTACTACCAATTTAAAATAAAATCATTGGAAGATATTGAGAATGGAACAGAAAAAATTACAAACTTATGATGCTAGGTGAATTAAGAGAGTTTATAAATAAACTCCCAGAAGACATGGACAACTTTATTGTTGTAAATGGTGAATACGGGTTTTTAGACCCAAGTGATGATAACAGTGTTGTTTATCGAGTAGATAAACCCGTACTTATGGTTACGGTTGATGAGAATGACAAAGAAATTTTGTTATTACATCAGACACGTGAAGATGTAAAAACAATGATGGGTGATGACAATTCCTAATGAATTACATGATGAACTTTGGGATTATTGTAGAGTTAACAATATCACAAACGTTGAAGAGTTTAAATTAAAACTTTTAAAGAAAGGTTTTACTGTTGAAAAATTTGGTGCAACACCACAAGCGGTAGAGAAAATTGTTGAGAAAATTGTTGAAAAAATCGTTGAGGTTCCAGTTGAAAAAATCGTTGAGGTTCCAGTTGAAAAAATCGTTGAGAAAGAGGTATATGTAACCGATGATTCTAAACTATCTGATTTTACTGATAAGATAGAAGAACAACAAAATTTAGTGATTAAACTAGAAGGTGATATTTCAAAACAAAACAAAACGATATCAACATTAGAAACCGAGATAACCAATTTGAAATCAGAGTTGGAAAAAGAAAAGAAGAAAAATAAAAGAGACATTTATGGTGAGTAATACAGACGTTATGGATATCAAGGCAATATCCCCTTATTCAAAAATCAAAGTCTATTGGGATGATAGACCAGAAAATTATAGCAAAGAAGCCAAGAACAAAGTTAGAAATTATTTTGCTAACAAATATGGTGTTGCTAAGAACAACATCAATGTTGTTTATAGACCAGTTAGGTTAAACGATAAAGGCGATGTTATTGAAATTACTGGTGCTGGTATTGAAAACATTATGGATGTAGGGTACCAAAGAGCCCTTATGAAAGAGTTAATCGATAGAGACGGTAAATCGGTTGACTTTAACCGTATAATCGCTTTAGATGATAAAGTAAACGCATCATTAAACGTTGATTTGACAGAAGCGCAACACAGAAGCTGGTCAATCAAATGGGTGATGATTGATAACTTCTTATCTTTTGGTGAAAATAACTATGTTCCTTTTAGTAAACTAAGAGGTTTAACAGTTGTTAATTCAATGCCATCTAATCAAGGTGGTAAAACAACCTTAACGATTGATGCTATTAAATTTTTATTACATGGTAGCACAACAAAAACGGATACAAACGAACAAATCTTCAACACATACACCGATAAAAACGAACTAACTGTTCGTGGTATGATTGATATTGAAGGTGAAGAAACAATCATAGAACGAAAAATGAGACGCTCAGCCAAAAAAGGTGGTGGGTGGACAGTTGTTAATAAAGTCAACTATTACAAGATATTACCAGACGGTGAAGAAGAAATGTTGAACGAGGAAGATGCTACTCAAACAACCAAAAAACTTAAAGAAACTATTGGTAGTGAGAAAGACTTTGAAATGCTTGTTTTAGCAACTGAGAAGAATTTGGATGATTTGATTGGGTTAACAACAACTGAATCTGGTAAAGTTTTAACTAGACTTATTGGTTTGGAGATTTTAGAAATCAAAGAAAAAGCTGTTAGAGAAATGTATAATGAATTTGCTAGAAAGAAAAAATCTAACGAGTTCGATGTCATAACTCTTGGTAATGAAATTGATGAACACGAAGAAAAAATCGTTTTATGTGATGAGTTAGAAAAAACTTTAAACGAAAAACTAGAATCTAACAAAAACGAAATTGTTAGATTAAACGGTGAGAACGATAGGTTAATAGACAGCAAAGAAAAAATTGATGTTACGATATCTGAATTAAACCCAGAAACATTAGAAAGTGAAATAGAAACTTTAATTGAAAAAGGTGTCGGTTTAAAAGAAAAGGTTGATGAGTTTGTTGTTAAGATAGATGAAATAGGTAATATTGTTTTTGATGAAGATAGACACTTTGAATTAACCAAATCCGTAAACGCTAAGACAACTGAAAAAGCTGTTCATTCAGCTGAAATAAGTAGGTTAGAAACGGTTATTGAGGATTTAATAGCTGGTGGTATTTGTCAATCATGCAACAGAAAATTGGATGATGTAGATAATACAGAACACATAAACACACACAAAGTACAAATTGAAAATACTAGAGCCAAAGTTACTAAACTAGGTCAAGAAATAAAAGTTTTGAATGATGAATTGAGTGGGTTAACTGAAACTAAAAAATCTGTTGATATCAAAAACAAATTAGAGTTAGATAAAGACAGAACGGAAGTTGAAATTGGTTCACTTAGAAACAAAGTTGTTGCTAAGAAAAACGACTTGAAAAAATATAAACTTAATTTGGATGCTATCGAATTAAACAAGAAAATTGACATAGAGATTAGTAAAGTTAAAACTGATTTGTCTGTTTGTGAATTTGCTAAAGATGATGCGATAACCAAAATAGAAAGAGTTCAAACAGATATTAAAAATCACAAAAAAGACATAGCAACCAAAACAAAACTTATTGAAACTATCAAGAAAGAAGAAGAGGTTGATAAAATATTCAAAATTTATATTGATTTAGTAGGGAAGAAAGGTATTAGCAAATTAGTGTTGCGTTCAGTTTTACCAATAATTAACTCTGAAGCACAAAGATTGCTAGAAGATGTTGTAGATTTTGATATTGAGATATTTATGAATGATAAGAATGATGTTCAATTTTTGATTGTTAAAGATGAAATCTCTAAGTTGTTAAAATCTGGTTCTGGACTAGAAAAAACAGCTGCAAGTTTAGCTTTAAGAGCTGTACTAGGGAAATTATCAACGTTACCGATGCCAAACTTTATCACTTTTGATGAGGTTTTAGGTAAAGTGGCACCAGAAAATATTGAAAAACTGAAACACTTATTTGATAAAATAAAAGATATGTATGAGATAGTTTTCTTTATTACACACAACGACCTAGTAAAAGACTGGGGTGATAATGTCGTGACCGTCAACAAGATAGATAACGTTTCTAAAATATCTTTTAAATAAAATTGGTTTATTCGTAAAAAAATAGTACCTTTGATAAAAATTTGAAAAACATGAAGTTTAGAAATTACTGTGTGGTTATTATGGGTGACACCAATGGAGTTTCGGTTGAAATTGAAAAAGTGAGCGAGACTAAACCCAATATTTTAGATGCTAGAGGCATAATTATTGCTACATTTTCATCTGCTGTTGAACCAAAAGAATTGTCAGATTGGTTCAAATTGAACAAAAGAAGTTTTTTTGTTTTTGATTTAGACCAAAAATCATCTGGGTATCATATAACGAAAAAAGAAATACATGAAGGACTATTTGGTTTTTTGAGCGAATTTAATGAAGATGTTTTGAAACAAAGAACAAACGATTTGATGGATGCTATTCAAGATGCTGAAATCATACAAGAAAATAGTAGAAAAAACAAAGGTATAAATGTGAAGACCGTGGTAAAACCCAAAAGACTTACCGAGTCAGAAATCGAGAATATGACATTAAAAGAAAAGGAAGAAATAATGAATAAAATAATCGATAATGGGGTTGAAAACATGACTGAATACGATAAAAAAATATTACCACTTTTAGTGAAATAATTATCAAAAACCCTTGACTTTTAAGGGTTTTTGTCGTATATTTACGTAAGTAAAAATAACAAAAAAAGAGAGTAAATGAGAGTATTTAATGAACAAAAAGTATGTTAATTTTGATAATGATGATAGCATTTCAAAATATTTTAAAGATGTTAGAAAATCGGTTGTTCTAACACAAAACGAAGAGATTAGTTTAGCTAAAAGAATAAAGAATGGTGACAATAAAGCCATAGAAGAATTAGTAAACGCAAATCTTAAATTCGTTATATCGATAGCTAAAGAATATCAAGGACAAGGTTTAGCTTTGTCTGATTTGATTAGTGAAGGTAATTACGGTTTAGTTAAAGCGGCTACCAGATTCGATTATAAAAGAGGTTTTAGGTTTATATCATACGCTGTTTGGTGGGTTAAACAATCAATCATTCAAGGACTTAATGATAATGCTAGAGTTGTAAGATTACCAGCAAATGTTATCAACAAAATATCAAAACTAAATAAAGAGATTGCCAAATTTGAACACATAAACGAGAGAGAACCTATTTTTGGTGAAATTGTTGATGAAGAAGTTAGTGTTGAATTGTTAAGATATCCTAAATGCGCATCACTTAACGAATACATAAATGAGGACGGTGATGAGCTAATTGAATTGATACCTGGAGAAGAACAACAAGAGGATAAAATAGAGGTTGACGAAAGAATTAAAAAACAATTAGGTAAAACCTTATCAGTATTGGATGAGAGAGAACGAAACATTGTTGAATGTTATTTTGGTATAGATACAGATTGTGAACCAATGACACTTGAAGCTATAGGTGAAAAATATTCTTTGACAAAAGAAAGGATTAGGCAGATAAAAGAAAAAGCAATTCGAAAGTTAAGGCACAATGCTCACGACTTATACGATTTAATTAATGAATAAAAAAAAAGGGATTGAGGTCCCTTTTTTGACTATTGAGTATTTATAGTAAAATAAAAGACATGAAGATAAAATTTAGTTACATAATGTTAATATTAGCACTTTCAGTTGCTGGTTGTGCTGCATACTTTTCAGTGTGGGGTCTAAGTCAATTGTTTGCTGGTGCAAGCACTGCTGTTATTATAATGGCATCTGTGTTAGAAATTGGTAAAGTAGTAACAACAACTGCTTTGCATACATATTGGCATAAGTTAGCCAGAGGGTTAAAAATTTATTTAACGATAAGTGTGGGTGTCCTTATGATTATCACATCAGCTGGTATCTACGGTTTCTTATCAAACGCTTATCAATCAACTGCTAACAAATTAGAATTACACGAAGGTGAATTGGGTGTGTTAGAAGCTAAGAAACAAGTATTTGAAAAAACAATAGCTGACAATGCTAAGATTATCGAAACAAAAACAAAACGTGCAGAACAATTAAATAACCTTAGAGGTAATCAAGAATCACGTTTAGATAATTCAACAAATAATAGAAATCAAAGAAACGCTAGAAAAGATATTGAAAGTTCAGATAAACAAATTCAAGTATTAAATACTGAAATAGACGAACTTAACGCTAAAAATATTGTGTTGTCTGATTCAGTGAATGCTTATAATGTAAAAGCTATTGAATTAAAAGCTGGTAGTGAAGTAGCTGGTGAAGTTGGACCTCTTAAATATGTTTCTGAATTGACTGGAACACCAATGGCCAATGTAGTTAACTTTATGATTCTTTTGCTTATATTCGTGTTTGACCCATTGGCAATTGCGCTAGTATTGGCAACAAACAGAGTGTTTGAATTGGAAGGTAAACAAACACCATTGGAACCTAAAATAGATAAAACTAAAGAAGTTTTAGAGGGTGCTGTTGAAGAATTAAAAAAACAGCCAGAGGTACCCACAACCATTGTTGATGTTATTAAAAGTAAAACATCTGAAGATGAATTACCAATAGAAGAACCTATAATGTTGGATGAACAACATGAGGAAGATATTGTTGAAGAAGTTGAAAATGTTGAGATAGAACCATGGGATATCAGACCTATTCAAGAAGAAATCGTTGTTGAAGAACCAATAGTAGAAGAAATCAAACCAATTGCTAAAAAGCAACCAGTAATACCAACTGGAAAAGTTGAGTTGGAAGATATCAAAGAAATTAAAGAAGGTAACAGAGGTTTTTCAGTTGACATACCAAATCCAAAAACCTCAAACACAATAGAAAGAATCGGGTCAAACAAAATAGTTAAAAACGGTGATAACAACAAAGTGTATTTCAAACGTGGGTAATGATAATTGATGATAAAACATATGCTTTAGAAGAAAAAAATTACGTACCGATTGAATGTATTAAAAAGCAAATAGTATTAGCCAACACTTTTAATCACGATATGAAACACGTGATTGGTTGGAAAACAAGATACAATGGTGAATATAAAAAAACAGCTGCATTTACAATAGATGCGGCTGGTGTTGTTCATCAACATTTCGACCCTAGGTATCAATCAAAATATTTTGGTAAAATCGATTTAGACATGAAAACCATCATAATATTATTAGAAAATGATGGGTGGTTATTCAATGATAAAGAAAAAAATAATTATATTACTTGGTTTGGTGATATTTATAATAAACCATCTGATGTTTTTGAAAAAAGATGGAGAGGATATACACATTGGGCCAACTATACAAAAGAACAGTTTGATTCATGTGTTGAACTAACCAGAATGTTATGTGATGAATTTTTTATCCCAAATATGGCGATATCACACAACACAAAGGTTGATACTCTTTCTGATTTTCAAGGAGTTGTATATAAAAGTAATATTGAAAAATATTATACCGACTTAACACCAGCATGGGATTTTGAAAACTTTAAAAATAAATTAGAAATAATATAAAAATTATGGCACAAAACATAAACGAACACGACATGACCAAAAAGATGATGGATATCATCAGAGGTGGTTATAAAAAAACATTGTTAAAAGAAGAAGAAATTGAAGCTACTTCTACAATGGCACCAGACACATCTCAAGTAGCAATGGCTCAATCACCAAGCGATGGTCGTGAACCTTTAATTAAATTGGACAATACTTATTTTGAGGTTCCAAAAGATGACCAAAGGTATAAAGATTTAACAAAAAAACTACAAGACATTGCAAACGTTACAGTTACAAGTATCTATGTTTCAAAAAACAAAGATTTGGTAATAACTGGTGAGGCTTTACAGTACGAAAACTCTGGTTTATATTTCACAATGGCATTATCTAACAAAGACGTTGTAACGTCAACTGAAAATGTTGAAGGTGATGAAGCTAATATTATAATAAATAAATTAACTGGTTTCCTACAAAACCTTAGAGATGATTCTGCTGGAACTAGCGAATATCTTTATGATGAAAAAGTTGATAACAAATAAATAAAAAAATAGATATGTTTATAAAAAGTAGAATAATCGCAATTTTATTAATAATCATAATGGTTTGTATGAGTTCATTATATGGTTTGTTCAAACTTTACAATTATGAGAAAGAAGAAAGAAAAAGATTTAACGACAACTATCTTGCTGTAACGACTGACAGAGCAAGACAACAAGAATTGACAGCTAAAGAACTAAAAGAACTTTATCCAAGATACGATAGTTTAGCTAAAGAGTTGAATATAAAAACAAAACAAATCACAAATATAATTGAAACTAGATACAGATTTAGAGATTCGGTTGTTACAAGCACAATATTAAAAAAAGATAGTATCTCAGAAAAAAGTTTTTTCACCTTAAAAGAAAAATGTTACACTTTCTCTGGGTACATAAAACAAGACTCAATATCGTTTACAAACAAAGAGTTTAAAGACAATCTAACAACTTTTTTATACAAAGATTGGAAACACAAATATCTTTTTGGTTTAATAAAAACAAAACCATATTACACAGCTAAAGTTTATAGTGAATGTATGAAAGATACGGTTGGTGTTCAAAACAATATAAAATTGAAAAAATAACAGTTTAATTAATAGTTTTAAAATGGATAAAAACCCAGAACAAGGTAAAAACAAATCAAATAGAAGTTATAGAAAAAAAACAAAACCAGTATCTTCTGGACAAACTAAAACACAAAATTCAGTAATATACGGTAAAGAATATTTAGAAAAGAAAAAACTTGAGATTCCAATGTATGACCCATACACTGGCGAACCAAACCCACACTATGAAGAGTTAACTGGGAAAAAAAACCCATTATTGGATAAACCAGAAAATAGAATCGAATCAACAAAAAAGGGTGATAACCATAAATCTACGTCACTAAAATACGGTAAAGATTATGTTTTACCAGAATTTGGTAGAAAAAATAGATTCTTATTGATGCTCCCTAAAGAATTTAACATTGAACCATTTTTTGTTAGTAGTGTTAGCGGACCTAATATTATATATGATAATGTAAGAATTTTAGGGATTAAAACATGTTTAAAAAAATATTATGTAGAAGATGTTCACATAAGTTTTAATGTTCCAGTCAGTAATCAAATAATGAAAAAATTATACGATACTACAGTTAAAAACAAAAAGTTTTGTTTTTCGGTTGAAATAATAGACCCAACGGGTGTTGTTTATGAAAATTGGGACTTTAACGGATGTTCAATCAAAGAAATACACTTCGATGATTTATCTTATGACAATGATGGAATCATGAAAACTAACCTTAGAATAAGCGTTGGCCAGTACACGATAAAATAGAAACGTATAAATATTAAAATAAAGCCCCACGTAAGGGGCTTTTTTAGTTAAATTACTATATTTATATATAAAAATAACCCCTAAAATGGATAAAAAAGTTAATGAAGATATCACTAAAACTGATGTGACTAAACAAATCAAAGTCTACATGGACGGTAGTGAGTTTAAAAACAAGGTTGAGAAGATTGTCAAAGACAGAATAAAAAACGAAAAAGAGTTAGAGGATAAAGTGGTTGAAATCACTAAAAACGTACTAACTCAGTTATATAAAACTCTTTGGGTTAAAAGAAATACTTGGGTAAATAACTTGTCAAATAAAAACAATTAATTATACGATGAAAAAAATTAAGATAACAAAAGAACAGTATAACAGAATCGCTGGGTTGTTAACCGAGGGTGATGATGGCTACGCAAAAGGTGGTTTAGCAAGAGTTGATAAACAATTCAAAAAAGCTTTTGCTGGTAAAGACGTTTTAAACGTTAAGGTCTCTGAAGACATGAAAACAACTAGCTTTGACATTAAAAAACCTAACACTAGTGTACCTAGAAAAGGTCAAGCTAAATTTGGTAAAACCTTGAGTGAAGGTACTGAAACTTTAAAAAATGAAACCTTAGAATTGATAAAATATCTTTACAGAAAAAGTGAAGAATTTTCTCCGTTTTGGGCTGAACATGATTTAACGTATGATGATATTTGTGATTCATTGTTGGATAAAGGTGTTATTGTTAAAAAAGACGGTAAGTTTGAGTTATCAAAATCTTTAGGTACAGCGGACGAAGCTAAACAAGCAGTTGAAGATGCGCTAAGCGAAATGGTTGGTGTTGAATTGACAGAATATGACAATTACAATTATCCAATGGGTGCTGACGCTAACCCTAACGCTCCATGGAATCAAAAAGAACCAAAATACAGTAAAGCTTCTATAAACCCATCAAAATTAACGTTTGAAGGTTTATACTCAAACGGTGAAATTTGTATCTTAAAAGATAAATCTGGTCAATTATATTCATTCTACTATGATAATGTTTCAGAAGAAGAATTAAATTCACTTGCTTATGATTTAGGTTTTGCCGAAGAAGAATATATTGGCAAAGATGAAGATGGTATGCCAGAATTTGATTATTATTATAATTGGAAAGGAAACCAAGATGAAGAACCAGAAGTTTTAGCTGCATATGCTTCAGAAAACACATTAGATACTGGTGAAGGTTTAGAAGCTTGGGAAAACGGTGTTGAATTGGTTAAAATAGATGATGCACTTAAAAATGAATTACTAAGCGTTTACGATAAAGATAGTAAATTAGTAAGTTTATTAGGTGGTGTAAACGAATCTGAAACAGAAGGAGATAGATTAGCTAGATTGAAATCTGTTATTGCACAAAGAAGAGCTGACTCAGATAAATGGGATGCTGAAAGATTTGCAAGAAGAGACCAACAAAACGCAATAGATAGCGCAAACGCTGAAGAAAAAATGAGACTTCAGAGCATGCCAAAACCAACACCAGAACCTAAAAAACCAGTTGGACAATACAACATGTTTGGTGGTGTTGATGAAATGGATGCTAGTGCTTCTGGCGCATTTACACCAGCTTTTGGTGCACAACCAATGAGAAAAGAAATGCCTATTGTCACAAACGTGCCAGTAGTTAAAGAAGGTATGGTCGATTCACCTACTACAAATGGTGAATACACAACACCAGCTTTCAAAATGAAAAAAAACCACACAGATTTTGCTGAAACAAAACCTAAAGCATTTAAAAAAACGCAATGGGCTGGTGGCGGCTTCGTAGAATTTAATGACTGTGTTGATTTGAACAATAAACCAGCTGGTACTGGTTGTAGTACTGGTGCTGTTGATAACGTAGTTAAGGTTAGAAAAACCAAAGGAAACGTAAACGCACCTTCTTTGAATGAAGGTATGATGCGTGAAGCGTTGAAACTACAACACGATAAAAAAGAAAACAGACTAATTGTAATTTCTGATTTAGAAGGTAGAGCTGGTAGTCAAGAAACATTTACTAACAAAGCTGTACTTAAACAAAATGGTTTTGTTTGGACTGGAACCAACTGGGCTATACCAGTAGACAAATTAGATGTTGCTAAACAAACTTTAACCCTAATAAATAAAGCTGAGTACTTGATTGATAAATTAGAAGATTTGGAAAGTGCTGTTGAAGAATCTGGTGCTGATAATAAAAGTTTATTAAAAGCTAGACTTGAACAATATATTTCTGATTTAGCAAACGCAACTGATGAAGCTGCTTTATCTGCTGAGATTAGAAGATACTTAACGTTCTTCTCTAAATTCCATAGTTATAGTTTCTACAATAGAATGCTTATCTTTATTCAAAGACCAAATGCGACTAGAGTTGCATCATACAAAACATGGCAATCAAAATTCAGACAAGTAAACAAAGGCGCAAAAGCAATAACTGTTTTGGCACCAATCATAAGCAAATCTAACAAACCAGAAGATGAAGACGACAATTTCTCATCAAACTCAGACGTTAGAGGGTTTAGAGCTGTAAACGTATTTGATATTTCAGACACAACACCAATTGATGAAAGAGGTGAAGTTCCAGAACAACCACAATGGTGGGGTGATAACACACCTTCAGAAACTGCTGATGTGTTATTCGAAGCTGTTGTTGAGGTAGCTAAAGATATGGGTATAAATGTAACACAAAGCGATGCAAAAGGTGGTGAAAAAGGATATAGTGCTGGTGACCACATTAATATTTCTTCAGATGTAACTGGTGCTGGTAGATTATCTACAATGATTCACGAAATTGCTCACGAATTAATGCACTGGAAAAAGTCATCAATCTATTTTATTGACAACGGTGAAGGAAGACAAAAATCAGAATTACAAGAATTACAAGCCGAAAGCGTGTCTTATGTTGTATTGAAACATTATGGAATACCAGTTTCACATCATGCAACATACTTAGCATTGTGGAAAGCGAATAAAGATAGAATTCAAAATAACTTAGAAATTATCTCAAAAGTATCTCAATTTATTATAACTAAAATTGATGCACAAGTAGCTGAAGGTAAATAAATCTAGAAAATTGAATTTTTTACATAAAACATAGATATTTATAATAAAATCAAATAAGATGGACAAAAACATAATAAAACAACACTTAACTCAAAGGTTTGTAAATGAGGCAAAAGGAGAAACAGCAACACCTGGTATTACTGTTACTAATTCTGTCAATAAGAAATCTGGTGATGTTAACAAAAAGGGTGTTAAAGACATGGAAAAAGATTTATCTGCTTATGATAAAGCTTTGAAAAAAGGTGCTGAAACAACCAAAGTCCCAAACAAATTTAACTACAACGGTGATTCTGAAATCGAGTACCACAACCAAATGGAAACACTTAATGGTACTGAAATGAATGAATACGACAGAGAACCAACAAAAGAGTTTAAAGATAAAGCAAAAGAAGGTTTAACTGGTAGTGAAAGAATGGGTAATAAAGGTGGGAAAGATGTAGGTAACGCTGAGGAAACTTGGGGTGCTTCTTCTGATGATTTTGGTAAAGAAAAAGACAAAAATATTAAAGCGTCAACTAAGAAAAGACAAGACGCTGTTAAAGGTATCATAAGCTTCGGTGATGATATCGAAACAGTATCAAAAGATTATGCGCCAATGTCTAAACACACAGCGTATAACGAAAATAAAGATAATAATAAACCACAAATAAAAGAATCAATGAAAAGACTTAAATTTAAAAAAGAATTCAAAGGTGTTGGAAACGCACTTAAAATGATACCAGAGTCGTACAAAGTAGATAACAAAGTATTTGAAATGACTGATGGTAACGAATCATACAAAATCCGTTGGGAAGGAACTTTAACAGAAGGTAAAGCTGTTGTTCTTGTGGCTTCAGACAAAACTATGGTTAATGAAGACATGCAAAAAATGAAACACCTAATGGGTTACAAATCACAAGATACTTTAGGTCTTGTAAGAGGTAAATCTAGAATCAACGAAAACGCTGTTTTCTCTGATATGTATAAAAAATCAAAAGCGTTATTAGAAGGTGAAGACATTGATGATGCTTCAGCATCTGAAGGTGATATGGATGATGCTGTTAAACATGCAGCAGAAGCTAAAAAACATGTTGAAGGTTCAGTATCAACTGAAAAAGGAACGCAAGCTCCAGCACCTAAAACTGGTAATCTAGAAGATGTTAAGAAAAAAGCACCAGAAGCAACTAAACATGTTGAAGGTTCAGTATCAACTGAAAAAGGAACACAAGCTCCAGCACCTAAAACTGGTAATTGGGATGTAAACGTTAAAGGTCAAGCACCAGAAGCGAAAAAACATGTTCACATGTCAGAAGGAATTCAATTAGGTGAAAACTTTTTTGCACCAATGGAAGAAGGTCTATACGAATACGGTAGTGAGCATGAAATGCCATTAGATGTTGCCGTTGGTCAACTTAAAGATAAAACAGCTGGGGTGAACGAGTATGGTGATGAGCATGAAATGCCATTAGATACTGCTGTAAAATCTATGTCTCTTAACAAAGAAGGTATGATGAACGAAGGTGCTGGTTTAAAAAACATGTTTAGCACAGCAAAACAAATTGCTAGTAAAATTTTACAAGGCGAATTAACCGATGAGGATAAACAAGATATTATGAATGCAACTAATAAGATTGGAGACCCAAAAGCGATGCTTTCTAAATTAAGTGGTATTTCACAATTAACACCAGAAGAAGAAGCAGAATTAACTAATCAATCAACTGAATTAGCTGAAGGTTGGTGGGGTGACACTGGTAAAAGATGGGCTGCTAGATTTTCAGCTTTAATTGGTGCACCAGCATCGTTGATAGCATCAATAATGGGTATGTGGTCTCAAGGTGCTGGTTGGGCTGATAGTCCAATTTTAAGTAGAGTACACGACATGACTGACGCAGCATTTGGTATCTACGGTGGTCCAGTTTCAACTTTAGGGTTCTTTATCTCAATACTATACTTAGGTGCTGCATTAATAAATTTTAATGCTGGTAAAAAATAAAAATTAAGTAGATAATAAATATTAAAAAAAAAGGGGAGCTTAGGCTCCCTTTTTTATTTTCTAGATTTTATTTCTTCTAAGATTCTAATTCTTAAATTAAATTCAGCATTGATATTCGATTCAAATCTTTTAGCCAACGTTGAGTAAATAACCAACCAATATACAAAATGACCTATTACTGATACAGTAAAAACGGTTAAGTCAAAACCAACAAAAAACATAGGTACAACAACAAAAATTGCTAATGAGACAATAAAGTCAAAAGTTTTTGTGGTAAAAGCTCTAAAAAACTTATGGATAAAAATTGCAATGTTTACTCTGGTTTTAGATTTGTTTTCATAAACACTAAGTTCTTCTTTAAATTTTTGGTAATTTTCCATTTTATTTGATTTTATTTAACAAAGGTAATAATAATTTTTTAATTATGCAAATTTTTTGTAATTTATTTTAATCTATTTGATAACAATACAAAGGTAATAATAATTTTTAAAATATCCAAATTTTTAACTTACTATTTAAAACATAGACATATTTATAAATAAAAACAGTTATGAGTTTAAAAAAGTTACAAGAAAAGATTGGCGCAACGCCAGATGGTTCATTCGGACCAAACACGCTAAAAAAAGCGATGGAATTTTATAAAATGACACCAGAAAGAGCTGCACATTTCTTTGCTCAAACAGCGCACGAAACTGGTGAATTTAAAGCGTTCTCAGAAAACTTAAATTATTCAGCACAAGGATTGCAAAATACTTTTGGAAAGTATTTTCCTGGTAATTTAGAAGAGTCTTATGCTAGACAACCAGAAAAGATAGCATCTAGAGTTTATGCTGATAGAATGGGTAATGGTAATGAGGCATCTAAAGAAGGTTGGTTATTCCGTGGAAGAGGTGCATTACAATTAACTGGGAAATCAAATTATAAAGCATTTTCTGATTATTTAAAAAAACCAGAAGTTATGACAAATCCAGATTTGGTTGCTAACGATTTAGCGTTTGAATCAGCAATATTCTTTTTTGATAAAAATAAACTTTGGGATATATGCGATAAAGGTGTTAACGATGCTTCAATATTATCATTAACGAAAAGAATTAATGGTGGTACTAATGGTTTAGACCATAGAGCAGCATTAACTAAGAAATATTATGAATGGTTAAAAAAATAATTTATGTGTTATACTAGAGAACAAATTGAGACGGCTGTTAAAGCCAAAGGATACAAATGGTTTGACGATGCTTCAAACAAAGGTTATGATGTAAACATTGTTGGTGTTAGAAATAACGCACCAAACGTGGCTAAAAAAGTTACAAATGTATTTGATGACCACTTAACAATTTCATTTAAAGATGCGAGTGGAAATTGGCAATTTTATTGCTGGATGGCAACATGTGACCCAGGTAAAAAAGGTGTACAACAATTCCATAATAAAAAAGGTGTTGCTAGATTAGTACCAGCACAATACAGAGGTGTATGGAAAATAGATTTACATCAAGGAAAATATGAAGCTCTTTGTCAAAGAAACGGTAATGTTACTGTTTGGAGAGATGCTAATAAAGATTTAGTGTTTGAAGAAACAACAAAAGATACTGGTATGTTTGGTATAAACATTCACAAAGCTGGTCAAGATTCTACTTGGGTGGAAAATTGGAGCGAAGGTTGTCAAGTATTTAAAAGAGTGAAAGATTTTGATGAATTTATGAAAATTTGTAAATCAGCCTCAAAAATACACGGTAACAATTTTAGTTACACACTATTAGAAAGTACAGATATAGTTTAATCGTGGAAAACTCTAGAAGATGGGTTTTAACTGTTTTAGTCATGGTTACTTTTTGTTTAGTAACTTTGGGTATACTTGGTTCAATTCATTCAAATTCAACAGTAGATGGCGAATGGAAAGAGATTTTGTTACTTTTATTAGGAGCCTTTATTGGTTCTTATGGTAAAATTGTTGACTATTGGTTTGGAAAAGATAATGACAAAACCAAAGAATAGCATCAATAATAGTAACATAACATTTATTTTTTTGGTATATTAACTATATTAATAAAAATAAATAAAGAATGAATAACAAATACGATAAACTTAGCTTCTTGGCATATATCCACAACCCTATAAGTAGGGAAAGCATGAACGTATTGTACGCTTCAAACAACTTAAAATATGAAAAATGTGAGTTGTATAGCGACTTTGTACAATCATTGCTGATGCTAACCTTTGACACGTATATGGGTGACGACATAATGGCCGTTGACGACCAAATAAAACATTTTAATTGGTGCTGGAACAAAGTTGTTGAAAATTTTAAGCTAGAAGGTGTTTTTCTCAACAGTGTTAAGTTATATGATTATTTTCTAGAATTTATGCTTGAAGTTTTTTACTCATATGATAACAAAAAAAGATTTGATTATACTGACAAAGGGTTGTTAAAAATATGGTACGATATTTTTGATTATGATAAAATCAAAACCCAAGCGGATATGGATACACTTATTGAGATTTACGGTATTTTTGATAAATCCTTGAAATTTCAATAAAAAAATAGGTTTTACTATTTATTTTTGATAATAAATGATTAGTTTTATATTATGAATACTGAAAGATTATTTAATGTTGTAATGATGGAACTTACAACCGACAAGATGAAATTAGAGGATGAATTAGAAATGGCTATCAATTCAAAAGATAGTATTGACCAAAAATCCGCTAAAATACAACAGATTTTGGCTAGGTTGTCAAACCTAGAAAATAGTATTGCTAAATTTAGCAATCTTATAAATAACAATAACAATAACAATCAAAAAGAAGACTAAAATGGAAAAATTTGAAGAATTAAAAGCGTTAATCGTTTCTCTAGAAGAAGATGCGACTAAATTTTACGAAAAAAGTAATAAAGCTGCTGGTGTAAGACTTAGAAAAGGTTTACAAGAAATCAGAACTTTATCACAAACTTTGAGACAAGACGTTTCTGCAAAAAATAAAGAAGCTAAAACTGCTTAAAAAATAAATTATGCTAGTAGATATACTTAACAAAATATTGCTAATACTATTCTTTATGTCGAGTCTTAACGTGTTAAGGCATGTGTATTATTTCATACAAGCTGTGCTTACTTCAACAGAAGAAGAGCCCAAAAAATATAGGATTCCAAACGTTTCGTTGTATTTATTAGGTGTATCTATTGCATATATTTTATCAGCTATTATTACTGGTATAACACTTTAAAAATATACTATGTCAAACATACAAAAAACACTTGATTCTTTACAACCATATGTCATTGGTATACGTTATGTTGAAGGTACACCAGTTGTTGATACTGTGTTCAAAGAAGGGTGGACACTTCATGATGACCCTAGAATTGAGAAAGCTAAAGGTAGTGAAGAAATGAATTACTATATGCTATTTTCAAAGCTAGAAGGTATAGGTTTGGATGAATTATTGGCTTATGTTGATAAAACAATCAAACTAAATGTTGAACGTGAAAAAAAACATGACTTGTTAAAACAAAAGGTTAACGAACTTAAAGAAGTATTCAAGAAAAACAGTTTGGAAAAACTCAAAAGACTTAAATTCACATTTACGGAAGAAGACTTGGTACCAAAATTAAATGATTTTGATGTTGATATAGACATTGATGATGATTTAATGGAAGAACCTAAAATAGAGATACCTAAAGTAGAGGTAACTAAAAACGAATACGAAGAAGTATCGGTGGATGAATATGAAGAAGAACCCAAAAGCTTAACACAAACAGCTAGTTACTTGGACGAAAACGGAAACCCAATAGAGATGACTGAAGAAGAACTGGAAATGATGGAAGAAGAAGCCAGAGCCAAGAAAAATATGGAGTATTTAAAATCAAAGAAACAAACTCAAAATTTTAAAACTTCCAGTAAAGTAGAGTTACCACCTAGGTAATACTAAACCGATTGTGATTACGGATTAAAACAAAAAAAAACCCCATAATTGGGGTTTTTTTGTTTGTTAAAATACTGGTTAGATATGCACCATATAAGACCTAAGCCTCTTTGTTAAAAGCTCTTTCAAGTGCTTCTTGTAGTGTATGGGTTAGCCAAACACCAGCAGCTGATAACAAACCATTAAAGAAAACAATTAAGTACATGTTTTTAACACCTAAGCTACCGATAGGGGTCAATTCGCCATAACCGAAATAAATCATAATAGCTGATACTGCAAACCCCATCCATGTACCTAAACACATAAAACAAGTAAATAACTTATGAAGACTGTAACCACCAGTCCCCATTTTAGAAAGAAGGTTTCTAAAACCTTCAAATACGGAACCGTAAATCATGTTGTTACATGCTCCGTAGCAAATAAGAATAAAAATTAGTGTAATCATCGTTTTTATTTCAAATATAATGATTATACTCGATATAGTCAATATTTATAAACAAATACTTTATAATGAAAAGTTTGATAAAAAATTTACTTAGAGAAAATATAAATGATTTTACAATAACATGTGAAAATTGTGGTTGGCATTGGAAAGCATCTGAATCGGATAAATCTGACTTATATGTTTGCCATGAATGCGGTCACGACAACGAACCAGCGTATGACGATGAAAGACTCAACGAGTCTGAAGAAGAACAAAAAGTTGCTGGTGTGTTAATCAAGTGTTTAAAAACAAATCGTGTTTTATTGTTGTTGAGAAATGATAAACAACCCAAATGGGCCCTTATGTCTGGTGGTATGGAAGAGGGTGAACACCCAGTTGAAACATTAAAAAGAGAAATAGGTGAAGAATTGAGTATTGATGCGTCAATCATTCAATTTGAATACGATAGGGTGGAACACATACCAGAAAAAAATAGAAATTTTTATTACTATAAAGGATTTACAATGTCAGAATTTAAGCCTATATTGGACCATGAAAACTTAAAATACGGTTGGTTTTCAAAGGATAAATTACCAACACCTTTATATAAAGGTTTGGCCGAAAAAATATCTAGAATATGAATGAAAAAATGGTAAATAGAGAGATTAAACAAGCTGAAAATGAAATCTTGCTAGAGAAATACAAAACAGCTTTGAAGAAAACTCAACTAATCAACGAACTTAAATCTGGTTTGGGTAACGAAATAAAGAAAAACCCAGGGAAAGCCAAGATAATAAAAAAACCATGGTATAAAAAAATCCTAGCTGGATTAAAAAAAATATTTACAAAGTTTTAATATGAACTACGATGATTTAATAAACACTATTTCCGAAATAGTAAATAACGAAAAGATACACAAAAATGGGTTGTTCCTAACTTATGAATTAAACGATGTTATTCATAAAAGAATGAATGAGCAACTATTCTACAAATCAAACCCACCAACAGCCCAATGTGTTTATACAGATGAATTTGAGGTTGAACTTGGTGGACTTTTAGTTAAGTTTACTAAAAAATTACCAGAATAATTTGGAAAACAAATAAATTCTTTGTACCTTTGCCAAAAATAAAATTATGGCTAAAGAAAAAAAGATATTAGAAGACTACGGTGACTATCAATTTGTCGCTGGGTTAGATGAGGTTGGAAGAGGTTGTGGCTCTGGCCCAGTAGTAACAGCAGCTGTTATAATGCCAAAAGGTTTTAAATCCCCTTTAATCAGAGATTCAAAAAAATTATCACCCACTCAAAGAGCTGAAGCATACAAACTAATCATGGAAAATGCTATTAGCGTGTCATGTAACGCTGGGTCTGTTGACGATATAAATGAAATGGGAATAGACAAAGCAACATTTAAAACGATGTATAAATGTTTATCTGAATTAAACACAAAACCAGAACACATTTTGGTTGACGGAATATCATGGGAGACTTATACCGATGAAATAAATTACGACAAGCTTATAAGTATGGTACCTAAAGGTGATGATACCTATACATGTATAGCAGCTGCTGCAATCGTTGCCAAAGTAAGACGTGACGAATACATGTGTAAATTACACTTAAAATATCCAAAATACAATTGGTGTTCAAACAAAGGATATTTAACACCAGACCATATCGCTGCTTTGAAAGAACATGGTGCGAATAAATACCATAGAAAATTATACGTAAGAAATTTTGTATAACAAATTATTTTAACATATGAAAAATATAAAAAACAAAGAAGAATACGATAGAATTTCTGAATTAAGAAATAGTGTATATAATTCGGAAGATATGATAGATGGTGAATATACTATTGGTATGTATGGTGATAAATACGAAGAAATTGATAAATTACATACTAAGGTATTAGAAATTCTAAGGGAGTATGATAAACTACTTAAAAACACTCTAAAATAATTTTTTCTGTGTATAACAAATGATAAAAAAATATAGAATATGATTAAAAAGAACGAAAGATTTTCTTTTAAGGAAATGGAACACATTGCTGTTGAATTTGCAATAAGTTGTGTGAAAGGGTATAAGGGTAGTTTTGAAGATTATATGTTAACGGTGCGTAAAGATTGGAGAGTTATTCTAAAGACAGTATCCAAGCAAGAAACTAATATTAAAGATTATCATAGAATGATTACAACACCTTACTTTTTATGTAGGGATTTAAAAATATCAAAAAGTAATATCAGAGATAGTGATTGCAATTGTGGGCAACCTAGTTGTAGTTTATGTGGTTAAATAATTCAAAACAAAGTAAATGGGAAGAAACACAGCGTGGGGTAATAAAGCTTATAAAGAAGTAAGACAAAATGGTGGTTCAAAAGATGAAGCTAGAGAAGCTTCCAACAGAGCAACCGAATTATATCACCAACAAACAAGAGAAAGACAATTTGGCAAATGTGGTTCTTACGACAATGATGTTAGCGACTTTAACAATAGTTTAAATGATGGTTCTTGGCATACATCAGACGATTTATAAAAAAAATTAAATTTTTTTCGTTTTAAATTTGGAAGTTTAAAAAATTATTCTTACCTTTGTATTGTTAAATTAAAGATATGAAAAAAATACTAATGATTATCGGTCTTGCTGTTTTAATAGTGTCATGTGAAAAAGAACCGATTACACCTGGGAATTATGGTGCTGGAACACCAACACCACCAGATACAACAACATGGCAATGGCAATACGGAAATGGCGGTACATTACCTAACTGGGGAAGCGGTACTCAAACAAACGAATTGGTTGGAACCGTTTGGGTTTTAACAAAAGTTGTAAATGGTTTTGCCACATCTTATCCAAACGATACGATTAAGTTTGTTAACAATACAAATTACACATTAAATAATGGTGCTGTTAGACCATACCAATTAACGGCTGGGGTTGCATCAACAAACAAAACTTTAAGCTTATATTATTTTGCACCTTTTGGTGGTAGTCATTATAGTGGGGAAGTTGGACCGTATTTTGTTACTGATGGCGTGATTAATAGTTGCGAATTTACAAATATACAAAATACGACAAGCACTGTAAAAGCTTGGTTTACAAAGATTTAAAAATTATTTTAAAAAATAAAACAAAAAAGTTTAAAAAAAAGTTGACACGGGCGAAAAAAGTTCGTAACTTTGCATCACTTAATTATTAATATAAAAAAATTACTATGAGCACATTATTGAAAGCAATGCAAACAAATGATTCGTTAACTGAAAACGGTATGGCGACTAACTCATCATCATTAAACCACTGTGTAGACTTGTTCTTCCAAATTGGTGCGATGAGAGGGCAAGACAAACAACGTTTGATTAACGCTTTTACCAAAGCGTTTGCTGAGAACCCTTTAAACGCAATGCGTTTATTGTTTTGGGCTCGTGACGTTAGAGGCGGTGCTGGTGAAAGACAAATCTTTAGAGATATTGTTGAGTACTTGGCTAAAAACCGTACTGAAACGTTAGGTAAAAACTTGCATTTGATTAGCGAGTATGGACGTTGGGATGATGTATTGGCTTTGGTTGGTACACCATTAGAAACACAAGCGTTGGACTTAGTTTCTTCTGCGTTAAACAGAAAAGACGGTTTATGTGCTAAGTGGATGCCACGTCCAAACGTTACAAATCGTGAGAAAAAAAGATGGGCTAGTGCTGTTAGAAAGCACATGGGGTTAACACCAAAAGAATACCGTAAATTGTTAGCTGAAAACTCTAACACTGTTGAGAAATTGATGTGTGCTAAAGAATTCACTAAAATTGATTACTCTAAATTGCCGTCAAAAGCGATGAGTGACCTTATGAAGGCGTTTTCTAGAAATGACTTAGAAAGATTCCAAGCTTACTTGGCATCTTTAGAAAAAGGTGAGGTAAAAATCAATGCTGGTGCGGTATACCCATATGACATCGTTAAAAACTTGAAACATGGTAGTGCAAGAGGTGCTAACGCACAATGGACTGCGTTGCCAAACTACATGGAAGGAAACAACGAGTTTGTTTTACCAGTAGTTGACGTTTCTGGTTCAATGTCATGCCCAGCTGGTGGTAACCCTAACGTTACTTGTATGGATGTAGCAATCTCTTTGGGGTTATACATCTCTGAAAGAAACGTTGGACCTTTCCAAGATGCGTTTGTTACTTTCTCTGAAAGTCCAAAACTTCAAATCCTTAAAGGTTCTTTAGAAGAAAGATATAATCAACTTCAAAGAGCTGATTGGGATATGTCGACTAACTTGGAAGCTGTATTTAAGTTAATTCTTAAAAAAGCTAAAGAGTCAAACGTGCCACAAAGCGAAATGCCGACAATGGTTCTTGTGTTGTCTGATATGGAATTCAATTCTGCTGTAAGAGGTAGAAGCTGGAACCCAACAGCGCAACAAATGATTGAATCAATGTACGCTGAGGCTGGATATAAAACTCCGAAAGTAGTTTATTGGAATATCCAATCTAGAGGTGACAATAACAAACCAGTACACTTTGATACAAATGGTACTGCGTTAGTATCGGGGTTCTCCCCAGCTTTATTGACTAACTTGTTAGCTGGTAAAGATATGACTCCAATGTCTATGATGTTGAGTGTTATTGACTCTGAGCGTTACTCACCAGTAACAATCTAAGAAACTGGGCTGTAATAGGCCCAGCTTTCTTCAAGTGTTTGTATAGAAAGATATTTTCAGCAATCTAAAAAAACTATACAATTATGATTCAGAACAAGTTGAAAACTAAAACCCTATGGGCTGTTTTTGACAAACGTAGGTGCCAAGACCTCTTTTTAAAATTGGCAACTTCTTTCATAGAGTTTAGAAGTTAAACTACTCCCGTATCTTGATGCAAACATTAAAAAAAAGGTCCTTTTAAAGGGCCTTTTTTAGTTTATGCTATTTACACTATGAAAAAAAATCGATATTGTTGTTTATTATTTTAAAGATAACATTATATTTAGAGATAGCGAATGAAAAGAATAGTTGTAAAAGAAATTGACAAGTTAAAAAGCACCATGTATGGTGACAAAGTTATAAGTGAATACTTAATTTATTTAATTTTGAACCAAGGTGGTGGAGACATAACCTTAAATGGTTTCACCGAATATGGTGAAAAAAATAAAGATGCTAGAGTTGATGAACTTATTGTCGAACACTTCGTAAACAATGAAACACTTGCTAAAATAAATAAAAAAGAAATCATCCAAGAAGTAACGTTTTTGGAACATTTAAAAAATTAATTAAAAATGAAAGAAAGTTACCCACTAATCATAGTGTTCTATTTGGACGCTGATATGATGAAAGTCAAAGAAATCATCCAACCATTTGCTGATTCAGTAAATACTATGTTGGCACACAAAAATGCAAACGCTATGGCGTTCTTTATCCCAACAAAAGGTGAAGAAAGAGTTGAATGTATCAACCCATCAATAATCGCTGAAGCTGACATGGCCAAGATAAATGAAATGGTAGAAGATATTAGAAAAAGTTTTGCTATTGGTGAAGATATCGATGTTTCAGATGAAGAAATTGATATGACCGAAGAAGAAATGATTGATGAGCTAACAAAAATAGCTGAACAATTAAACACCAAACCATGCGATTGTGGTAATAACCCAGATGGTAAATGTAAATGCGATTAATATGACACAACAAGAAAAAGCTTATTTATATGATGAATACATTAGAGAAAGCGATAAACTACAAAGAGAAAACTCTAAAATAAAATCAGAGTACGTTACAAACATACCACCACATCTTCAAGCAGTGATTGATAAAAACAACGCTAGGATTGCAACACTAGTTGTTAATTTAGAAAATTTATTTAGATAAAATCAAGGTCTAGTACTAGTCCTTCTTATTTTAGTATAACGCCAGCCCGTTTCTTCGTGTATTATATCATACATTCGACCAACGGTTGCTGGCGTTGCTGTACCCATAAACATAAGACTTTTAATTTTTTGTTTTTTAGCTATTTTGGCTAGTGTGTGGTGTAAACGTTGAGCATCTTCTAAATTTTTACAAATAACCATATCAAATTGGTCTTCGTTATAAATTATTAGTTTATTATGGACTACAATTATTTGTTTGACCATTTTTTTGGAATGAGCACCAATCATTAATTTTTTAACAACTTCTTTTATTGTAGGTCTTTCTGATTTTTTGTCTAAACCATAAACCCAAAAAGTTTCTTCTATTTGATATTCGTCTGAAGTCAATATAGTCCAATCACCCAAAGCTTTTTCGGTATATAGTTTACCATAATCATCTCTAAGTACTCTAAATGTATCGTCTTTTTCGGTTACCTTAGTAACACATATTTCATATTTTACTGGTTTTAAACCATTGGCGTTTAAGAATCTCTTAGGGTATAAAACGTTATTTTCCTCTCTTAACTTATGGTAGTTAAGAAAGGCAGTTTCTTTGGTTTTACTCTTATGAAGTGTTTTTTTGTATTTACCGTTTGATGTTAAAATCACCCTATATGTCATGAAAAGTTGTTTTTTATTATAAAAATATGTATATTTGCAAAAAAATAAAGGTTTATAATGAGCAAAAGAGATTATTACGAAGTCTTAGGACTTAAAAAAGGTGCTTCGGCTGATGAAATAAAAAAGTCTTATCGCAAATTAGCTAAAGAACACCATCCAGATAAAGGTGGTGATGAAAATATCTTTAAAGATATTTCAGAAGCCTACGAAACACTATCTGACAGTGATAAAAAAGCCAACTACGATAGATTTGGTCACTCTAACCAACGACAAGGGAACCCATTTGGTGGTTCTAGAAACCCTTTTTCAACTGGTTTTGATAATGAACCAAACATTAGAGTTGGTCCAAACATGTCTTTGTTATTAAAATTGACGCTTGAAGAGATTTACACTGGTGTTAAGAAAACATATAAATACACTAGAGGTGTTAGTTGTACTGGATGCCATGGGCATGGTGGTGAAGACACGCATGATTGTCCATCATGTGGTGGTTCTGGTTACGTAATTCAAATCATGAATACACCAATCGGTCAAATCCAACAAAGAATGCGTTGCCATGTTTGTCAAACAACTGGTAAACGATATACCAAACAATGCAAAAAGTGCAACGGTAGTGGTTTAACAAATGTAACTGAAACTATTGAGGTTGACGTACCACCAGGTGTCGTTGAAGGTATGACTTTCGTTATGGAAGGCAAAGGTAATGGAATAAAATCTGGTAATGAAGGTGATTTACATATAAAAATAATGGAATTACCACACAAAGTTTATACTAGGTCTGGTGCTGATTTAAAAATGAATTTAAAACTATCTTACCCACAATTAATCTTAGGTGATAAGGTTGAAATTGATACGATAGAAGGTGGTAAGATAAGGATAAACATACCAGAATATAGTGATGTTGGTAATAACCTTAGAATACCGTTCAAAGGTGTTAAAGTGTATGGTAAAGAAGGTAGGGGTGATGTTCTTGTTACTTTAGGTGTTGATATACCTAAAAAAGTTGATGATGATACCAAGTCTTTAATTATAGATTTGAAAGAAAAATTAAATAAAAATGTTGCATCACAAGAAATGAATTAGTATATTTGTAAAAATAAAAATAACATAAAAACAAAAATCTATTATGGCAAAGTACGAAGAACCATTTGAAGACACACAAGACTTGTATAACGAGGTTATCCAAGCGGCTGGGTTAGACCAGTTCATTAATATTACTGTTTTGGTTAACACTAAAGCTAAAGACCTATTTAAGGTTAACAAAGCTAACGAATTGTTGAAATACAGAACTGGTGATGATATCATTATTGTTTTGAATGAGAAAATTTTCGAACAATTAACACCAGAACAAAGAAGAATCGTTGTTGAAGAATCATTGGCTGGTATTCATTACGATACTGAAAACGATAAATTGGTTATCACAAAAGCTGACGTTGTTACGTTTAGTGGTATCCTATCTAAATATTCGTTTGATGTTTGGAATGTATTACAAGAGTCTGTTAAAACTCTTTACAATGCTGAAAAACAAGCCGAGGACGAAGCTGCTTCAGCAACTAGTAAAAAAGCAAAAGCATATTAATGACTAGAGAAGATGCTGAAGAATTATTGGCTGATTCAAACCCAGAGGCGTTATTCCTCGATGGGTTTGATGATGCGATAATAGGTTTAGCCGAAAGACCTAATTTGGGTCCAATAGTGGCTTATAACGAAGAAAAAATCATCGAGATATTAACAGAACAAATGGAAGTTGATGCTGATGATTTAGACGATAGAGATTCTGAAGAGATTAAATTAGAGATGGCTTTGGAATACTATTATTATAACGTAAAAGGTGCTTGGGTTGGTGAAAACACACCCATTATCATAACAACAAATTTTTATTAAAATGAACAAACCATTAAAACAAATGTTAAAAGCAACGTTGGAAGCTCAAAGGCAAAAAGCGTTGACAACCCTTCAATTATTGGCACACCATTCAGTTGGTATTGGTGACCATTCAACTGAGGATTATTATAAAAACGCAGAAGAAGCACTTGCTGCTTTAACAGACGCTGATGATAAATTGGAAACACTTGACAGATATCAATTTTCAATGGAATCTGGTGAGTATGTAATAATAAAAGACGGAAGAAGACAATAATATGAACTTAACAAACGAATTTAAAGATTATGCTATTAAGCATATGGGTGTTTCCTCGGTAGAATTCTATCAATGGGAACAAATGCAAGATAAACTTTATGGTTCACAAGCATCACTTATGGTGCCATCGGCATCACTAACACCATACATCTTAGAAGAAAGAGAAATGCGTGTAACACAAATGGATATTTTTTCTAGATTGATGATGGATAGAATTATCTGGTTAGCTGGTCCAGTTAACGACAGAATGAGTACGGTTGTACAAGCTCAGCTTATGTTCTTGGATAACTTGGAACAAAAAGATATCACGTTACATGTTGACTCGCCTGGTGGGTCGGTTAAATCTGGGTTATCAATTGTTGACGTTATGGATTACATTTCTTCAGATTGTATCACAATCAACACTGGTATGGCTGCAAGTATGGGTAGTATCTTGTTGGGTGCTGGTACAAAAGGGAAAAGATATAGTTTACGTTTCAGTAGAGTTATGTTACACCAAGTTTCAACTGGAGCACAAGGTAACATCCAAGACATCAGACGTTCAATTGCTGAAGGTGAAAAATACAATGAATTGTTATTTGGTTTGTTAGGTGAATACACTGACAAAGACCCAAAACAAGTTATGGAAGATGCGTCACGTGATTTGTGGTTAAATTCTGATGAAGCATTGGCGTATGGTATTGTTGACCATATTATTACAAATAAAACAACAAAAAATAAAAAATAATTACAAAAAAACTTGCATTTTATAAAAAATGTTAGTACCTTTGTAATAAGAAAATAAATAAGTGGGTTTTTTAACCGAAACCCACATATTTATAACTTACAAGTTCTTTAATTTATGGGGATACCACGGTATTGACTGGATATAGTCGTAGGTAGTAAGCATGTAGTGCTAAATTGGAAGCACTTTAATCTGTCTATTAAAACAAGAATTGACAACGATTTCATCGTATCAGAAAATTTCCTTGACGAAGCTGTAATGGTTTCTAACGGAGAGGTAGCATTAGCCTAATTATTGCAAATGGTGGTAAACCACCGATGATAGTAACCTATCAATGGTAGTAATCTACTAGTGGGGCCAAAACCACTATAAAAGTAAGGAAGATTTCGGATAGTTAGAAAACTATGTCCTAAACATGTAGAAAGCATTGAAGAATATTCAACACAGGGGTTCGATTCCCCTTATCTCCACTCGTTTTTAGATTCTACTCAATAATCACCTATGAGATAGAAATTATAACCCTTAGTAAGTCGCTTTACTAAGGGTTTTTTGTTTTGTATGATATTTATAGTAATTCTTAAAAACAAACTATAAAAAAAAAAGGACTCACACTGAATCCTTTTTAATTTTTAATCGCCACACACATTATTTGCTTGGTGGTGGTGGTGGTGGTGTTGTTGTACCTTTTGGTTTTCCGCATCCGCATCCCATGGCTTTAAGTTTTATTTTTATTGTTATTTATTTATAAATACTTGATTAAGTAAAAAATTAACCTTATATTTGATTATGTTTAAAACAAAATATAATACCACTTTATTGGATAGTAAATGGAACCCAATAAAAAGAAACGTTATTCTTGAAGTTTTACCTAGAAAAGATGAATTTATCTATTACGGTGAAACGTATTATCGTGTCATAAGTCTGGTACATAAATTAGAAAAAAAACACGATATATTTATTGTTGTTGAAGATTTCAAAGAACAAGAGGCATCCAAACTATCTGAAAATCAAGTAAATAAAAAATAATTTTAAAATTTTTTACATTTTACTTGACAAAAGGTAAAAAAATTAGTACCTTTGCATATATTTATTTAAACAAGTTCTTTAATTTATTATAAAAATATTGGTTGACTTAATGCTTAGGTTCAGTCGGTAATAACAGTGTGTGAGGAAAGTGAGACTGTGTATGACTTGAGGGTTTACGATTGGTAAACCTAGAATGGTGGAAGCCCTTCGCACTTAAATTGATTCTGAAAAATGTCTCAGCTGTTATATAAGTCAACCAAAAATATTATCCAAAAAGATGTGTTCAGCAACTGAACTCAAACTACAATCTATAAGATGAAGTACAGTCTTCGTTAAAAAACTGGACATGTTGTGAGGGCATGTAAAAAATAACTACCATGTAAACGTTAGTCATGTAAAATAAAGGCGAACTTACATCTTGGGATAAAATATTAAGAGACAGAGTAAAAATTTGGACAGTCGAAAGATAGAATGATTACTTGGACAGTCTCAAAAAATTGGTAAAAGAATCTTTTCAGCAATTAAAACTATCTATTATTTGAAACAGAAAAAACCAACAGATTCTGACCAACACACTCTAGAGGAATTGTCCTTATTAAACGGGTTGCTAAATTCTGCGGCTTGTTGATAGTTGGCTCACTGCCAGCCTAGGGTACTAAATTGCGGGGTAGAGCAGAGGTAGCTCGCAAGGCTCATAACCTTGAGGTCGTCAGTTCGAGTCTGGCTCCCGCTACAAATGGCCCAGTAAAGCCTCTTACCTTAGTGGTAACGTAACTGGTGCCGAAGATATATTGCGTTATGGTGTAAGTGGTTGCACATGAGGCTCATAACCTTGAAGGGTGGTTCAACTCCACGCTACGCTACTATTGACTTTTACAAGCAAACCCCCGAATATGGCGGTTTTAATACCCATGAAATGGCATGGTGCTAATAAAAGTTAAAAAATTAAAGAATAGTTTCAGCAAAAAACTACGGTTAACATTAAATTTGCAAAATTTGATTAGTGGTTCAATCCCACATAACTATTCTGAACTCATTAAAAACCATCTTATTGATGGTTTTTTTTATTATAACATAAAAGTAAAAACAAACCAATGGAAAAAGTAATTTTAGAAATTCGTGATGCTGAAGGCGGTGCCGATGCAAAGCTGTTGGTTGGTGAAATGAAAGACATTTACATCAAGACAGCAAAAAACAATAACCTTAACTGACTGATAGTCGAAGAAAGGGAAGGATTTGTCGTGATGTGACTAACTGGTCATAATGTCAAAAAAATCTTTAAGAACGAAGTCGGTAATCACCGATGGCAACGAATACCACCAACCGAAAGAAAAGGTAGGGTTCATACTAGTTCAATAACAGTAGCAATTTTAGAGGAAAACGAATATAAGGAAGTAGAATTACAACCTAATGAATATCGTTTGGAAACAACCCGTGGTACGGGTAACGGTGGTCAACATAAGAACACCACAGATTCATGTGTGGTGGTCACACACATGGCTACTGGCATCAAAGTAGTTCGAGATGGTAGAAATCAACACAAGAACAAAGAAGATGCGTTAAAAGAGCTTAAAACACGTGTGAATAAATTTTATCGCACTGGTCATATAGAAGAATCTGTTGAAGAACGAAGAGACCAAATAGGTAAAGGTGAAAGAAGTGATAAACGTAGAACGTATCGTGTGAAAGACGCTATTGTTATTGACCATATAACCAATAAGACTGTAAGTTTGAAAGATATTTTAAAAGGTAAGATAGAATTATTTGCATAATTGAAAAATAAGTAGTATCTTTGTGGAAAATAAAAATAAGATGGAAAAAGAAACACCAAAAACAATAACGGTATTTGCTACTGAATCATATGAGACATATCTTTTCAGAGAATCATTAGAAATAAATGTTGAAGATTATCCAGAATTGGCTGGTATGAGTAAAGAAGAGATTGTTTCATACGTTGAAGAAAATGCGTGGGAAATGAAACCTACTGATAGTGAATATTACGAATCTTTAGGTGAAGAACTAATGGAACGTGATATTATCAGAGATAAAATAACAAATGAAACTGCTGAGGTAACTGTAAAATAATGGAAAAGTTAACATCTGAAAATCTAAGAAATTTCATCAACACGTATCCAACAAAATATCAATATGGTTTTTTGGCTAGTGAAACTAATGAGATATTGGAAAAGTTTGAAATTGACAAAGAAAAGTTTTATGAAGCCTTGGGGGTTAATACTTGCATGTTGATGGAAGGTCAAGTTTTAAATTATCATTGCGATATTGAATTAGCTTTACGTTGCGTAATTGAAAATAGAGAGAAAACACTAGATGAGTGGGATTAAATAAAAAGTAAAAAAATGTTTAAAAAAATGTTAATCATAGGCCACATGAGGCACGGTAAGGACAGTCTTGCTGAAATCATGAACGAAGAGTTTGGTTTGACTTTCAAATCATCTTCACAATCAGCTGCGGATATATTTTTATATGATGCGCTAAAAGACAAATACGGTTATAAAACACCAGAAGAATGCTTTGAAGATAGAGTTAATCACAGAGCTGAATGGAAAGATATGATTTGTGACTACAACAAAGATGACCGTGCCAAATTAGCCAAAGGTATTTTGGAAAAGTCTGATTGTTACGTTGGAATGCGTGATAGAGAAGAAATCCAAGAATGTTTAAACCAAAAATTGTTTGATATCATTATATGGGTTGATGCTAGTGAACGACTACCATTAGAAGATGCTTCATCATTCAACATTGATAAAACATGTGCTGATATTATCATTGAGAACAATGGTACTTTTGAACAATTCAAAGAAAAAGCTATTCGTTTAGGTAATTTTTTGAAAAAAGGTTAAATAAATTTGCATTATTGAAAAATGTTTAGTACATTTGCAATGCAAACGGCTCTATGATGTAACGGCAGCGTAACGGTCTCTAAAACCGATAGAGTGGGTTCGATTCCCACTAGAGTCACATGGAAAATCAAGGTAAAAGAAAAGACCAAATAGAAACATCTGAAAAAGCTTTATTTTTCAGTATAATCGGATTTTTGGTATTATTATTGATACTTATTATTACAAATTAAAAAAAAGTTATGAAGTAGATTAACGAAAAACTTAGAGTTGTCACAAGACGTGACTTATCATTACCAACACAAGCCGTGCAATCAGCACATGCTGCCATCGATTTCCAACATGCTCATCCTAAAGAAGCGACAGATTGGCAGACAAAATCAAATTATCTGGCATTATTGACAGTAGCAAATGAAGAAGAGTTATACAAACTCATAGACAAGGCTACGATTAGAGGAATTAAATATACAATATTCCGTGAGCCAGACATCAATAACGAAATTACCGCAATAGCATTTGAACCATGTGACGCTAGTAGAAGATTAACTAGTGGGTGTCCTTTATTGGGTAAAAATAACAATAACTAAACTATAGATTATGAATTAGATTAAAGCTCCCCCTTAAATTTATTTTAACTTAGACATTTACTTGGACATTGTGTCCAAGTACTACAAAATAAAATAAAATAAATTTAAAACATAGACAATATGAAAACTATAGAGCAAAAACAATTAGAAGTTAAAAATTATTTAACAACATCAGAACAACACTTATTTAAAACTAACAAAGGTGATTTGTTCAAAATAATGCCATTTGAAGTAGACGGAATTTTACATGTGTGTAAAGTAACCATAAAACAAGATGGTACAATGACATCCAAAGTAAAAAAAGTTTTTACTTACGAAAGTGATAATATAAAACAAAATTGGAAAAATTACTTTTTCTATAAGAGTTGTTATATTAACGAAGAAGCCATTGCAATTAAACACTTTAAGGGGGTTAGAACCTTTTTTGGTAATTTAATGGGTAATTTAACTATAAATGACGAAAAAAACGTTGAATATATGAATAAATTAGTGGATGTTTATAAATTATCTTTAAATTTTGTTGACAAGAAGGAAATTTAATCGTATATTTGTCAAAATAAAATTAACTTAAAAGTAAAACATGACAGTAAACGAAAACAGTAGTGTTAAAGTACACTACACGGGAAGATTAGAAGATAACACAGTTTTTGATTCATCTGTAGATAGAGAACCGTTAGACGTAAAATTGGGTCTAGGTGTTTTGATACCTGGATTTGAAAAAGGTCTACAAGGTCTATCTGTTGGTGAAAAAAGAACAATTACAATACCATATACTGAAGCATATGGACCAGTGTTGGAAGAGAGAAGACAAGAAGTTGAAAAACAATATGTACCAGAAGGCGTACAAGTTGGTCAACAATTAACTGCTCAAGGTCCACAAGGTGAAATGTATGTTACGGTGGCCGAAGTAAAAGAAAGCACAGTTGTTTTGGATGCCAACCATCCTTTGGCTGGGAAAGACTTAATCTTCGATTTGGAAGTTTTAGAAATTGCCTAACTTAAAAACTAAAAAATTAAAACCCAGAGAAATCTGGGTTTTTTTTATGTCTAAAAATTTGGTAGTTTAAAAAAGTTTTCATACCTTTGTCATATGAAAAAAATAAGTTTAAACAATTTAGGCGGTGAAAATATCACCAACGCTAACAACAGAGATATATTCAATAAGTATTTGGTTGAAGTATCTAAATTTAAACCGTTGACTAGAGAAGAAGAATTCGAGTTATTCAAGAGAGTAAATGAAGATGGTGACAAAAATGCGTTGGATAAAGTTTGCAAACATAATTTACGTTTCGTAATAAGTGTTGCTAAAAAATACGCAACAGTTTTAACTAAATCATCACTAACATTAGAAGACTTGGTTAACGAAGGTAATTTAGGTTTGTGCGTAGCTGCAACTAGGTTTGATTATAAATCTGGTAACAAGTTTATTTCATATGCTGTTTTTTGGATTAAACAACATATTTTAACATCAATACAAAAAAACGTAAAATCGATTAGGATTCCTTTGCATGTTAAAAACGACATAAACAAAATTTTAGAAAAACAACAAGAGTTGGAGCAAATACAAGGTCAATCTGTTTCAACATTAGAAGTGTTTGAGTCACTCATGGAAACTGGCCAGTTAAATGATAAATATGATATTGGCAGAGTTAATAACATGTTGAACATTAACAATTTTGAAGATAGTTTAAACCGATTTGTTGGCACCGAAGATAAAACAGAATTATCTGAACTAATCAAAAGTGATTACGCAGAACCAGATTCTGAATTAATAGAAAAAGAACGTAGAGCTTTTGCATTAAAAATGATAGAAACTTTACCTTTGATGATAAGACATTATTTTATCGATTACTACGGTCTTTTTGGTCATGATGAGTTGAACATACATGAAATGGCTGAAAAATATGGGGAGAACGCCCCAACAATTAAAGCAAGGATGAATAAGTATTTAATGTTTTTGGCTCGTAAAAATAAAAACTCTAAAATTTATTTTTTGGGTGGAAAAAAAGAAAATAAAGACATTATTTATTGTATTTAATATAAAGTACAAAATGGAAAACGATGAGTGAAAAAAGAATAAAATTTGATATACCGATTCCAAAAGATATCCAACAAATTAAAGACGTGTTTAAGAAAAACGGCTTTAAACTGTATGTTGTAGGTGGTGCGGTTAGAGATGCGTTATTAGGTAAAACACCAAAGGACTACGATTTGGCGACAGATGCTGTACCAGATAAAGTAGAAGATATGATGGCAAAAGCTGGTTTTAGAACATTACCAACTGGAAAAGCTTTTGGTGTGATTAATGTTTTTACCGATATGGGTGAATACGAAATCGCTACGTTTAGAGAAGACTTGTCTGGTGGTAGAAGACCAGACGCTGTTTCGTTTACAGATATTGAAGGTGATGTTAAAAGACGTGACCTAACAATAAACGCATTGTTTTATGATATTGACACCCATGAAATAGTTGACCTTGTTGGTGGTGTTGAAGACCTTAAAAAAGGTGTTGTTAGAACTGTTGGTGCTGCTGAAGATAGATTTGGTGAGGATAGGTTGCGTATATTGAGAGCGATTAGATTTGCTGGTAGGTTTGGTAGTCAACTAGACCCATCAACAGATGCTGCTCTAATGAAAGACGCTAGTTTAGAAGGAATATCTGGTGAACGCATCCGTGATGAATTTTTAAAAGGTATCGCATCAGCAAAATCAGTTAAATCTTTTTTGAAAATGGTTGATAAATACAAATTGTTTGATTGGGTGTTTAATGGTTTAAACGTTGATAAACATTTTGTTGAAGATAACGACCCAATAATTGTTTTGGCTTGTTTACTAAAACATAACAACCTAGATGGTTTAGGTAAAAAATTGAATGGTTTAAAATACTCTGCTGAAGAAGTTAAAGGTATAACATTCTTGGTAGCGTTGTTAAAATTATCTGTTGATACAGCAGTTACGCTTAAAAAAGCACAAAAACATTCTGGAGTAACGCCAGAACAAATTTTGAAGTTTTCAAAGATAGAGGGTATAAACCAAAAACTTATCGATGCTTTTTTAAAGTTTAATTTGACAGTTACTGGCCCAGATGTTATGGATAAATTGGGTATAAAACCAGGACCAGAATTAGGTAAAGAAATACAAAGACTTGAAACTGACAACTTTAAAAAAAGTTTATAACAATAATATTTATTTTTGTTAACATAACATTATATTTTACTTTATTATTTAAAATATGGGAAAATTTTTAGTCACATTTAATGACACAATCGGTGAAATAGACATAAACGGTTTCGCTATCATGACGGATAAAGAGGTTGAGGAATTTGAAGAATTTGCGTACAGTATTACATGGCCTTTTTCTTATAAAATGGGTGATGATGAGTTGGAATACACCAGTGGTGATGATTTATTAACAAGAATCGAATACAAAGAAATCACCAACGAAGAAGCTAAAGTATTAAAGAAGCTATTCAACGATGAGTATGGTGTTTTTATTGGTTTAGATTATTTGGAAGAAGTTATTGGCGAGGAAGAAGAGTACGATGACGAAGAGGAAGATGACGACTACGGTTCACCTTACTATGATGACGAAGACTCAGATGATAACTATTAACTATACAAAACAACCAACTGGTAATAGCTGCGGACCAACATGTTTACACATGGCGTTATCTTATTTAGCAAACAAAAACAACGACTTACCTTTTTATTTTGACATTAAACATACTGTTTTGGAGATATGTGAAATGTGTGGAACCGATTGGGTGGTTGGGACACCACCAGAAAGAATGGAAAAAGGAATGAAAGCTTTGAATATAAAATATATTGAATACATTTCGTCACCTAGACCATACGACTTAATCAAACAAATCCTAATCAACAAAAACTTACCAATCCTAAGAACAATAACACAAGGTGTCCCTCATTGGATAATAGTCAAAGGTTTTGACGGTGATTTATTCGATGTGTTAGACCCATGGTTAGGCGAGATTCAATATACCAAGAATCAACTAGAGAGTATATGGAAAGTAAGAGATTATCAATTTTTTGAAATAGTGTCATATGAAGATTAAACAAGGAATACCCGAAGAAAGAAGATTAGAATCTATTAAGTGGGCTTTTGAAAGTTTCAAACATGTTACAGATAAAGATTATTTTTTTGCCATAATCGCTCATTTAACTATTTGGGATATATCTGCAATGTTGGTAGATGAAGAAGAGAATATAATGGGACTTTATCTATTAGGTGACAAACAACTAGACTCTTTGGTTCGAGATGAAAAATATTTAGACTTGAAAGGTCTTGAAGGTGTTTTGTTAGCTGTTGATAAATCAATTAGAGGAATGGGCTGGGGAAACAAACTAAAAGACTATCCAAAAACATTAGGGATTGATTATATTTGGGGTCAACAGTTAAAAACCTTGAACAATCTAAACGATTGGTTAAAACGTAGAGAATTAGTTGGTGAAACCAATAGTGTTTATATAACAGCTGAAATTTTTAAATAATTCGATATATTTATAATAAAATAAATCGAATTATGAATAAGAAAAAATTTTTAACAGAATCAGATAGAAAAAAAATTGTATCTGACAAAGAAAAAGCGATACTAGAAAGTTTTGCAAAAACTTTTAACAAAATCAAACGTATTGACGAAAATGAAGTTGCTGGTATCGAAACCAAACAGTTAGAGAAAAAAGCTTTTGATTTTGCTAATTCACCAGAAATGGGTCAATTGGTTGATAAAATTTTAGCTAATGCTAAACCAGAAGACTTACAACAAATCAAAAATGCTGTTGGTTCAGTATCTGAAGGTATGATGTGTGAAAATGATTTTTCTTCATTTTTAAACATTGCACATAAAGCACAATCAGCGTTAAGTGAAGATAACAGCGTTGGTAGTTTACAAAATAGTGTTGGTAAAGCTCTTTCAACTTTTGGTGTGGTTAATATCATGTCAATGGGTATGTTACCATCATTAGTTGGTATGGCTGTTGACCATTTTGGTGGAACAAATTTCTTACAATCATTTAGCGATGCTATTGGTTCTGGTGGTGCAGCTGCTGGTTTATCAGTTATTGGTAGTTTAATTGGTGGTGGTTTATTATGGAGATTAGGTAAAGCTATTTCTGGTGAAAAAGTAACTGGTGATACGCCATTATTTGAAACGGATATGAACGATGGTAAAACTATTTTAAAATCAACAGACAAAGATGATTTAAAAGCAGATATTGCTAAAGAAAAAAAAAAACACCCAAATGCAAAAGTTGGGCTCATAACTAAAAATGGTAAAATTTTTAGTGTTGAAATAACCCACAATAATGTTAATGAGGGTGAAGATTATGAAAAAATAGGTAGAGAAGTTGAATACGGAATTAACCCATATGAAGAAGAATCTAATGTTAGTTTTGAACCTATGAATAATGATGAAAAAAAAATGTTATCATATGTTTCTAAATATGTTGGTAGTGAATTAGAGCTTAGTGATGAAATGGATAATTATAGAAACTTAGGTTATCAAGGTTTTTCTGATAATGTTAAAAACGCATTAAGAAACGATATGGATTATCAAACATGGGTTCAAATGTCACATGATGAAGATACTTTTAGACGTGAAAGAGGTTTTTAATAAAAAAAATAAAAAAAACACAAAAAAACTTGACAAAACAAAAAAAAGTTAGTACCTTTGTATAACTTTTAAATAAGAGAGTATATTTAATAAAAGAAACAAAAATGAGAACAATAAACATACATATGATTTCGATTAGTAATTGGAGACGCAATAGTCACCATACTGGTCAAGGTATGTTTAATGACATCATAGAATGGTAAAACATTTTAGATAATATTAACAAAGAAGCCTTGACCTAAAATCAAGGCTTTTTTTATGCTTATAACTATGGGAGAATTAGTAAGACCACTCGGAAAAGTAAAAGTAAAAAAGTTTAACGAAAACTTTGATGAAATAGTTGACGAGTATAAAAATAAAGCAAAAGAAATGGGTTACAACGGTGACCTAAGATTTAAAAAAGAAAAAGGTAACATAGTAATTTTTGTTACAATAGATGGTGGCGTTAGCTCAGTTGGTTAGAGTGCTAGATTGTGATTCTAGAGGTCATGGGTTCGACCCCCATACGTCACCCAAATAGGTCTTTGATATGTTGGTAAATTAATACACGGGATTAGCTCAATTGGTAGAGTAGCGGTCTCCAAAACCGAAGGTTGCAAGTTCGATTCTTGCATCCCGTGCTAAAATATATGGAAGGAGCCCGAATGGACGAGGACACCGCCTTGAAAGCGGCTGGGTGTAAAAGCTTTGGGGGTTCGATTCCCTCTTCTTCCGCTAAAATTAAATTATATGAAAAAAAAATTTGACATGCTTTAAGTTCTGCTAAACAACAGACGATAAAGCAAATGAAAAAAGAAACATTAAAAACAACAACAAACCGTAAAGTTTATAAAATGCTTCACCGCAAAGAACTTTATGATGAACAAGGATTATGTCACTATTGTGGACCACATTCTGGTTGTAATTCTAATTTTAGACCAAGTTCAAATAGAAATTGGAAAATGTATCGTAAAACACAGTGGAAGTAATTCCACAATCTTGGTACCTAGCTCAACTGGTTAGAGCACTTCGCTGATACCGAAGAGGTTATGGGTTCGAGTCCCGTGGTACCAACAAAAATTGTAGGGTGGTGAAATTGGCAGACACGCCATCTGGTCTCGATGGTGTCGATTATTATCAACAGAATTATACTTTTTGTTGATAATAATCAACATGTGGGTTCAAATCCTACCCCTACAGCAAGGTCCTTTAGCTCAGTTGGTTAGAGCAGCTCGCTCATAACGAGAAGGTCGTAGGTTCGAGTCCTACATGGACCACAATATTCTTCGGTAGCTCAGAGGCAGAGCACTCCGCTGTTAACGGATAGGTCGGGATTTCGAAATTCCCCCGAAGAGCAACATATATTCTCCTTTAGCTCAGCGGTAGAGCAATCGGCTGTTAACCGATAGGTCCTAGGTTCGAATCCTAGAGGGAGAGCAACATGGCGATATAGTATAATGGTTATTACACTTGGCTCATATCCTTGAGAAGTAGGTTCAATTCCTTCTATCGCTACACAATATCTTTGCTCGCCAAATTGGCGAGCAAATGGCGAGATAAGACAAAAAAGATGAAATTAGGGAGCTTATCTCGCCAAAATTATGATATTATGCATCCATAGCTCAATTGGATTAGAGCACTCGCCTACGAAGCGAGAGGTTGAAAGTTCGAATCTTTCTGGATGTACATATGCCCCTATCGTTCAACTGTATAGGACCAGCCCCTTCTAAGGGCTTAATGGGAGTTAGAGTCTCTCTGGGGGTACAAATGGAGAGTAATGCGGTATGGTTGCCGTCCTTGTTTGCTAAACAAAGGGTACCTTCGGGTATGGGATTCGATTTCTCTGCTCTCCGCTTTTTGTTTATATTGTATATATATAATAATTTTTTAGTATATTTGATAAGTATTTATAATAAAAAAAACACATGAAAACAAAATTGATATTAGCCTTTGTAATTGCCCTAATAAGTTCCGTTAGAGCGCAAGTTTCAACAGATTACACATTTTCAGAAACAATTGGAACCTATGCTGCCATAACTAGTGGAACACAACTAGTAACAACAACCGCTGGTGCGACAGCATATGACACCGATGGTAGTACTATTTCACTACCAACTGCATCATATTTTACTTTTAATAACGTAACAATAACAACTGTCTATATGATGGCAGATGGTTTTTTATGGTTAAATCCTGGGGTTACAATGGCCAACGTTAGTGGTACGAATGCTGTTACGGGGCCGATTCCATCTACAAGAGTTGCTGACGGTGTAATATCAGCCATGGGAATGGATTTGAGAAGCACATCGTTAGCTGGTCAAGTATATGAAAGAAGATGGTATGACGATGGAATAGAAGTCATTTTTCAATGGCAAAACGCTGCAAGATATGTACAAAGTAGTTCTGAAAGATTTTCATTTCAAATAAGAATAAATAAAACAACTGATGTTGTGCGTGTTGTATATGGAAATATGACAACGATTACAACGAGCACAACTTATCAACCAATGGTTGGTTTAAGAGGTTCAACAAATACAGATTATAATAATAGAAGATTAACAAATTCTATACCCGATTCAACTCCAAACTGGGGTCAACCAAATGGTACAACTGCTGGTACTTCAAATGCACACACTGTTAGATTTAGAAATAATTGCTTACCAACATCTGGGCTTACATTTGTTTGGACACCACCAGTACCGTTGCCGATAGAATTAATATCATTTGAAGGTATAACAAAAAATGGTTATAATCATTTGTTTTGGAAAACAGCTAGTGAATCTAACAATGATTATTTCACGATAGAAAAAACGCAAGATGGTATAAACTATAATACTGTTATAAACATAAACGGTGCTGGTAATTCAAACACTACATTAAGTTATGATTATATCGATTATAACGTTGACAATACAATAAACTATTATAGGTTAAAACAAACCGACTATGACGGTAAGTATGCGTATTCACATATTATAACTTTAGACAACACTAGGAAAATACTTTTGGTTGTTAGAGTGGTTAATTTATTAGGTCATGATGTTGATATAAACTCAAAAGGTATTGTGATATTGATATATGACGATGGTTCGGTCAAGAAAATATTTAATGAATAAACAGATATTTATACTAAAAAGAAATGATGAAAGATTTTATAAAAAAACATGTAAGTGAAGCTATGACGTATAACTTGATAGAAGTACTTATGGGTGAAGATTATCCATCAACATTTGATATGGAACATTTTAAAAATCTTAGAAAATACGCTGAAAGGGTTAGATATTGTAATGAACATTTGAAAAAGATTTCTTCTGGTTCTTCTAGAATAGTTTATATGGTTGATGACACAAAAGTATTAAAATTAGCTAAGAATGAAAAAGGTGTTGCTCAATGTGCAACAGAAATACAATGGGGTAATGATAGTTACTATGGTGACGTTTTAGCTAGCACAATCGAATATCACCCAGATGATTTATGGGTTGAAATGGAGTTGGCTAGAAAAGTTAAAAAATCTGATTTCAAAAGACTTGAGGGTATTAATTTTGATGCGTTTGGTTATTATTTGAAAAACTTTGAGTTTCAAAATAAAGGAAGAAGAGGTGTGTTTAGTATAGACCCTAAAGAAGAAGAAATTTTAGATGAAAACCAATTTACACAAACTATTTGTAGTTTTATGTCAGATTCTGATTCACCAGCTGGTGATTTTATGCGTTTAAACTCATACGGTGTTGTCAACAGAAATGGTGAAGATATTATCGTAATCATAGATTTCGGATTGACACAAAGTGTGTATGATGAATATTACAGATAAAAAACAATAATAAATTTGTTTTTTATAAAAATTATTCATACCTTTGCTTTATGAAAGATAAAATTAGAGAAATTTTAAGGGAGAATACCGAAAAAAATATTTTAGGTGTTGTGGTATCTAAACCAAATCAAGAATTGATAATTATGCGTGGAATTCCAGGTTCTGGAAAATCAACAAAGGCTAAATCACTTGTTGGGAAAGGTAAAATACACTCTACCGATGATGTTATTGAAGCTGGTGGTGATTATAACGAATTTTTTGCTAAAATGATAGCATCAAAAGACTTTGCACCATTAAGCCGAGTTCACTCAACCAACTTGAAAAACGCTATTGCATCTATGAAGTCTGGTGTTTCACCAGTTATCATCGATAACACAAACATTAAACAAAACGAGTCAAAAGCTTATATTGTTGCTGCGTTGGAAATGGGTTATGCTGATAATAACATTAAATTTGTTGATATTGGTACTGCTGGGTTAGAAGCGGCTGAATTAGCTAAAAGAAATACTCATGGTGTACCATTGGATAAAATAGAAATGATGATTGCTAGTCACACAGCACAAGGGCCATTGACGCTTCAAAGCGTTTTGGAGTCAAAAGATATGTACAAACAATCCGATGTATTGTACTCTGCTGTAGTGTTGGACAACGGTTCTAAATCAGCATTGTTATCAAGACTTGAAGATATGATACCAGAAGGATGGAAAGTATTTGCTCACCACATGACAATTGTTTTTGGTAAAGGTGTTCCAAATAAAGAAGACTTGGGTAAAGAGGTGACTTTGTATGTTGAAGCGATAGGTCTTAGCGATATGGCTATGGCTGTAAGGGTTGAAGGTTATCCATCGGCCAACGCAATACCACACATTACAATTGCGATAAATCCAGACGGTGGTAAACCAGTGATGTCCAACGATATAACAAAATGGCAAAAAATTAAAAACTTTGCTATCAAAGGTGTTGTTACCGAAATAAAAAAATGATGAATGAAGTCAAATTAAACCTAAAAGGGTGGGGATTGGTCTTTGTAGAGATTATGTGGATTGAAGGTAATTTATACAAAATAAAATTTGTGCCAGAAGATAACATACTTTGTGATGTTAAAACAGAAATATTTCACGTGAAAGAAATATTGAACATTAATGAAGTTTTTATTGATAAAAATTTAAAGATTACGAAGTATGATAACGAATAAATCAGCACAAGTTATTTTGATAAATAAAAATGGTTTGGTGCTAGGTGTTTCTAGGAAAGATGACCATAATGATTTTGGATTACCTGGTGGAAAGATGGACCCAGAAGATGGTGACGACCCAAAAGTCACAGCTATTCGTGAAACAAAAGAAGAAACTGGTTTGGATATTACAAACCTAAGACTTATATTTGCGATACATAAAGATGGTTTTATGGGTTACACCTATTTGGCTGATTATTCTGGTAAAATTGAACATGATGAACCACATGTTGTTAAATGGCAACCTATGGAAGTCATGGTTAACGGTAGGTTCGGTAGATACAATCAATTGGTTGCGGAGTCTTTAAATGATATGAACATCAAATATCAATACCATGTTGATATGAACGCATTGACGTTGGATGTAACACAAATAATTGATGGTCATTATAATGGTGAAGTAAAATTAGATTTCATCAGAAAAGAATGGGGTTATAACCATTACAACATTTATTTTGTTGACGATAACGGTGAATTAGAAGAAACATTTGGTTTTGATAAATCATTGGATAAGAAATTAGATATCGTTTCAAAAAAATATGGTGTTAAGGTTAAGTTATCCTCAGAATATTATTGCAAGTAAAGAATAATATTCGTATATTTGTAAAAAATAGTTTTATGAAAAATACTGATAGACGTTTAGATTTAAGCGCAAAGTTCATGCAGATGGGTCAGACCCTAATCTTAGAGGGTAGAGAAAATAGCGATATTAGTATCTCTCAAACTGGTACCATTTTAGTTTTCATTAGTGGTTTGTTATTAGGTGATGATGAAGATATTTTTAAATTTTCAGACCTATGTTCAATGTTTTCTGCTAGAAAAATATTAGATGGTATCGAAGAAGAGGGTAGTCCTTTGAAAGGGTTGATGAAACAAGTTTCAGATGCTCAAACTTACGAAGAATTTATCAAAAAAATTAATGAAATAAGAAAAAGAAATGATAAAGACGATGTTAATTAAACAAATATTTGTTTAATTCATTTTTATTTACTACCTTTGTCTTATTAAAGTGAAAAGATTATGTTAGCAATACAAAATTATTTATTAAAGCATGGGTTGGAAAAAACTGTGAAAGACTTTAGTTTAAAAACTAGAGAATATGAACACAAAATACTTTTAAAGTATGACCAATTGGTATCACCAACCCTTATGGCGTTGCCAGAGATGCAAGATTGTCGTGGTATCATCCTTGAAAAAGGTACGTGGAAAGTAATGTCGATGGCATTCCGCAAGTTCTTCAACTCTGAAGAAGGGAATGCCGCTAAAATTGATTGGAATACTGCAAAAGTACTTGAAAAATTGGATGGTACTATGATACAAGTATATTATGACTGGCATGATATGACATGGTATGCTGGTACTACTGGTACAGCAAACGGTGAGGGTGAAGTGAACAACAAAAACGGAACAACGTTTAACGATTTGTTTTGGGATACCTTGAATAACAAATATACGTTTAATACATGTTTGTTAAACAAAGATTGCATATACGTTTTTGAGTTGACAACACCATACAATATCGTGGTTAAGCCACACGGTGAATCATCTGCAACATTGTTGACTGTAAGAAACAGAGAAACTCTTGTTGAGTTATCTGGAAAAGACTTGGAAATGTCTGCTATATCAATAGGTGTACCATTGGTAAACGCTTTTGATATAAATGCATCTAACGTTGGTCACTTGTTGAAAACGTTTGAAGGTATGCCATGGTCAGAAGAAGGGTATGTTGTACGTGACGGTAAAGATAATCGTGTTAAAGTGAAAAACCCAGCATACGTTGCTGTACATCACTTGAAAGGCAAAACTGCTGAACACAACATATTGACAATCGTAAAAACTAACGAGATAGAAGAGTTTGCAGCTACGTTCCCAGAAAGAACTGAAGAACTTTATCGTCTTAAAGAAAACTATGATGCGTTGTTGTTAAAACTTAATGTTGTTTGGGATGAGTTGAAATTACACAGACCAAAAAATATAACAAAAGAAGAACAAAAAAAATATGCCACGGCTGTTTTTGATGTTTGTAAAAATCATAATGTTGAAGGGTTTACTGGTATGTATTTTGGTTTAGCGCAATACAAAATAAACTCTGTTGAAGAATTTTTGTTTAACTATGATGATAAAACATTATATAAAATTTTATAAAGATGGCAATAGATTTTAAAGAAAGGTACGCTAAACTAATACAGAAAGACGAAGAACCTTTGACAGAAGTTGAGTTGGGTTATGTTAAAACTATCGAAGACCACATTGATTCAGAGATTGAAAAGAAACTATCAACAGATAGTCGAGAAATTTGGATTGATATGGCGTATGTTAGATTTAATTATAACCCATCAACTAAAAAGCCTTTTCCAAATATGACCAATAATAGAAAAGTTTTTTTGAAAAAAGAGTTGTTGAGTCGTTATGAAAAAGCAAATTGGTCAATAAATTGGCATATTGATGATGGATTAGACGGACCAAATATGTCTGGGGGTGATTATTTAATTTTAAAAGGTAAAATATGAGAGAAAACATTACAGCTGATTGGGCTAGAAAAACAGCCGAATCTATTTTAGGTGAAAAAATCAATAAACAAATTGATATATGCCTTACAGCAATCGAAGAAGCTGTTAAAAGAAATGAGATGGGGTGCAACATAGGTATTTATGCTGACGCTATTGTTGTAAAAGAATTAAACAAAAGAGGGTTTAGTGTAAAACAATATGACGACCAAAGAGATGGAAGTTATTTAACAATTTCATGGTAATGGATTTTTTAAAAGAAATCCTTTCAAACCCATACTATTCATCTTTGATTGTTTTAGTAACTCAAATATGCATGTTATATTTGAGAACTATAAATATTGTTTACACTACCGAACATAACATATACGGTGCAATATGGTCAAACAATTTATTTGCGATTGCATGGTTATTGTCAACATCAATTGGCTTGAATGCAATATTGACTGGTAATATTTTACCAATCATTGCTTTTTTGGTTGGTGGTAGTCTTGGGACATATTTTGGTATGAAAAAAGAAATTAAGAAACGTGAAAATCAAAAGAGTTAAAAATGAACAAAGAGGAACTTGAAAATTATTTGGAATCCATTGGTGGTCTTTACGATTGGAAAGGTAGAACCCACACAAAGGCTAACATATTTGGTGTTGGCGAAGGGTGGTATAGTTTATTAAAAAATCTAATTGAAGAACTATTGGAAATTGGTTGGGATAGACATTTGACACAATGTAAAGAAAAGTTCGGTGGATTAAGGTTTTATCTATCAACATATCCAGAAGGTTCTGATGCGATAATCTCAAAATACGAATCGTTATCATATAAGACTTGTGAAGTTTGTGGTGAAGAAGGTGTTTTAAGAAAAGCGTCTTGGTTAGCTGTTAGATGTGATGAACACTCCGAAGGTAACCCACCATACGCAAATAATTAAAGAATTATTTGGAAATCACAAAAATTATTTGTACCTTTGTAATATGAAAACAATTGAAGTTGATGGAATCATAGTAAATTATGATTTAGAAAGTCTAGCAAATGAAGTAAATAATATTCAATATGAAATTGAGAACTTCATTGATAACCATAGAACAAGTGGTGGTAAAGGGGAATTACATGAAGATGCTCCAACTGAGGAAGAATTCATAAACCTTAGAACACAATTCGCTAACGAGATTTTGAATATTGAAGAAAGGTTACCAGAATTAATATCTGAAAATTTATTCTTAACCAAAAAAGGTATTCCAGCTAAAGGTAGACGGAGACCAATACTTATGGCACATAATGATTTTTATGTGAACGTAATAGATGAATATGACCATGACTTACAATTTGATAGACCTTATTTAAAATTAGACATGATTGGTGATAAAGAAGGTAGATTAATTATTCACGAAATGCAAACAAATTATTAATTATGAATTATACAGATAAAACCTACAAAGAAGCCAGAATGGTAGCCGTCAAAGCCCACTCTAACCAATCCTATGATGAAATTTTTCCTTATGAGAAACACTTAGACGATGTTGTTGATGTTTTGAAAAGATTTGGTTTTTCTGGTAAATTTATTGTTGCTGGCTATCTGCATGATGCGATAGAGGATGATGGTATATCTTACAACGACATCAAGAAACACTTTGGTGTTGAAGTTGCCGAGATGGTATTTTGTGTGACTGACGAGTTAGGTCGCAATAGAAAAGAGAAAAAAGAAAAGACTTTACCTAAAACAGCTAGTAATCCAGATGCTATTATCCTTAAATTGGGTGACCGTATCGCCAACATTGAACATGGTGGTAAAATAGACATGTATGCCAAAGAGTATCAAGAGTTTAAAGGTGCGTTATACTTGAACACGCCATCTGATGGTAAAAAAATGTGGGAATATTTAGATAAATTATTGAAAATAAATTTGGTGGAATCAAATTAATTTACTACCTTTGTATCATTAAAATAAATAATATGAAAATAAAACAAATTTTTGATGAAATCGCTGCTGAACCTGGGACAAATGCGAAAATGGATATCCTTAAAAAATATAAGGATAATGAATTGTTAAGACGTGTATTGTATTTGGCTAACTCTAAACGAGTTAAGTATTACATCAAACGCATCCCAAGCTACGAATATTTTGGTGTTAATTACTCTTTGGAACAAGCATTGGGTATAATCCTAGCAATCTCAAATAGAGATGTTACTGGTCAGTTAGCTATCGATAAATTAGTTTTGGTTTTAGAGAATGTAGATGCTGATGATGCTTACATAATTGAGCGTATCATTGAGAAAGATTGTAAAATCGGAATGGGTACGTCAAACATGAACAAGGTAATCAAAGGATTGATTGAAGACACACCTTATATGGGTGCTGTGTCTTTTGATGAAAAGAAAGCACGTAAGATTTTTGAAAAAGGTGGCAAAGGTATCTCACAAGTAAAAATGGATGGTCGTTACTGTAACGCAATAATCCGTGCTGGTGAAGTTGAATTAGAAAGTCGTCAAGGCGAACCTACAATTGTAACTGGTGCTAAATTTGTTGAAGAACTAACACAACTTGATGATTGTGTTTTGAATGGTGAATTGACAATGGACGGAATACCACGTTATGAGTCAAACGGTATTATCGCATCAATTATTGATATCTGTGGTAAGAAAGAAAGTAGAACAGATAAAGAAAACGAAAAGAAATTAGCTACGTTTGAAGAAAAACATGGTAATTTTGAAGAAGCGTTGAGTAAAATACGTTACACTGTTTGGGATAGAATTGGTATTGATGAATACTTTGATACAAAATCAATTGTACCATACAACAAACGTGCTATCGAGTTAAATAGAGCGTTAAAAAATATTGAAACAACAAAAGTATCAATAGTAGAAGGGGTTGTTGTTAACAGTTACGAAGAAGCTATCAGCCATTTCCAAGAAATCTTGGCTCGTGGTGAAGAAGGTACAATTTTAAAGTCGTATGATGGTGAATGGAAAGATGGTAAACCAACATGGCAAATAAAAATGAAATTGGAGTTAGCGTTGGATTTGGTGATTACTGGTTTTAATTATGGCACCAAAGGTACTAAAAACGAAAACGTTGTTAGCTCTTTGAACGCTGAAACATCATGTGGTAAACTAAAAACTAGACCACAAGGTTTGACTGAAAGTTTAATGGCAGAAATAACCGAAAACCAAGAAAACTTGTTGGGTACGATTATCGAAGTTAAATGCTCTGGTTTATCGTTTGACAACACTGGTGCTTACTCACTATTATACCCAGCTTTTAAAGGGTTTAGAGATGACAAATCAGAGGCTAACTCACTTGACGAGTGTATTGAAATACAAAATGCAGCAATAGGTTTAACAGTTTAAAAATAAAAAAATGAAAAAATTATTATTAGTTTTAATGGTCTTAGTTTCGGTAGAATCATGGGGTCAATGTAGTGAAAATACCTTGAATAAATACGTTTCTTGGGGTGTTTCAATGTCCAACAACTCAGATTTTAATACTGGTTCTTACAGTTCGTTAGAGTTTGGTGTTATCTACAATGATGTAGCTGCTGGTTTGGTTTTTGGTCGTGGTAGTTTACAAGGTGTTTTTGATAAAACAGACAATATTAGAAATTATTTCTATGAGTTAAAAGTATCACCATCTTTTCCGATAGGTAAAGTATATGGAAACATTATTTTAGGTGTTGGTGGTTACATTGATACAAAGCATAACTTTATTGAATATGGGTTGGGCGTTTCTTACACGCACAAGAAAATAGGTTATGGTGTTTCTTTTACTAATTGGGATGGTGTTGATTATGTTACCCCATCTATCACGTTTAATTTTTAAAAACACGTTATGAAAAAAATGATTAAATTTCCGTCTATTGAACAATTTAGAACAGTTGTTTCTAATGTGAATAGACACTTCAATTTTGTTGGTTTGGATGAAAACGGTGAGGCTATTTATGACCCAACGTTACCAAAACCAGTTATCACATTCAAAGGTACTGTAAAATTACATGGTACAAATGCTTCGGTGTCATTTAACGCACCAAGTGGTATGTGGGCGCAATCTCGTGAGAATATCATCACACCAGAAAAAGATAACGCTGGCTTTGCATTCTTTGCGCATTCAAATGAAACGGCATTAATGCGTTTCTTCCATGATGTTGCTGCTAATAACAATATTGACATGCATAAAAACACAATCACTATTTATGGTGAGTGGGCTGGTGGAAATATTCAAAAAGGTGTTGGTATTTGCAATTTACCTAAGTCTTTCTTTATCTTTGGTGTTAAAATCACACCACATACTGAAAGTGAGGAAGAATTAAAAGCTAACCCAGCTTATTGGGTTGATTATTCTTACTTAAAAAACAATGAAGTTAAAATTTACAATATTAACGATTACCCAACGTATTCAATCGATATTGATTTTAACATGCCACAGTTGGTTCAAAATCAATTATCTGAATTAACTATTGCTGTTGAAGAAGAATGCCCAGTTGCTAAAGCGTTTGGTTTTTCTGGGATTGGTGAGGGTATTGTTTGGTCTGCCGAGTTCAAAGGTAATGTACATAGGTTCAAGGTGAAGGGCGAGAAGCACAGCTCTTCAAAAGTAAAGACGTTAGCAGCTGTTGATGTTGAAAAATTGAACTCAATCAAAGATTTTGTTGACTATGCAGTTTCTGAAAGCAGATTTAACCAAGCTTTGGAAAATGTTTTTCCTAACAATGAACCTATTGACGTAAAGAAAATGGGTGACGTTATTAGATGGGTTGTAAATGATGTTATCAAAGAAGAAATGGACACATTGGTAGAAAACCAATTGGAACCAAAAGAAATAAATAAATACGTTTCTTCAAAAGTTAGAGAAATGTTTTTCAAACAAACAGTATAATATGATAAAGAACAAAGTATACAAACTAAAAAAAGCAACAGAGGTTGGTAAAGATATGCCTTTACAAGCTGGTCAAGAAATTGAAATCGTAATGGATGTTGTCTACATCAATGGAAACATGGTGCCACCAACATTACAACCATTGTTTTACAATTTTATAACCAAAAACGAAAACTTATTTGACGATGTTACTAGAACGTGGTAAAAAGAAATGCGACTGTGGAAACACAGCCGTATGGGTTTATATGCCTGGTTATGGTGATGGTTCAAATCCATACATTTGTGATGATTGTGTATCATCACCAGATGATATTGGTTGTTCATGTAATTGGCACTATGGTAAAGAACAAGAAGGTTTACCTACTGATTTACCAGAAGGTATTGAGGGTAAAGATTGGCGATGGATTGAACACGAAGGTGACGAGTACGTTGATAAGATATCTAAAGAAGAAGATGGTTATTGGCAATACTTGGATGAACGTGGTAGACCATATCCATGTTCGGAATATGAATATGATAAAGATGGGTTTCCAGAATTGACATGGTTGGGTGATAAAGTTTATGACTTATCTTATCGATGGTATTTCTTCAAAATAAAATTAAAAAATAAGTTTATAGCTTGGAAGAAAAAAAATATTGTTGACGATGTTCCAAAACATTTAGAAGATAATTTCTAAAAAATTTTGTTTATTTAATTTTTTTTACTACCTTTGTGGTGTTAAAATAGTTTTTATGATAGTAAAAGAAAACGGTTTAAGATATGCTAAGTTAATCCATGTATCAGTAGATAACGGAATGACTAGCAACAGTAATAAGGTGTATATAATGGAAGAGTTGCCAGATGGTCGTATCAAATGTGAATATGGTCGTGTTGGTAAATCTTTGGTCACTGAATATAAACCTAGCTCTAAATGGGATAGTGTGTTGAAGCAAAAACTATCTAAAACAAAAGGTTACACTGATGTAACTGATTTGTTGGCAGAACCAGTTGTCGATGAAACAAAACCAACCAATAACAAAGTAGAAAACATCAAAAATGAGATTGTTAGAAAGCTGGTTGATGAGTTGATGTCGTTTGCCAACAAGTCAATCCAAAAGAACTATAAGGTAACGCAAGAAGCCGTATCGGAACAACAAGTCAATGCTGCTCAAGAAATCATCAGCAACATTAGTGGTTTAATTAAAATTGGGGTTGATATTAAACATGTTAATGACATGTTATTGAAACTTTATACCATTATCCCTAGAAGAATGGATAATGTTAAGAACCATTTATTTGATGATATTACGGATGATAATAGATTATCAATAGCTCAAAGGTTAATCGATAATGAGCAATCAGCACTAGACACTATGGCTGGTCAAGTTGAGTTATTGAAACAGCAAAGAGAAGCTGCCAAAAAAGCTGCTGAAGCGGAAGCTGAGGGTAAAAAAGAAGAAGTTAGTGAAATCACAATATTAGACCAAATGGGTTTAACCATTGAGGTTGAAAACGATACGGAAACGCTTGAACTAATCAAAAAATTGATGGGTCCAAACGTAAATCAAATGAAACGTGTTTTTAAAGTTGTTAACAAAAAGACACAACTTAGGTTTGATAAACACATGGACAAAGTTGAAGTTAAAAAGAAAAGATTTTACTGGCATGGGTCTAGAAATGAAAACTGGTTTAACATTTTGCAAACTGGTTTGTTAATCAGACCATCTGGTGCTGTACATACTGGGTCTATGTTTGGTGATGGTATCTATTTTGCTGACAAAGCACAGAAATCAATTGGTTACACATCTTTAAGAGGCTCATATTGGGCACATGGTGGTGATAACAAAGCATTTTTAGCGTTGTTTGACGTACATTTAGGTAAACAAAAAGAAATCCTACATCACAACTCTAGTTGTTACTCTTTGTCTAAAAAAGTTTTGGATAAAGAAGGGTTTGATAGTGTCTTTGCAAAAGGTGGTGCTGACCTAAGAAATAACGAATATATAGTATATGACTCAGCGCAATGTACTGTATCACATTTAATTGAAATATCAAATTAATATGAGTATAAATTTAAAAACGGGTTATGAATGGTGTTTAGATGCCAACATGCGAATATTGGACATATCATCATGGGATACTAATTGGGCCTTTTACGAACAATCGTATTACGAAGAAAAAATAGATTTGAAAGAATTTTACAGACGCATCGAATTGTGTAAAGTGAAAGCTAATTCAATGCCACGTAAAACTATGATGTTCTTGGAATACAGAATGTATGGACTTGTACCGTACAACTTATCACCAATCCAACAAGGTATCCAATTTGGACATGCTGTTGTAGATTATGGTCGAACAGCCGAGGGGTTGCCACCACATTTTGAAATATATAAAAAATGGGCCGACAAAGACAAGACGTTTATTATTTTGAATGGTGGAACAACCAACAACAACCCAGAAAGGTTAGGAACGTTGAATCAACACATGAATACTCTTCGTGAAAATGGTGTTTTGTTGCAAGAGTTCCATGAACCAGACTTGGGTGACCAATTGACAGCATTTGTGTTTTTGGTTGATGAGCGAGTGTTTAATAGAACAATCTACCCAGACTTTGTTGGAACACCATATCCATGGCCAGCACATAAAAAACCTACTGAGAAACAACTTTCACAATGGGAAGCCGAAAATAGTAAAAACTACAAAGCATGGGAAGAAAAAATAGGTGGCGAAAAAAACGCTTTTCTTAGAGATTATTTAAGAGCTTTAAAACTGGCTTAAAACTTGATTTTTTCATAATTTTCCTTATAATTGTATATGGAAGATTATGAAAGACAAGAGGAAATTGTAAATTATTTAAACAAATACTATTATGTAAATGATTCGTATTTTTTTAATAGACAACATGAACAAGAATGGGGTTTATTAATAATTGAGACACTTACAAAAGTATTTTGTCACGATGTTAGCCTTACAGAAAACACTTTAAAAGAGTGGGCTTATAATAAAGGCTTATCAGAAGAAGACTACATAAAAGCGACTGGTACTAGAAAGTTAAAAGCTACTTGGTCACCAGAAATGGCTCAAGATTTAGGTAGGTATGGTGTCATTGATGCTGAAGAAGAATTATTATCTATCTTATCTGAGCAAATTGCTAGAGAAATAGACGCACAAATATTATTAGATTTAAAAGGTCAATTAAAAGGTGAAGATTTTTTAGGTGTGATGGAATGTGTTGGATATACGACAACACCTTTGATATATGACCCGATAACATTCGCACCTAAAAGAGGTTTCATTTCAATGAAATACTACGATATTCAATATGCAAGACAGAATAACATTATATGGAAAAATTGGGTTCGAACCAGAGAACAAAACCAACAAGCACAATAACCAAGCTAGTTGGAAGAAAATTGCCATGGTTTTTATTGATGGTGATGTATCTGAATATTATGCTTGGTTTGTAAAGAAAAGATACAATCTAACGCTTAATAAACCATTGCGTGGGGCTCACGTATCATTCATAAACGATAGTATGAGAGACTTATCTCAAAATGGTCAAAAGAGCAACGAAGAAGTTGAAGCATTGTGGGAATCAGTAAAACAAAAATGGGACGGTAAAGAAATTCCAATCGTGTTGGATTTAACACCAAAAACAAATGACGAACACTGGTGGTTAAATATACCACATGATGAAAGAGAACTTCTACAATCAATAAGAAATGAATTAGGGTTAGGCAAACCTTTTTTTGGTATGCACATGTCGATAGGATATGCAAACGATAAGAATATTCATCATTCAATCTATATTCACGATTTAATTAAAAAAGGGTTTATTACTAATTAAATTTTAACCAGGTTTTATTCACAAAAGTAAGTCGTTTTAATACATGTGGACTATTTATATTTTAGTATATAATAGTCCACATTTGTTTTTAAAATATGTTGTTAAAAAGTAAAATCTCGTTAGTGCTTTCATTATTGATAATGATATTGTATTTCACTGTTCAATCCTTATTGGTTTTTGATATTATTCAATATTCAAAAAATTTAGGGTATTTTGGTTATGGTTGTTTCATAGCATTTTTATTCCCTTTTTATATTTTTGCCAAAGGGTTTATTAAAAATGCGAATCAAATCAAAAGTAATTTCAACCAAACTCAAAAATTTATAGACGAAGCGTCTATTATTTCAAAAGCTGATGCTAATGGTAAAATAACGTATGTAAATAAAAAATTTACAGACGTTTCTGGTTGGTCCTTAGAAGAAGTCGTGGGTAAAGACCATAATATTGTTAATTCTAATACACACCCAAAAGAGTTTTGGTCTAATATGTATAAAACAGTCGTTAAAGACAAAAAAATATGGAACGAGATTGTAACCAACAAGGGTAAAAACGGTGATTTTTATTATGTTGATACCTATATAAAAGCTGAGTTTGATAGTGAAACAAATAAATTGTTAGGTTTCACGTCAATAAGACAAGATGTTACAGAATTGAAAAGAAAAGAGGGTGAAATTTCTAATAGAATGAACGCTATTAATAAATCTAATGCTGTTATTGAGTTTGATTTAGATGGTAATATAAAGTTTGCAAATGATTTATTTTTAAACACACTAGGTTATGAACACCAAGATGAAATCGTAGGAAAACATCATAGTATATTTATTGAAGATGAATATAAAAATAGTGATGAATATAAAGATTTTTGGAAAACATTAAGACAAGGCGTTTTCTTTAGCGGTGAAATTACCAGAAAGAAAAAAAATGGTAATTTAATTTATCTTCAAGCAACGTATAACCCTATTATAGGAACCGATGGAAATGTTTATAGCGTAATGAAAATTGCTACTGATATTACCGAAAGCTACAATCAACAGCTGGAGATTGATAAGAAAAACACATATCTAGAACATGCTGCTAAGATACTTAGACATGACATGCATTCTGGTATAAATACTTATATGCCAAGAGGGGTATCATCTTTGGAAAGAAGATTAACACCAGAAATTGTAGATTCTATAAAATTAGAGGCACCTTTAAAAATGATAAAAGAAGGTTTGAAACACACTCAAAAAGTATATAAAGGTGTATATGAATTTACAAATTTAGTAAAAACTGATGTAGTTTTAACAAAAACTGAATGTAGTATTCAGAAAATAATGGATGATTATTTAACTTCTACTGCTTACAAATCACAAGTTCATTTAGATGATAACTTACCTACATTAGAGGTTAATGAATCTTTGATGTGTACGTCAATTGATAATTTAATTAGGAATGGTTTAAAATATAATGATAGTAAAAGTAAAGTGGTTAAAATTTACAGCGAAGGTGACTATATTTGTATTGAAGATAACGGTAGGGGTATTACCCAAAAAGAATTTGAAGAACTTTCAAAACCTTACGTTAGAAAAGAAGGGCAAAAAGAAACGGGTAGCGGTTTAGGGCTTAACATATGTAAAGCTATTTTAAAAGAACATGGTTTTGATATCACAGCTGAAAAGTTAGAACAAGGTACAAAATTAAGAATAAAAATAAAATAAAAAGTAAAAAAAAACAAAAAAAATGATTAATTCTATTTTATTGGTGGATGACGAAGATTTATTCCACTTAGTGTTTGAAGACGCATGCAGTCTTTTAGATATAACGCTTTCATTAGAAAGTTTAGATAGTGCTGACACAGCTGAAACTATGTTTAAAGAGTGGACTGAAAAAGGTGACATCTCAAATAAACCAGAATGTGTGTTTGTTGACTTAAATATAATTGGTTCATCTTATGATGGGATTGAATTGATTAGAAAAATCAATTTTGATTATGGTAACAACGTTGTTATTGGTATTATATCATCTAGTGACGAAGCTAACGAGCAAGCTAAAGCTATCCAAGCTGGTGCACAATTTTGGATTATAAAATCAGATGAAATCGAACCAAGATTGGAAGAATTCAGAAAAGACTACGAAGGTTATAAAAACAAAACAAATCCGTTTAAAATCTATAGATAATGATTAAAATAGATAAAAAAACAAAAGAACAACTCATTCAACTTTTTGAAACCAAAAAAATTTCCTTGGAAGGTAATATATTAAAGGTTATTGAAGATGATGGGGATGAAGCGTTTCAAAAATACATCAAAGAATCGATTGAAAAAGATAATTCTACCAGGAAAAAACGTTTGGAAATAACCAAACAAATTCAAAAACAAAATAAAGAATTAACTGATTGGAAAGTTGAAAACGAAAGAATTCATGGTGAGCTTTTAGAAACTTTAGAAGCCAATAAAACAGCTATAATAGAAGCTGAAACAGCAAAAGAAGAAGCTGAAACAGCAAAAGAAGAAGCCGAGTTGTCTAAAGAACAAGCTGAGAAATCAATGGCTGAAGCAATCACGGCTAGAGCCGAAGCTGAAAATGCAAAAGCAAATGCTGAAAATGATTTGGAGTTGATTCAAAAGAAATCTCAGTTTGAATTAATTGGTACAATAGTTAAAGTTGCTCTTTGGGTTATTATGGGTGTTGGTGTAACAACGACTGTTATGTTTTTAATCGCATTATTTGCTAAGGTTGACACTAGCGTAATCGGGTCAACATGGAGTAATATCATTGGTATTTTATTAACCAATGCATTCAGTATTGTTGGTACGATAATGGGTGTTAAATACGCTTCAGAAAATAAGTGATAACGACTTATGCGTTATCACCACTATCTGTATCGTTAGTGTTACCACCTTTTTTAGCCCATATTTTATCAACAGAAGCCAAACCTAAACAACCAAACGCTAATAAAGCTACAGCGTCTACTAATTTATCAGAAGGTTTAATATCACCATGAGTGTATTGATTTACATATAATGTAACACAAAGTGTGATACCACAAAGAATACCAATAAATCTTTTTGATGAAGGGTTACCTTTTTCATCATTAAATAAGCCTTTTACCCAAGCTACAATTTTAGAATACCATTTCATAATATTAAGTTTATTATAAATATTTAAAAATTTACATTTGTTCTTTATTTTAAAAAAATAAACATTATATTTGCAAATTTAATTTAATTAAATTTGTTTATTTCAAAAAAAATTAATACCTTTGTGTAAATTAATACATATGATGTTACAATTAAATCCAATGTTACCAATAATTAGAGTTTCTGACAACATGAAAGGTTATGCCTTTTTAGTTATAGATTACTCACAAGAACATGATTTGATGTTCACATGTGCTATGGATAACGGTGAAATATGGACGTTGAAAAACAACGAATTAAGGATGGAAAAAAACATAACTTTAGGTAGAAAATAAATGAAACAAATTACACACGAATTTTTGGTTGAGAATGGTTTAATACTATTTGAAACTGTTGTAGGTTCACAAGCATACGGAACTCAGACTCCAACGTCAGATATAGATAAAAAATTTGTCTATATATTACCACATGATTACATATTGGGTACTGGATATATGGAACAAATAAACGTAAACAAAGATTACGTTGGTTGGGAAATCAGAAGATTTTTAGAACTTATGGCTAGCAATAACCCAACTGTTTTGGAATTGTTAAACAGCCCAGAAGATTGTATCGTATCTAAACACCCATTATTTGATGACATCATCGCACACAAAGATGAATTTATTACAAAGATTTGTAAGGATTCATTTGGTGGTTATGCCAGACAACAAATCAAAAAAGCCAAAGGTCTAGATAAGAAACAAAATTGGGAAAAAGACAAAGTAACTCGTAAAGATGTTTTGGACTTCGTTTATGTTATTGAAGGTCAAAAGTCTATTCCATGGAAAGTTTGGAATACTCGTTACAATGAAAAATTCTGTGGTGTTGTAAATGTACCAAATGCTAGAGATTTATATGCTGTTTATTTTGACGTTGATGCCAATAACTGTTTCAACGAAAAAATACCAGAAAAGATGAGGGAAGAAGCTAAAGCTTGGAGAAAAAAAGAAGGTGAACCTATGGGTTTTGGTTATAAAGGACTAGTAAAGACCGATGAAGGTGCAAACGCTGCTGAATCAAATCAATTAAGACTTTCAAGCATACCAAAAGGTGAAACACCTATCTGCAACATCATCTATAACAAAGATGGTTATACAATGCACTGTAAAGACTACAAGGAGTATCAAGATTGGTTGGAAAACAGAAATGAAACAAGATATGTTGAAACGCAAGAGCATGGTCAAAAAATTGACGGTAAAAACATGATGCACTGCATGCGACTTATAAGAATGGCACAAGAAATTGGTGCTGGCAAAGGTATTATTGTTCGCAGACCAGATGCGCAAGAATTGTTATCTATCAGACGTGGTGAGGTAGATTTGGAGAATTTAATCGCCATGGCTGACCAAGCTATTTTAGAAATGGATTCAATTTTTGATAATTCTGATTTACCAAACAAAACAAACCCAGAGTTGGTGAACGCATTATTGATTCACATTAGAAGAGAATTTTATAACTTGCCAATCATGGCAACAAACATTTAAAATATGAATATATTTGACGCACCAAAAGATTGTATAAGAACCAATTCTGGTTTATACATCAACGTATTTGAACCAACATCAGAAATGATATGTATTGAAGATATTGCACATGCTTTATCTTCGATACCTAGGTTCGGTGGACACATGAATAAACACTATTCTGTGGCTCAACACAGTGTAATGTGTTATGAACGAGCTATTGGTGTAGAAGATAAAAAAGCTGCTCTTATGCACGATGCCAGTGAAGCTTATATGTTGGATATACCAACACCAATAAAAGCTAAATTGCCAGACTATAAAAAGTATGAGGCGAACCTTATGAGTTTCATTGCAAACAAATATGGTTTTGTATTCCCACTAACAGAATCAGTACACGCAATTGACCGTGAAATGTTGTTGTTGGAATGGGAAAATTTGGTGGTTAATCAAAATGAATCGTTTGAGTGTTGGTCACACGCTTATGCTAAAGAAAGATTTTTAAACGCATTTAACGAGTTGTTCAAATAAAAACTATGGAAAAAGAATTTGGTTCAGAAGAACCTAAACAAGAAACACTTGAAGAAATTGAAAAGAACATTGACCGAGAAGAGTGGATAAACTTTTTTAAAAATAACTCAAAAGAAGAAATTCTAGAATACTTAATCAACTATAAATTCCCATTATGAAAAAAGAAACACTTGAAGAAGCTGCTGAAAATTTTGCAAATTCAAAGGAATGGATAAATGGGGGTGCAAGTAATTGGGTACAGTTTTCTTTTAAAAAGGGTGCTAAATGGCAAGCCGAAAGAGGTTATAGTGAAGAAGAAGTACTTGATTTATTATACAAAAGAGATTTATACTTACTTAATAGAGATGAAGAAGTTGAATTAGAATTGCCAGATGAATGGTTTGAACAATTTAAAAAGAAATAGTATGAAAAATTTACATTTAGTATACACAGATAACCCAAGTAGATTATTTTATTTGGCTAGTAATCTACATTTAGAACAAGGTCAATTGATAACCCCTAAAAATTATCAACACGTCTACATCACTTCTGATGAAGAAATTAAAGAAGGGGATTATGTTTACAGTACTGCACAAGATTATAATATGCAAAAAGTTTCTAAAGGACTTGAAAAATCATACAATGATGTTAAGCATTACAAAAAAATCATCCTAACAACAGATACAGATTTAATTGAAGATGGTATTCAACCTATTAATGATGAGTTTTTAGAGTATTTTATTAAGAACCCTACTTGTGAATATGTTGAGGTTAAGAAAAGGTATTCAGATTTTACAGTAGACCCATTTGTTGGATACAAAATCATTATTCCACAAGAAGAACCTAAATATATTGAGGATAAATTTGAATTTGAATCAAGAATAATTAATGAAGTTTGGAATAGAGATGAAGAACCTAAACAAGAGAGTTATATTTGTCCAAAAACTAATATCCAATGTGATGATGAATGTTGTGTAAGTGCTGAAGATTGCCATATAATATCTTCATTAGCTACTGGTATGGTTGACTGTAAAGAACCTAAACAAGAAACACTTGAAGAAGGGTTTGATAGAATTTATAAAGAATTAGATTTTAGTGAGTTTGATTTTGCATCTTTTAAGTTAGGTGTGAAATGGCAACAAGAACAAATGGAAAAGTTAAAAGACTTTGACACTTGGAAAGAATGGAAAAACAAATAGTATGAAGAGATTTATACAAAAACTATTATTGTGGTGGAGCTATAATAAACCAAAAAAAGATAAAAAATCTATATGGAAACTTTAATTTAAAAAAATAAAATTATGAAAACAGAAGATGATTTTTTGAATATACAAAAAGAAACCATGGAGATACTAGGGTTCTGGGATGAAACTTATAAAGCTTCATTAATCAGAGTTTTAGAAAGCAATTACAAAAGGGATATAATCAAAGTTTGGTGTATTTCAGATTTAGTAATGAATGGTGAAAAGGTTTTGATAAAGTGGAACAAAAGACATGCGCCATTATCTGAAGATGAAATGATAAAAAGATACGGTGTTTAATTAGTTAAAAAACTCATTGTTTTCCAAAAGAAACTGAATAACATCATCAGCTTTTTTACAGTCGTCCAAAAAAGAAAAAACGTGTTTATCTTCTAGTTGGAACCATTCATTTTTAGCTTCAGTTTTATAAGCTGAATACTTCATATGCATGCTTCGTTCAACTTTTTTGTAGTTCTTTGATTTATAAGTTTTTAATAATGATATTTTGTCAGAATTACCAGTTTGTAATTGTTTTACTCTGATTTCTGGTTCGTTTTTGGTGATACCTATTTTAAAGGTTTCAACACCATCACTACTAACTTGAAGAATTAAATATACGTAACCCATATTCAAATATACTAAAAAGTCCAGGAATAGTCAATACCTTAAAGCTCGGTAATTGCTTTATTTATGTATTTCATCAGAGTTAATCCTTTTACAGTTAAGAATACGTCTTCATGATTATTGAAATACGCTAAAACATTGATAGGTTTATTGTTTATTCTAATTAGTTCGTCTTCATGTTGCGCTTTAGATAACAATTTAAAATACTTTGATTTAAAAATAAACTCGTCTGTGTTTGTAACATATTCTAAAATAAATGCAACTCTCAAATCCTCGTCAACCATATCTTGTAACATATCTAGTCTTGCTTGAGGTGAGTTAAATTCAGAAAAATCAATATTAGCAGCAACTTCGTTTAATGTATCATGGTTTCCGAATGTTGCTGCTATATCAAATTCAGTTGACCAACTTTGAATCTTTGAACTTGCTTTATATATATAGGGGTTTACTGATGTTAAGTTTATTTCTTGTTTTTTATCTATAAAATACTTTATTGGTATTGTGATACCACGGAATACTTTTGTTTTTTCTGGTATTAAAACTTCTGGGTATTGTTGCATACAAGCTTTTAAATTTTTCATTGCTGAAATAAATTCTGGGGTAACATCTTCACCATACATGTTATCTGTAAAATCAGATATATCCCTAACATATTGGTTCTCAATCCCAGTATTTTTTTCTGTCCCACCTAATTCTGTTGCGAATAATTCGTAACCAAATTTATTTACACAAGCTTGAATTTCAACCTCATTAATCAAAGACTCATATAATTTGTAAATTTTCATAAACTTTTTTCTATAAATATTTGGTAGATTGAAAAAGATTTACTACCTTTGTAATGTAATAAAAGATAAACAACATGAAAAACGTAAATTTAACAGTACTTTATTTAGCTTTGGTATCAGAATTTGGTGTGACTAGCTTTGAATTATCTAGCATTGTCCCAACAACAACAAATGAGCCGATTGATGCTATGATTGATTTTAACTCTAAGTTAGATGAATTTGATGTTGACAGAATACAATCAATTGTTACTGAAAACATAACTGGTGAAGTTAAACAAGCAACCGTTAAAACAAAAGGAAACGTTATACACGTTTATATTGAGTTTTAAGCTTTAAAATCACTCATATTGATAACAATGTTGTCCATGAAAGATTTGTCAACATAAGACCTTTCTTTATTGACTGGCCAACCACTTTTTAAATTGTTGTCAATGTGTGCTTGAAGCTGAAGATGCGGAGACCTATTTGCTGGTATTTTTGGGTCAGCCAAAACAATACTAGGCATACGATTGTCATATATCCCAATGTAGTAAGAAAGACCACTTTTAACGTCTTCTTTACGTTGAGCCGTGACAACAGCTGTTACTGGATTACCTTTAACTGGTTGTACTTTAACCATACCTAGAGGTACCAAAACACAAATACCTTCTTTGCCTTTTTTACCAATAGGGTAATCAGTAGCAATAACTGCATTTATTTTATCTTTTAATTTTGCTTGAAGTTGTGAGATTATCCAAGCGTCTTGTGTTTCTTTAGATGCGTTAGGTAAATAAACATTTGCTGGTAATTGAATACCAATGATATCGTTAACTACTTCATTAACACGGTCATTAAAGTGAGCCATTGGGTCGGCTTCGGTAATATATTCTAAAAGATATTTTTTCAATAAGTCTTTAATCATGATAATATTTTACTATAAATATTGTAAAAAAATAATAAAACACTTGACAAACATAAAAAAAAGTAGTATCTTTGTGTAACTTTTATAAATAATGGTATATTTAATAAAAAACAAAAAAATTATGAAAACTATTAACACAGTACTTACTTTATTATTATGTTTGCTAGTGGCAGACTGGGTGGGCTATGCGTGTTAAAAGTTGAATACTATATAACAAGAGAAGCCCATCTAAGTAATTAGATGGGTTTTTTGCTTTATGGCACCGTGGCCGAGTGGCTAGGCAGAGGTCTGCAAAACCTCGAACACTGGTTCGAATCCAGTCGGTGCCTCTAAAAATAATAATTATGGAAAAAGAAAAAACAGTATTAACGGGTAAATTTAAAGGTTCTAGGGAATTTTTTAGACCAAAAGTGAATCAATTAGAAAATAATTTTAATTGGGGTAAAATGATAAAAAAGTTGTTAAAGACTAAAAAAAAAGTAAAAAAAGTGTTATGATTAGTAGTAAAGAGTTCTTAATGAACAGAGATGAAACGGGTAGACTTATTGTCAAAATGCTTGACGGTACAAACAAACAATATTTTGTTGAGTTTATTGAACCTAAAGGCGGTATTAGAACAGATTGGGGTTCTTATAACCCTAGTACTGGGAACATCGAGAATAAAAAAGGTGCTGGTAAGTACAATGGTGGTATACCAGCAAGTGAATCATTGATTACTGTCAAAAATGGTTTTAGTGAAGAAAACGCTAACACTATTTACGAAGGGGCTTCGTTTGAATCTACTATAACAGAAATGCACGCTAAATGGAAAAAAGAAAATGGTTATGCTTAATGAAACTGAAATAAAAAAAGACTTATTTAAGTCAAAAGCAATGGCTAAGTTTAATCACTATATTGCTGGTAACTTATATTACAACGTTGAAGTATTTGGTGATATGTATGTATTTCCGATTGCAACTGTAGAAGAAGTAATTGAAACTGATTCGTTTGAAAGAGAAGAAATACAAACACTAAAATTATCTTCAGATTTAGGTACAACTATATTTAAAAGTGAAATTAGAGGTTCTGAATTAGCTAGATGGATTAGTAAAGCCATAAAGAATGAAACATTTATAAAGCTAGGGTAAAACCTAGTATATTGGACTGTAACTCAGAGGCAGAGTGCTGCTATGACATGGCAGAAGTCGGGATTTCAAAATTCCCCAGTCCAACAAATATTGAGATATAGCTCAGTGGAAGTAGCAACTCCCTTACATGGAGAAGGTCGTAGGTTCGAATCCTACTATCTCAACTTTAATGTTTCATAAAAAGTGAAACAAACAATTAAATTTCACATAAAGTGAAATAAATGCTTCGGTGGTGGAATAGGTAGACACGAGGGACGACTTTTCTATCATATCTACATATTTATTAGTATGGAAGATATGGAATTTATCAAAGTGTGTCAAGAATCTGACACCATGGCAAAAGCGGCTGCGACTTTAGGGTTGCATTTTAATACTTTTAAACGTAAAGCGGTTAAATTAGGTTGTTATAAACCAAATCAAGCTGGTAAAGGTATTACTAAAAAAGATAATGGTAATAAAATATCATTAGATGAAATATTAGGTGGTAAACACCCTTATTACCAAACTAATAAATTGAGGAAAAGATTGATTAGTGAGGGTTATAAAACTGGTGAGTGTGAAGAATGTCATATTACTGAATGGAATGGTAAACCAATAACTATTGAATTAGACCATATAGACGGTAATAGAAATAACCATTCATTAGAAAACTTGAAAATGTTATGTCCAAACTGCCATAGTCAGACACCAACATTTAGAGGTAAAAAAAGAGAATAAGCTCCGATGGTGGAACTGGTAGACACGCAGCACTTAAAATGCTGTTCCCAGACGGGAGTGAGGGTTCGAGTCCCTCTCGGAGTACAATATATGCGGATATGGGGGAATTGGTAGACCCGCTGGTCTTAGAAACCAGTGCCGAAAGGCGTGCGAGTTCGAGTCTCGCTATCCGTACAAATGATAACAAAATTAGTAAACATTAAGAATGAACCTTACGATGTCTATATCGGTAGAGGTTCTAAATGGGGTTGTCCTTATACAATAATCAAAGATAGACGAACACTTGCAACTGAAATAGTTGGTTCTAAAGAAGAAGCTTTATCCAAGTATCGAGATTATGTGTTGGCTAGTCCAGAACTTATGAGTTCACTAAGTGAATTGGAGGGGAAGACGTTGGGTTGTTTTTGCAAACCAGAAAAATGTCATGGTGATATCTTGTTAGAATTATTAGAAAGAGAAAAATTAAAAAAATTTTTTAATAATAATTTGGATAAGTAAAATATTATTATTACCTTTGTGTATAATCTTATATTTATATTATGGTAGCAATTTGGTTTATATGTTTAGTTTTGGTAACTAGAATCATTGAGTTTAGAATCTTTATGAAGAAAGTAAGCAAAATGTGTAACAAGTACGATTGGAATTACATCAACGAAAATCCAATGTGTTTACTTGATAAGATGGAAAACGAAAATGGTTATTATTTAACTAGTGAATGGTCAGCTTACAACTTTTTATTTTTGAAAGGTCCAAGCCCCAAACAAATGTTTTTATCATTTAAACCATTAACTATTGAATACCAATATAACAAAGAAGTAGTTGATAAAGTAAGAAAATATGAGATTAAGTGAGATTTATATCAAAGAATTTTTTTTAAAAGAATTTTGGGGTAATGTAAGTGAAGATTTATTAAGTGAGGTTGACACTTCTGGTATCAATGCCTTATTAAGTAAAGCTGATGAATTAGTTTTTAAAAAATTTAGAATCTTACCCAACAATAAGTCTTATTTCATTGCTGGTTCAGCTAGACTATATTTGTATCCTAAATTAAGAGATGCGTTTGGTTTGAGTGGTACGATAGGTGATTTAGATTTAGTTATCCCAAATGAACAACTTTGGGTGAACGCTGGGTTACAAGAAGAATTACAAAAAGGTGGTATATATAGACCAACAAAAGATGGTTCAGTTGAAGCGTTTACTATCTGGGACCCATCAAAAGCTGGTGGTTCATATGCTGATGTAAAAGTTAGGTCAACCAATGAAATATTAGCCAGTGCTGATTTAATTGATGGTTATTATTATATGAGCATGGCAGATGTTGCTGATTATAAAACAAAGTTGAGTAGGGATAAAGAACAAGAAGTTGTAAACCTTATCAACCAATATAAAGAGAGTAGCGGTGAGGATAAACATGGTTTTTTAAGACAAATAATTCATGCGATAGGTCTTAACAATGCTAGAGAATTCTTGGGTGGGATAAGAAAATAATAAAAAAATTTTAAAAAAAACTTGACATTTTACAAAATAGTTAGTACCTTTGTATAACTTTTAAAAAAAACGAAATATTTAATTAGAACAATGAGAACAATTAACAACATATTTGAATTTGATTTCTTCGCAGCCGAGGCCGATTTTAGCCTAGGAAGGTCAACTCATGTCAAAAGTTAACGAAACTCGTAAACAATATTGATTAGAAGCTTGGCCGAAACGCCAAGCTTTTTTTGTTTAGATAAATTAAAAAAAAAGTTGTAAATAAATTTGGATATGTCAAAAATTATTTATACCTTTGTAAAAGAAAAGGGAAGATAGCTCAGTTGGTAGAGCACGGCACTGAAGATGCTGGTGTCGGGGGTTCGAATCCCTCTCTTCCCACAAATATGGAACAACATCGCTCCCGATATGCCATGGCTTGTATACGAGTAACGGGAGACAATGGCCCATTCGTCTAACGGTTAGGACGTTAGGTTTTCAACCTAGAAACACGAGTTCGATTCTCGTATGGGCTACAAAACATCTGGTGAGGTAAGACTGGTAGGCTTCTAATCCGACCCCTCGCAAGAGGAAGGAGAGACTAACGAAATAACCAAACTAGTAGTTAGTCGAAGGGATTTACTTGAATCATCGAGTTTGGTGTAGAGTAAATTGTGTAACTGGGTGTTTTATTTGGTCTGTTAGTAGAGTTGGTTACAATATCGCACTGTCACTGCGAAGGTCACGGGTTCGAATCCCGTACAGACCGCAAAAATAACATACAGCAAATTTTATTTGTGGTGGTAAGTTAGTGAAAACTACACTAAAATAATTTATGTTGATTCGAAAGATATTATTGATATAGTGAGATTGTGTGGTCACACATTAACTGGTCAGAAATCAGCTCACCTAGTATTAGAATATATTAGTAGATAAATAAATTAAAATGTCGTCAAAATATTAAGAAGGTTTAACCTTGACCAAGTTAAAAGACCTTAAATGTTATTTGTTAAAATGAAGTTGGTAATTCACCGTAAAACCGTGGTTTCTTCATTTATCTGGGGAAGTAGCTCAACTGGCTGAGCGTTACCTTTGCAAGGTAAAGGATGTGGGTTCGAATCCCATCTTCTCCACAAACAGTACCTCGATGCTTCCCATAAGAACAGCACAGAGGTCTTGTTCTCACGTAAACGAATAGCCCTAGGCATAAGTTATGGTGAGAGACCCATCCTCTCTTTGGTAGACGTATCGAATGATGATGGTAATCTGGGGGATTAGCTCAGCTGGCTAGAGCACCGCACTTGCACTGCGGGGGTCAACGGTTCGAATCCGTTATCCTCCACAATTGGCCCATTCGACAAGTGGTTAAGTCGTTGCCCTTTCACGGCAGAGTCACGGGTTCGAATCCCGTATGGGTCACAATAATAAACGGCAAGTCCGTTAAATAAAAACGAACAAAAATGATAGGTCAAGGGGGCAACAGCTTGGACGCAATTTAACCAAGCAACAACGTATAGAGTTACGCAAAGAAGAGATAGGTAGCAAATTAGATAGAAAGCTACAAAAATACTCACAAGGGTTCAACGAAATCTTTAATTTTTTCTTACAATCATATAGAAGTGGTTTATTAACATTCTGTGGTTCGATTGTTGAAGTTGAATTCGATGTCAATGGTTTTGAAGGTAAAAATACTTTTAGGAAATATGACAACGGACAATATCAACAAGGCAAATCTATTATAACAAGGCATCCAAACATTGTAAAAAGCGTTATAATAGGAAAAAAATCATGGGGTTTATGGGTTAATCAATGGTCAGATGGTATTGTTGAAGGTACTTTCACAAAGAGAGAAATACTACAAGAGTTTGAAGACAAGAACATAAAGATACCAGAACCACTACTAATAGATTTTGAAAACAGAATCTACAATAAGATAAAGAAGAAATATGGAAAACTTTAGTTTTGAACTTAACAAAGATTATTATCTGGAAAAAGGTAAAATAATTTATACCGAATACTATCTAAGAAAAAGAGGTACGTGTTGCGGTAGTGGTTGTAGGCATTGTCCTTTCGACCCATCTTTTACAAAGGGTAATAAAATTTTGAAAGAAAAAATAGATAAAAACTTGAATGATTAAAAATTTATAAGTACATTTGTATTATGAAAAAAAGAATGTTACAGAAGATTATGCAAATGATGGCTAACTATGTTATTTACATGTTAGAGAATTCTAGAAGTGATGAAATGTTTAATTACTATTTTGAGATTGGTGCTAAATTAGATGCTTATGCGGTAGAATTCCATGACATATATTTAGATTAAAAAAAATATTAAAAAAAACTTGCATATTTGAAAATTAATTAATACCTTTGCATTGTAAAAAAAAAAACAAATGAAAAATTCAAAACAAATCAAATCGTTCATCCTTAAAAAAGGAAACAAATTAACAAACTCTGAAATGGCGACCAAATTAGGTGTACCAACAATGACATTCGCTGGTGTGTTAGCGCACATGAAAAGAAAAGGTGAGGTACCTAGTGATTTTTTGAAAACAGATTTACTTAAAACACAGAAAACAACTGTAAGTAAAACAACTGTTAGCAACCCAAAACTTACTGTGAACTTTTCAAAAGTTGCTGTAATTAAAAAATCAGAGTTGACATCTCAGTTACGCAATCGTTTGGCTGACCAAAACAAAACATTAATCAGCGGTAAAACTTTTTACAATGGAAATGCTTTTGATAAAGTTATTGAAAACCATGACTCTTATTCTAGAGGTTTAACTGAAAAATCTTTATCTAGAATTGAAGGTTTAGGTCGTGTTTTTGCTGAATGTGACTACATTGAAATAATCTAAAAAAAAAAAGTAACCGAACAAAGCGTAGGATATTAAGCGTGGAGAGACGTGTCGCAATGGTACACACTAAGGATAGGCCCTCAATCTGTAAGCCGCAAGCCCAGAGGAAGCCCAGCTCTCTAATGGTGTGTGAAGCTCATAAATGTTTATGACGATAGTATAGAAACTATAAGAGATGTTTGTGGTTG